TAATTTTAAAAATTGAAATAATTCTACTATTCTACTATTCTACTATTCTACTATTCTACTATTCTACTATTCTACTATTCTACTATTCTACTATTCTACTATTCTACTATTCTACTATTCTACTATTATTTAAAGGAGGATCACAAAAAAGGATTTAAAAAAGTATTTTACAATATTGATAAAGTATGCTACAATGATACTAACAAATAAAGAAAGAGGTAAACAACATGACAAATACAATTACAAACTACGACACTATGGATAACACAGAAAAGGCTACGTTTCTATATGACTTTGCTTTAAATAATGACGCTAGTATTTTAGAAAGCGTGCTAATCGATTTAAGTTGTAACACTGATGTGCCTATTTTTGACCTAGTGGAGTGGTTAGACAACTTTGACAACAACGCGGAATTAATTCAGATTGCACAAGCAAGTAACCATTTTGATGTTAATGACACTTACATTTGTGAGGGTATTTATTACAGTGATGTTACTACTGGTAATCATGTAACTGATTTAATTAGTGAAGATACCGCCATTGATTGGATTGCCAACGCCTTAGAGGGTATGCCGCAAGATGTATATGAACTCACTAATTTAATTGAATTTAATTAATAAAAAGATAATCAAGAAAGAGGTAAGCAAAAATGATTAGTGCATATAAAAAAATTTTAGATAACGTGGTTTCAAAAAATGATAGTCGCCCGGTTTTAAAAGGGGTTCACTATGAAAACGGTAGCATGGTTGCCACTGATAGTCATCAACTAGTACTATTTAAAGACGTGGTGGAGGACACCAAACTGAATGTAACGATTGATCTAAGTACCTATTTACCTATCAACAGAGACTACCCGGAAATAGACCGCATCATCCCAACGACTCACACCACGCAGCTAGCGTTCCACAATTTGAGTGAAATTAGTGGCATCGTTGATTATCTTAAGGCGGGTAAAAAACAAACCGTTGATATGGATATTCAGGACTCTGGATTATCCTTGAAATTGCATGACAACGCGGGCATGACTTACGATCAAAAGGCTGAATGGAGTGGTGAAGCCTTACAGATTAGTTTTAACCCGAGTTACTTGTATAACGCCCTGGCGTACCTCGATCGGCTATACAAGGAACAACCAAGCGACTATGATGGAGACGTTACAATTAATTTCACTAGTGAGTTACGCCCGTTTACTGTAGAATTTGGTAAAATGGTATACGTAGTTACACCAGTGAGAAACTACTAGAATTAAATACTTGGCTAAAAGGGACGCCTTTATTATTTAACTATAATATCGCATCCCTTTTATTATGCTTATAATAAACTTCAATTAATTTAAAATAAGTATTGACAGTATCCACTAATTATACTATACTTAAGTCAATCAAGAAAAGGGAGATCTTAATATGACAAAACAAACAAAAAACTATACAGATATGGACAACGAGGAAAAGGCGCAAGTGATTTATAACACGCTACTACGTGATCAACCCGATACGGGGTTGCCCGATTTGATTTTAGATTTAACATTAGAATACGCGGACGACGTTCAGCTTTATACATCTGATGAAATGTTAGAGTACTATAACCATATTCGTGAAAGTATTTACTATGCTGGATATACAGCAAGTACTAATATCGGTATCGATCTGATTGATGAAAGCGAAGTTATTGAATGGATCGCCAACGCGTTAGATGATGAACTACCATGTATTGAAGAACTTGATAGCATGATGAAAGCTAAACACTAAACTAACAGGGTTAATCTATTATGATTAACTCTTTTTATTTATCTATATGTATCTGTATTATTCTACCATGTCAATCATAATTAATTATGCAAGTCAAGCACAAAATTGTTACAATTTAATGAGTATAATTTAATAAACTTTTTATTATTTTTCTATTGATTATCATACATTTATGTGATAAAATAGTAGTAGGCACACCCCCTTGTTTTGAGCACGGGGCGGGTACATGTACATTCCATTCTGGTCTACCTCAGGTCACTTTATTTTTTCCCAGAAAATTTTTATATCCTGTACGTGAATACCTTAAACATATATGTGACTGTCCCCAATTGTGTCCCAATATATGCTCGACTATTGCTCAATAAATGCACGCACACTTGCTCACACATGTAACTAACCCAAGGAACCTAAAGTATCCAATATATACACCCCCTACTAAAATAAGCACCCCCCTCTGTTATAGAAGGAGTGCTTTTAAAATGTCTAAATTTTCTCAGAAAAAATTTTAGGCTTAATCTTTTTGTTCAATATCACGTGGGTAGATATCTACATTTTCTTTAGGACATGGGATTAAGTTACACCATCTATAGTCTAAACTACCATACATACCACCATATAAGTCTAGCACACCTGTGTCTGACCCTTTATCACTTGTCATATATACTGTTTCTTTCTCATCAATACAGTCTGTGGTTAGAGTAAAAAAGAAGTACTGGTCTTGCTCATTCTTTACATAGACATTAGAAATTTTGTAATACCCACGCTTATTGTCCTGAGTGACATAAGGGACAGTTACACCTTTGGTAGAAACGTAAGTGTATTTTGCTTTGCCATCATCATAATCATGACCACTAGCTAATTCACGTGCCCCTGCTATTGTTGTAGTCTGCTTCTTCGCTGAATAATTATTTGTTCCTGCTAAATCTACTTTTTCTTCTGTCATAATTAATTATATCCTTTATTGTTGTTGTTCATACATAATAACTGGTGCATTCTTTACATCTAAACTAATACACGGGTGCAAATAGACATCCCCAGATTTAGACCATAGAGACACTAATTTACCATCTGTATTGACTACACATGTTTGTTGCTCCTGATCATCTACATTAAAGACAACCATACTAAAATAATAGGTCTTCATAGTGTCTTTGTCCATAATGTATACATTAACTAATCCACCCGTGGTAAGATAATCTGAATCTGGGGAAAATCCAGTCTCTTGAGTAGCTAGTAGCTGATACTTATCCATATGCCATGTTAAAGCTAACTTACTAGCGTCATCTATTGAAATAGTAGATAAACTAGCAGGACTAGGTAAATCTGTAATCTTATCAGTGTACTCTAGCATAGACCATTCACCAGTTAATAACATACCAGTATCCATCTCTCCACCTTTGTGTGTAACCAATGATAATGCTTCCTGTGCTGGAAAACAAAACTGTAAATCAGAATCTTTACTGTCTGCAATTTGGGTAGCAGAGTTAAGAAAGTATTTACCATCTTTTAAACAGATATAACAAGTAGGAAAGTCTGGTGACTTCCATCTAGCTAACCAAGTACCTTTATTATTCAAAAGTAGGATCCTCCATAATTTTATCAATGAACTCTTTGGTATATAAATCTTCCAAATCAACTGAATCAACCCGTGTAGCTTCCATCTTAGCTACCAGCACATCATTAGGATTATACACCTTGGCATAAGCATAGCCAGTGTCGAAATAGGTTCGCTTAGTATAATGACATGATACACCATTATATCTACGGCAGTCATTCAAATACTTTTCTAATAACTTATCTAGGTAATTATGTAGCTCTGAATCAATATATCCAGTAACCTCAGTTTCTGCAACCATTACCATTGACTTATCTGAGTACTCATCACTAATTTCATACTCTCGTGCCACCCATTTGATTTTTGAATTGATCATAATAACTAATGCCCCCTCTACTTACTTATATTTAAGTTACCCTTAACTTTAATAATACTTCCATTGAAAGTACCAGAGTTATTACTTTGACTGATATGCTTAATATCAGTATGTTGTGTGGGGTGCCATTCCTTATTGTAATCTAATGATAATCCATCAGCATTTTTATTATACACTTCTAGTTTTACGTACATACTAGCATTATAACTTTGTAATTCACTCTTTTTATAATAAGTATCAAAGGCATCAAAGATACTATCTACTACTTCTAATGGTGTATTTTCTATTTCCTTTTTAAAGTTAGCGAAATGTACTATCAGTTTTTGCAGTCCATTACCTTTTCCCTTGATAGTAAAGTATATATTTACATCTGATTCGTCTGGGATTAAAGGATATACATAGCTTGACACATACTCACTAAGATCGTTAATCTGTGTGTATAGCATTTCAGTAGTAAGTTCCTTAGTAGCTACAGGTTCTGGTTTCTTATAAAAAAATCTCTTAATCCAATTTATTAATTTCATTTGTGTAATCCTCCATAGTATTGGTCTATACCATTTTAACTTAATAGGTTAAAATTTATAATAGCCAAGTTATTTGCATTTGTATACTCAATTAAATCAGCTTTAACATCTTTAATATCCTGTTGTGTTTTAATAGGCTTATATACACTAGCAACAATATTAAGAGTTTCCCCATCTGCTTGCACAGTAACAAAGTACTGATATTTGTGTCTAAACGTTCTTAACATTACAATTCATCCTCCAATTCTTCAATATGAGTGTTAAGATTATCAATCTGCTCATTCAATTCATCAATCTCTACATCTTTATCTATAGCTTGGTATTTCATCTCTTCAATAGTGTCTAGAAGATCATCATTATCATCTTCTAGTCCCTGCACTTGATCACATAGTTCCTCATAATCGTCTAACTTTTCTTCTAGTTCGTCATTCCGATCAGTTACCTTATTGATATACTCAGTAATTTCAACCAGTAAAGTTAAAGCATCTGTAGTAGTTGTCGCTTTCTTAATATCATTAGTTAACCTAGCAATATCCATGCTATCGAAGATGTCACTAATATTCATCTTGATTAAACTATCTTTAGTCATCAATTTATCCATTATTTACTCTCCTTTGTATGATGTCTAATTTCCCGTGCTCTGTGCATTAATGCTAAAAATTCAGATACTCCAAAGACCATTAGTACTAACCACATCAATGTTAGTAATGCTGATCCAATTGCAAACCCAGTTGTTGTGCTTTGCGCATAGTTCATGAACCATATACGTGAAAAATGCACGCCTGATGCAATGACAAAGATTGACATGGTCAAACTAATATCATTGACAAGTTTTAAAAATAGTGATACATGACTCCTAGATCGTCTCATAGTTTCCCTCCTTAAACCCTAATAATTAAATAATGTAGATTTTTAACGCTAGACCAACTTCCTAACCAACTAATTGCTGTAAATAGTGAGTTCCATGTTAGAAACTTGCCTGATAAGTATATTTGGTTTCCAAAATACAATAAGCAGTACCCACATGCACACAGGGTAATAATATTTAATATGATCCAGATTATCCTAAATGTGTTACTCATCAGTATCACGCTTATTATCTCGTGCTTCAATTAACTTATAATAATCATCATTAAGTTTATCCGTGGCCACATCAAAGTAATCCCAGTCTAAACCACCAAACCCATCTGCACCTGATAGGGCGTATCCACTACCCAAATGGATAACATCCCCACCATGTCGTTCATATACTTGGATAGTATTGTTATCATGGATAACTTCATCTTCATCAATATTTTGTAGAGAAATAACATCATTCTCAATTGCCCTAACAATGTATTCATCAGTAGTAACAATGGTGATACCTTTACCATCTCTCCACTTTTTAAAAAGTCTATGAGCATGATCTACTTTTTGCTGGGGTTCATCATAGCCCTCTGGATACCAATAAGTATGTTCTGTAGGAAATTTCTTTTTAATATCTTCTGTAGCTCCTTCATGAAGCATAATTACTAAATTAGCCATTTAATCGTCCTCCTCAACTTAAACATAAAGATGAATAACTGCTTTTGGCTTCTGTGTTTTAAAATCCGCATAGAAGGTGTAAGTTCCTGATGGTTCACTATACTTGCAAGTCAATCCTACGTTTTCCAAGCGTTTAATCATTTCACGTGTTTGCATTAGTAGTTTACCCCCATATAGAGTTCTTTATAGTAGTAACCACGATTAGGTGTTCTTACATTTAGAAAGTCTACCCAACGTTGTGCTTCTTTACTTGAGAATAAGTATCCCATACTCTTTTTAAGTTCCTCTGTTCGTGGTAGAGCTTTAGCAGAGGTAACAATAATTAGTTGCCCATTCTCTACACTCATATAGCTGGTTTCACCATTACGTTCCCATTTAATTAACCAGAGTGAGTTATCCTCATCATCAGTAGTTGTAGTGTTATCACTGCTACCATTTTCTTTGAGATCAGTAATCACACCGCTAAGTGCATTACTATACCCTTTCATAGCTAGTAGTTGTGATATCCGCAAGTTATATTGACGAGCACTAATGGTATCTGATCCTAACTTACTACCTTGTGTTTGCTTATGTAAGAAATCCTTTAGTTTATCAATTTTAGTTTCTAACTCACGATACTCACTAGTAACTTCTTTAATTACAATATCAGTCGGTTTTAACATTATTATACCCTCCTTTCCTTTATGATTTAATAATACCACTTATTATTAAGATAAACAATCCCTTGATAGAGGAAATTAGTGAATTATCCAAAGTTTTTGGTAATTCATGATTTATTCAGTTTTAGTGCTTTAGGTTTATGGTTAAACCGTAGGACTTGGTTAATGGGATTACATATTATCTTATAGATAATCAAATAAAATAGGATTCAAGGTTCATTTATGAACCCTAAATCCTTAAAGTGAACAAAAATGTAGCGGATTCCTGTCGGAATTATTTGAATCTCCAGTAGAGAAGACCAAAGATAAAAAATAGAATAATTAAAATAGTAGCTGCTAGTGTAATCCAGAAACTATACACTTGAATCATAATGTACCAGTGAATTAAGAGACCAAGGATATGCAAAAGTTAATCCTCCAAAGCAAGCCATAGTTGAGCAAAGCGCTCTTGATTCTTTTTATACGCTTGCTTGTTGTCATAGCTCCCTTGATATAGCCAATCAATGATTCCTGATGAATCACTAGAACCACATAAAGCATCTCCTAGAGTTTTACCCTTAGACTTCATAGTCTTGGCATAATCAATCACATAGTCTGGATAGACACCGTGTAAGTTATGGTGGTGTAGTCCTGCAAACTCATTAGGATCACGTAGCATATCCTGAGAAGCATCAAATAGGAACTGCTTAGCAATATTAATATCATGTTGAACTTCTGCATTAGCTAAAATTTGTGGGTATTTTGCATTAATCCGTTCATAACCTTTATTCATTTGTAAGAACGCTTCATATAATACTTTACTTTCATCTTCCATATCCATATTAATCTTCCCCCACCTTTGTAATTTCAATAAAAATTTCATATGGTGATTCTACATAGTCCTTTGATCGTCCTTCTACCTCATAGAACTCTGGGTGAATTAGATACCATGTAGTTGGCTCATGCTGGCTAATAGAGTGATACTTACCTGTATAGAAGTAATTATTAGCACCTTCTTTAGCACTAGTCTTTAAGTAATCCTTAATGCTTCGGTTAAAGATTAACTCTGTAGCTTCGTCATAGTACTGCTCATCCTCTTCATCAGTGATCTCATCACCCTCTGGCATATCTGGTAATGGTAGGTCACTAGCATAGGGGGAATCAATATCATACCAGTTAGGCTCAGTTTGCCGTCCATCTTGTCCAACGTAGTACTGTATTCCTTCATCTTCACTGCCTTCCATGTACTGATCTTCATAATCATACCACAATACAGAAACACTAAATTTGTATGATAAGTCCATATCCTTTTGAACACTTTTTAGGAATTTGTCTGCATCTCTGTCCATTGCCAAAATATTAAAATTGATCTCTGGGTGTTCAGCAAGCAAACGGTTCATAACTAATGATTCTTCTTTAGCAATTTTCCGCATTCTTTTAGTCCTTCCTGAATCTTCATGATAAAATCATCTGATGTCTCTCCCTGCTTATAAGCACTAGCTTTATCAATTATATTAAATAGTCGTAAATCTAATACTGTTTGATGATTAATATGATCCCTCTTAATCACCTTTGGGGAAAGTCCTTGAAACATTCTCATATGATGCTGAATAGCTAGTAGTAGTTGAGCTTGAGTGTGCATTAGCGGGTTACCAGCATCATTTTCAAAGAAGTAGGCATAAGCAAGGTAAAGCATAGCACTCACATTTTCATGGTTGTAATTATGAGTTCCTTTTTCATCTTTTGAGAAAGTATAGGGCTTGCCCATATCATGCCAATATGCAAGTTTTACTAATAAATCAGTTGGTAAGTTAAACTGTGCTGTTACAACTTGTGCCATCTGTTGAGCACTTAGTGTATGTTGTGCTAATGTTTCTGTGTGGTAAGCGTTGCTCTCATTCTGGTCTACCTTTATCTTAGGTGATATCCATTGAGTAACATCAGATGTGCGAATATCATACCAATCACAATCAACTTCTAAAATTGGTGGTTGCATGGAAGTAAACATATTATGAATAACTTGCTTACCAATCATAGGAGTATCACCCAAGCTACTACGTTGAGTATCACGAGCATTAAGGGTGTCTTCACTCTCCATGAATACTTCAATCTTAACAGCAACTTTAATTCCTAATTTATCTGCTAGGTGATTAGCTAAGTCATATAAATGGATTCTACGTTTCCTTGATAAGTTAGTAGCATCATAGATAATGGTATCAACATCTACACTTTTAATTGCTTGGATAAACCGTTGCTCCATTAAATCAAAGGTTTTATGAGTAATCTCTTTATCTTTCCATGCAGATACTAGATCACCAGTTAGCTCAATTCTGATCCCATCGCTACTTAGATACTTGATATTTTCCTTATTATAATGAGAATTATAATACTCAGTAGCCCAATAAGTCTTACCAGAGCAAGGAGCACCTACTAGGACTTCAATCTTTTTATCATTCAAAATATCCTACCTCTAATCTGTGCTTATCTAGGTTGTCAAGGAAAAATTGTTTTAAGTCTTCAAACTCCACGTTATCTACATGCTCACTCCTTTTCTCTGGAAGGATTCTAGAGCTGTGCTTTAAACAAGATAAAACAGCATATGCAAACTTATCTCTGTGCTTAGCAGCGTATTCCTTATTTGATAAATATGAGTATTCCTCTTTAAGATAAGTAAAGTATTCTTTATAGCTATCAATAAATTTAAATACCTTTAAGAAATTATCATGTAGTGCTTCATGGTCTTTTACTATAGACTCAATATCATCCCAACTATCATCAAAATAAGTATTAACCATTGTTTGCAACTTGGCTACTGTATCAGGAGATCCAAAGAACATGGTATGGTTATAAAACTTCTCTAAATACTCGGAGGTCTTAACTTTAATTCGTTGACCATCATTATACTTGATAACCCAACCTTCTACATCATGAGCTGTCTTTGCTAATTCTGTAATATCTTTAATTTTAAAATCAGAATAATTCTTTGGCATATACAACTCTAAGTTAGGAAGTTCTCCATTCTTTAATAGCCATTTTGCAAATAAATGTTTAACTTCTCCCCAGCTTAACTCGTAATGGATCTTTTTGTCATATATCCCATGAATCCACAACTTGTAGTCATTACCATAATACTCTACAAGTTGATTATCTTTAGAGGTTAACTCCGTGTAGAATACATATCGTTTGTGCTCATACAGAAATTGTCTCCACTCACGCCCCTCAACAGTAGCATTAGTTAAGAAATGTCGTGGATAAGAAAACATATCTGAGTTTACCGCTCCAGTTGTTCCATAAAGAAACTGATACTGGTCATCATAAGTATAGTTAACTAATGAGCCATCAATTTTCTCTAAAATCGCTTGTGGTTCCTCTGGTTCTAAATGGGACAATTTAATTGTTTCTTTAGACAAATCATCTCGATCATCTAATTGGTTGAGATTAAAGAATTTAGAGTAAGGTTTAATAATAATATTGCTATCTTCATCTAAGATTAATCCACGTGCTTGTCGATACAAGGGGTTATCCCAATCTACACCTTGGTGAGCATATTTAATAGCATAGAGATGCAGATCTTCATTTTCATTAATAATGATGTCATGATTCTTATCTCTAAGTTCTCGATACTGATCCAATAATTTCATCATTTCCATCCTCATCTTTCATTCCAATAGTTGGCAATAATATCAGGATCATCTGGGTTTCTCATATCTTCTAAGATACTACGCAGTTTTTGAGCTTCCTCACGATAAGTTTGTGCCTTTTCTTTATCTAAAGTAGTATCTTTAGTCTTCTTACCTAAGCGTCTTTCATACTTATCTGCATTGATCTCACAAAATCCAATTGCCCATTCCATTGGGTACTTACCAGTTTCCATATCCCAAAAAATATCGTGTCCTGATTCACCTTTATAATAATCTGGTCTAATTGCCATTAATGCCATCCTCTTCCATAGATAAAACTTTTTAATTGCTCTGGATATTCAAATATTATGTATATTAATCCTAATGCAAGGACTATGAGTAATAAATATCCAAAGAATACTTCAACCTTTTCTAACATCACAAGTTGTCCTTTACCTGCTGCGTCTCATGCAATACTGTTTCTACCTTTTGCATAGCCTGTACTAGTTCATCATATTGTGCTAAGAAGATGTCATAGTTAGCATTTAGATAGCGGACATTAGCATGTGGACTGGTCATACGCTTTAAGGTATCACCCATGCTTTCAACTACATCAGCAGTGTTTTGGGCTAACCAACGTTTCTTAGCTACTGCTAACTCATTCATAGCATCTACTACAGATACCTTAACTTCTGGGATCACCTTAGCATTCTTACTATCTAATTCTGTCTCACTTGCATCTTTGCCAAACACAGTTACAATTTCTTGACTACGTGGATTAGTAATTACTACAATATCATTTAACCGATACTTACTATTACCATTATCCTGTTTCTCAACAAAAGTAGCTTGACTAAGCAATCGTGTTAACCACTTGTCTAGTTCAGCACCTGTGATATTAAACCGTGTTAAAATACGATTCTTAGCATGTGCATTAACTGTGTATGCTTGATAATTCTTAACTGCCAAAACTCATTACCTTCTTTCCTTAATATCTAAATTATACTACAATTATGGTTTGCAATCAATAATAAATTAAAAAAGATACCTCCATTTAAGGAGTATCTCTTCATTTAATCCCACCATCCATCTAGGTGTTCTGCAATTTGTTTATGCGCCAAATAATAATTAGAAGGTTCAGTTCCTTCTGGTTCTTTAACCCATAAGAGACTAACTACATCTTCTAATTCCTTAACCATCTTATTAGCCCCTTCATCAGCTTCTGCGCCACAGTAGTACTTGGAGAAGGCAACATAATGTAAGAAGTTAGCAAGGGCGTTCCAGTGTTCCTCACGGTAGTTATCAAACACTTTAGTCAAAGTATCATAATTATTTTGTTGCATATCCTCAATAGTTTGCAGATAGGCGTTATTTTCAAAGTCAGACCAGTTTTTAAAGGCTTGCTTAGCTTTTTGATATGCTTCTTTATCTGGTCGTAAGATCAAATACATAAAACGATAGATATATACTTGGTCATACCACGGGCATTTTTTAAGTAACTTGTGTACCCGTTTAGTAGTAAAGTATGGATCAATCGCTTTAATAGATTTAACTAAATCAGACTTGATAACCTGCTTTTGACTCCAATCCTCATAGTACTCATATCCAATTCTGCCATGTTGCTTTTGCTTCTTAATTTCATTATGAATATCTGCTTTCCAGTCATCAATGTCTTTATCAACTGGATCAAGCCACCCAGAATGATAGCCATTAGCTGGAATTAAGTTAATTTCATCATGATCCTGTTGCATTTTATCCCAATTATAATCCATATTCTAACCTCGCGCTTTCTTAATTGATTTAATTAGTGCATTAATGTAGTCAACTACTCGGCAATAAATTACCGAGCTTGTAACTCATGCCCCTAACGGGGCAGTAGTGCAAACGTCCTAAAGACTCCTACCAAAGTGGTTACATCATCGGGTGGTTGACAACACCCGTTTAGCAATCAGAGTATATCCAATTGTTATTCTTGATTAGAGATTACTTGCTGGAACGTGATTGGTTTATCAGTTACCCAGTTCGTGCCTAAAAGTTGAATATTAATAGCTCCGATACGGTCATCATTACTGGTGTAACCGCAATGCTCACAGTGATATTCATGCTTAGCATGGTTACGAGCTTGTTTATCAACAATGCCACATTTAGGACAACGCTGACTAGTGTAATGAGCGTCAATCTTAACTACGGTTGAACCTTGAAGTTCAGCTTTATAGGTTAGAAATTGTTCAAACTGGTAAAATGCCCAACTAACCTGCTCATAACGGTTGTGTTTAGCAACCTTTTCGGTTGCAAACCGTACATTAGTTAAATCTTCAATTGTAAATACTGTACCACTGCCATATTTATCAACGAGTGTCTTAGTAACTTGATGATTAATGTCACTCATCCAGCGGTTTTCTCGTTGATTGATAGCTTTCAGTCTACGCTTAGCAGACTTAGTGCCCTTACTCTGCAATTGTTGACGTAATCGTTTGTACTTGCGCCGTTTAGCAATAATATTTTTGCCTGAAACAAAGGAAGTGGTGCCTTTTTCATCATAAGCAGTTGATAGGAAACGTAACCCTCTGTCAATACCAACTACATGCTTAAGATTATCCTTATTAAACTGAGGATTATCTAAAGTGCAAGCAACATGTAAAAAGTAGTGACCGCAAGATTTAACTAACTTAGCAGTACCCAATTTGCCTTTATCCAGATACTTTTCAAAGCCCTTAGCAATAAAACTCATCTTTTCTCTAGTACCAATGGTATTGATAGAAAGTTGGTTTTTAACAAAAGACCAATCTCTAACAGATACTAAGTCACATTGAGGACGACTGAACTGAATAGGCTTTTGCAACCAGTCAAGATTACGCTTAACTGAAACCCACTTTCCAGACTTTGAATCTAGATACTTATAAGGTTTCCTTCTTAGTTGAGTATTAACAGTCTTGTATCTAGCCAAGACTGTTTTAAAACTTGATTGAGTCATTTGTGCTTTAAGCCCAAAGGTGTCACGTACTAAGTGGTATAATGATTTCTGTAAGTCACTTTGTTTTAGCTTAAAATCATGCTCAAAATAGTAAGTAGATACTAAATTACATGCTAATTGATATTGTTCCATAGTGGCTTCAAGTAAATTAGCTTGGTTATTATTTGGATATAAACGTAGTTTTAAAGTAATAGTTGTCATAGCTTCACCTTCTTTCACTATTAATAGTATAACACTTATTTAGTGAAATAGCCAATATTTATAACAATATTTTAGAAAAGAGGTGAGTTGCTCAAGACGACGATTCCTATCGGCACTAAAGTACCGAGTTTCCTCATCTAGCAACTCTTATGAATATCCTCAATACCAATATGATTTGGTTTATAATCCACATTGAATAACTTAGAAATATTTTCTAGTGAAACTCCACCGGGATTAATCATCTCACTAATAGTCCGCTCAATGTCTTGTAACACCACAGGAACAATTTCGTCACTGCTATGATAAAGTGACTTAGCCTGTTCATTAAATGTCTTTACATCAGTGTTAGCTCCATATGAAATAATGGGTGATCGTTTAATCTTATCCCGTAGTACCCAAGAACTAAACTTAGTAAATAAATCATTGTAATTACGTGATCGTAAGATATCTAATGGAATCCCACATTTCTTTACTGTATTAACTGTATTAGAATCTTTAACTCTAGGACTCATCACCCACATGTTAAATTGATCTGTCTTTTTACCTTTTTCATAGTACTCTGCTGAAATATTTACTGGAACCTGTGCTGTTTTATTACTACTAATATTTTCTGTAGCATATTCCATATCCACAATTGTGTAGTTCGTCATATGGTCTAATGTTACTGTTTCCATCGGTGTTGATAATAGTTTTGCTGTTCTTACTGTTTTCAATATAAATACCCCTTTTCCATAGTTATATATTACCACTGGGAAGGGGGCATTTCAACACTAATATTTAATTTCTTCTCGTGTTACTAAAAATCCTTTAACTTCATAAGCACCCTTTTGAAGATTAGTGCTTATCTCACCACGTGACACGCTCACATACTTTGAGACTGCATCTAAACTATCTTTGTCTTCACGGTGCCCATCTTTAAAAGCATGGTACTTATACTTCTTATTCCACACCTTAATCCCATGTGAGTGGCAATAATCAGATATAGATTTACCCGGAATTTTCATCTTTGCCCCAATTTCTACAGGGGTAAGTTTTTTATTAACATAATACTTGAGCTTATCAATATTGCCCTCGTTAATATAGTTTGGGTGAATCTTATATCCTTTTCGCCTTTGAGAACTGCTCTTATAAAGCAACTTACCCTGCTTAATAATAGCTTGGCAAATTGGGCACTCATCTACCTTATGTCCCTCATAGTCCTGCACAACATGCTGTGAAAACCCTAAATCATATAGGGTATCTAGTGATACTTCCTCCTTAATCATTATATCCTCCTAGTTTACATTATATTTCTTAATTTTAGTAGGTTGAAATCCTCCCCAGAACTCAACCATGTTGCCTTCATCATCTAATGCTTTAACCAATGGCATCTGGTGGATATTATACTTGCTCTTAATATCTTCCACCTTTTGTTCACTCCATTGACGTTTAGCATCATCTTTACTCTCTAAGTCTAATTGGTTAGTTTGAGATTCGTCCCCATAGTAGTTATCTACATATGGGATCCCTAACTGTTTTACCAAAGCTACCGTCATCTTACATTGCACACAATTTGTCTTTGTGTAAATTACTAAATGCACCATTTCTCCCTCTTTCTACCACCAGTTATGCTGATCACCATAGTTTAGTAACAGGTGACTTATAAAAACTATTAGTAGAAGCAAAAGTACGCCTATTACATTCCCCATGATACCACACCTTTAGTTTAAATTGTACTTATTATCTATTGCTTTCATCTTTATTTCATATTCATTTTCTAATTTCTGCTTCTCATCCAAATCATCAGTACTCTTAATCTGGGGGCCAAGTATGATATCAACATTTTTCCGTTCCACAGCCAGTTTGTAATAAGCATCAATCCCTATCTTATTGAAGATATCAGGTTCCCAATCAAATCCATCTCCATAACTGCGACCCCATTCTACATTGGCAATTAGAGGGAAACGGAACTGAGTATCTGATATCTTGTATTTATCGTCTACCTTTAATGTAGGAAAATCAGCTAAATTTAAGATGAAATTATTAATTGGTAAATGTTCCATAATCGCCTTAACCAACGCTGGGACTGTCTTAATTTCATCTGGGTGTACATCTAATACCAGTGAGTCATGTACAGTATTAACTAGTTTAGACTTAAACTTATACTTACGTAAAGCGTTCCGTACTAAGATTACTGCATTGTTAGTACAGTAGGCGCCAGACCCTTGAATAACTGCATTGAATGACTGTCGGAGTGAACGTGACTTTAGTCGTCTGTCCCCACCTTTAGCATCTGGCAATCTACGAGTATGCCCACTAATAGTTTCTACATATCCATAACGAGATGCAAAGTCCTCAGTTAACTTAATTGCCTTTTTAAGTTGTGGCATAGCCCCTAGAACCTTTTCCATAATTCTATTAGCTTCGTCAATATCAATTCCTAGTGTATCTGCAAGCCCCATTTCAGATTCTCCATAGAGGGAGCCAAAGCCCACCGATTTCGCTGCGAACCTCTGTTTGTCTGTTACATCTTCGGGATTCACGCCAAAAGCGATACTTGCATTTCTACGGTGAATATCGGCACCGTCCATTAGAGATTGCATTAAATTAACATCTTTTGATACTAATGCTGCCACAAAGATTTCCAGACTCTTGTAATCCACATTAATAATAATACCATCATCAAATCGTGAGGTAAACAATCCCTTAATGGGGTAATCATAATACATACTATTAGGGTCATGAGTAGGCTTAGGAATGTTTTGGCTGTTCGGGCTGGTTGCAGATAAGCGGCTCGTAGGCGTTCCAGTGGGGATATAGTTAGGGTGTAGCATGTGGTTACTATCCATGAATCCCGGATAAGAGTTAATAACAGATGATATAATCTTATTTACCTGTGCATATTCAATTAGGTTTTTAGCTAGTGGATCATTATACTGTTTGAATATATATGGTAATGCCTTATCCTTATCTGCTTTAAAGTCACTCCATACTAATTTTTCTGGGTGAGATAACTTATTTCCTGCAGCTACTTTAGGAAGTACATAATCCTTTTCTGGTGGAAGTTCATACCCTAATTGGTGATATAGAATATATGCTTTCTTTGTACTTGAGGATGGTTTAAATTTCCACTTAGGAGTTCCATCTGTATCTTTACCCATGAGCTTAGCTTTTTCCTTAATGAATGCTAATTCCTCATCTGTTCTATCCACTGGTTTAATGCTTAGTAACTCATGACGCTTCTGTAAATCAGCTAAGTTTTTGTTTTCATACTCCTTAATCTCTGGAGTAGAATCATACATTTCTTTTGTAATAGTTTCTAACATTCCATTATATGCTTTATCATACTTCTGGAACTTATCCCATGACATATTAAATCCATTGTGTGATACAAAGGCTAAACTATCTACTAACTTGGGATAGAAATTAAACACTAGATTATGCCATGAATCCTTCTTATCAACTTGCTTTAAAAAGATATGGTAGAGTTGCAAGGTCACATCAGTATCAGCCGCAGCATACTTATATAACACATCAATTGGAATCCACTCAAAGTTTAATTTACTATTGTCAACATCATTTAGTGGTGGAACATAATGACTTTTAGCAGGTTTCTTTGGTTTCTTAGACTTACCTGTCTCTGCATTCTCTTTATCCATCTCTTCAATTAAACGTTGTTCTTCTTTTTCATACCAAGCATCATAATCTTGCTTTAGATAGTTATCAAAGAACACATCACGATCATTTTCATACCCACCCATATCAGTATACATATAAGCTAAATGCTTCAAACCTTTTTGAGCTTTAGGGTTCTCCTGTCTAATTACATAATACATAAGCAAAGAATCAGCACAGTTTTGTGTATATTCTAGCCCATAGATATTCATTAGCATGGTAGTATCATAAATCCCATTATGTAGAACTTTTGGTTGTGGTGACATAAACAACTTTTTAATGTGGTCAATGATATAGTCAAACTCTTCTTTAGTCCATAAATCAGGATATAACTTATGCTCTAGTGGAATTGAAATACCTTGGTGTTCTTTCCATGACACTGATAACATAATAGCTTTAGCACCATCTAAGTAGGTTTGAACCGTATTAGTTTCAAAATCCAATGCCAGTAATCCTTGCTTCGGTAGTGTCTCCTGAAACAATACCTTAACATCATCAAAGTCTGTTAACATTTTATACTTACCAAAGGCTGGAGTAACCTCACTTCCCTCACCCTTAATAAAGCGATTGACCATTCTGTTTTCAATTAAGATTCTGTCTTGATCATTATACCCTAGATAGTTTAATCGTGTTAACGCTGGATTAAGTGAGATATATGGTTGATAATCGTCTGAAATTTTTAATTGTTGTAGTTCAAACTCAGATGAACTTACCCCATAAGCCTTAATCAATGGGTTATTTGCTTCTGCACCATATGATACAATAATATCTGGTTTGTGTTCTAACACATAGTTTTTAAACGCTTCTAATATTTCTGTCTTATACTTAGCTTTAATTTTACTTGGGTTAACCACTTTGTCATAAAAGAAGTACATGTCAAAGTCTACATTGGAAATATCAATTGCTTTATGCAACCCATCTCGCATGATTGTTGATGACTTACGATAAATCTTTTTGATATTCTTACCAACTTCACTCTTGTAGAAGTTAAGAGTTACCTCTCCACCCTTAACATCAAACATATCCTCCCTCAGATAGTCAACCAATACTAATAGTTTCACTTAGTATGCCCCTTTTCCTAGTCTAAAAATCCTTGTTCCTTATAGTATGATATCCGTGCCTTAGCATGTTTGAATAGGCTTTCAGATGTTCGATCTACTAAATCAAAGATGTAAACGTTCTGTTTCTCAGGCATAATCCGTAGCACACGTCCGATTCTTTGCAAAGTAGCGACATAACTCTTACTTGCGTCAACCATAACTAAATACTTTAGGTTTGGTATATCAATACCAGTATCCCATATCTTTGTGCTAATTACAATAGGAATATTACCGGAAACAACACCTTTTCTAACTTCCTCACGTTCCTCTTCACTATTCATGCCTTGAATAAAGGCATAAGGTGTTCCTTTTGCTTTAACAAACTTCTCAATGTTTTCACCTTGGTGGATACTGTTGACAAAGATCAAGGTGGCCATCTTATCTTTACGCTTAGCTAACCCATCTGCAAGTTCTGCAATTGTTTCATTACGAGAATCATTTTCAATTACACCTTGACGATAAGTTTCATTATAACGAGATAGATCAAGCATATAACGTGGTACTGGGTTGTCTCGTAAATATTGTTCTACCTTAGTATCTAAATCTGTAGGTGTGTTAATTGATAGCAACTTAATATGTGGTTTAGCACTATAACCAAGCTCAATCATATCCTTATTATCAACGCTTACTAAAATTCCACCTAAGATAGCTTTTATCTGGGTAAAACGTTCTGCATTCTTAGTTTCTAGACTACCAGTCATTCCCATACGTACACGAGCATTAGGCATATTCTTAAATACTTCTTGGTAGGAAGCTGATGCACAGGAATGACATTCATCACAGATAACTGCACGTACAGAATCTAGGAACATAGTACCTTCCTCATACTTTTCAAAGCCTTTTTTATTTTTCTTACGCATGAGCTTTTCATACTTGCGCTTATAGGCTTTAAATACCTTGAGAGTTTCTTTATCATTAGGTACTTGCTGTGCTAAAGACATTAATGTTCGTTTGTCTTCCTGCTCATACTTATATTTAGGAGTAAAACTATGAGCGAACATTTTTAAAGTGCTTAGTGCGTTATCACTACCCATGATCTTATCATAATAGGTAGTAGCAAAACGTTCTGTTAGCTTGTCATTAGCACTAGTTAGTTTAATCTTAGGGTCTTTAATTGCAGATGCTAAGGTCTGGATACTAGCACATACAATTGGGTGATCTAAGTCCTTCTTACCATTACCCCAGATACCAATCTTATCTTCCCCCAAATAACCACAAAAGTTATTATACAATTGCTCCATAATACTAGTACGAGGTGCAATAAATAGTAAATGCTCATCTTTATCAATTTCGTCTAATAAGTAGTTAAATAATACATAAGCAATAGCAGACTTACCAGCATTAGTACTATACTTAACAATTCCTCGTTGGTCATCAAATACTGCATTAACCGCTTCTAACTGGTAATCACGTAGTTTAAGGGTTTTAAGGTCATAACCATCTTTAGACTCCATGACTAAATCATCAGGAACGCCCTCAGAGGGTCTCAGTGGCTCACCACGCATATCTTTCGGTTCAAGGGTAAGATTAGCAGGGTAGCTATGCAAAAGGTTCATAAGATCATCATATAACCCTGTGGGAACCCGTCTATGATCTATATCACACACTTTAATCCGTCCGTCCCAGATATGCTTCCTAAATAAAGCAGAATGAAAACGAGCTTGAGATAGTGGATTAAATTCCCGATTAATCTTACCCATAATATCTTTTTCAATTGCTGGGGTTTCTCTATCAAACTCCAATTGAATATCTACATTGTCAATTAATAATTTCATTATTACCTACATACTTTCTTCTCTTACTTTTCCTAGATAGGATAATGCCATATCTTTAATATCTGGGTAGTATTTACTACAATAGCTAGATACAATCTCAGATGTAGAAAAATCAGAATCAATATCTAAATCTACTGTCTCTGCAATTGGAATATCTAACTTAATTTTAAAATTGTACTTATCTTTATCTAATGTTTTTAAGTAATCCTGTTGCTTAGTACTATGCACTGTAACTTGCACATAATTACTTTCCATTAGAGATAATTCTGTATCTGATAATGTTTCTTCATTATCCATGTCAATCATAATAAATTGTGGGTAATTATCTGTAATTGGAACAAATTCATGGCTACCTGTTTCAGTATCAATCACATCAAATCCACGTTTAGTACCTACACCATTTTTATCTACATCATTAAAGTTAATAGGTAATAATGATCCAGTATACCAAGCAGAACGTTCATCACTATTATCTGATCCTTGCATAAACACACGGGTATGATAATGACCAAGGTTAATTGCTTTTACACTGGAATTACCCCAACCTAAGTCATTAATATTATATGATCCAGACACTTTATGTTCCCACCGTCCCTGAGACACGTTATTTAATCCTAGGTGAGCGAAAACAATCACAGGTATACTTTCATCTACAGAGTTTAAAGCGTCTCTCACTGCTGTTTTAGACCCCTCTGTATCCTCTGTATAGGGGACAAACAACATATGGTCATACCATTGTGCTTTCTTATCAATTACTTTAATAGTACAACTGTTAGCATTGTAATCCTTAAAGATGCTTAATGAGTTAGGTTCTACATCACGTCCACTTTGATCATGATTACCCGGATTGATAATTAGTGTTCCTTGATTAGTTTTACCAATCATCTCAAACACTCTGGTTACACAATAAGCATACATACTAGGATTAATATTTGATCGTTGGTTAAACAAATCACCATTAATTATATAGGTAGAGATATTGTGATCAACTCCATATTGAAAGAACTCTTCTAAAGCATCTAATGAGTCTTTTAATCGTGAGTTAACTAATTGATTATCTGTCGGTTCTGCAAAGTTCTTAAAATTATCTAAATGTACATCTGCACACACTAATACCTTCATAGAATACCTTCTTTCCATAACTAATTATATCACAAAAACACCCCTTTATTCAAGAGGTGCTGTGAATTAAATGTCTAATAGCTTAATAATATCATCCTTAGTTACCTTGCGAGCATCTAGTTGGTGAATATGTTCTGATGCTACACCATCTGGAATCTCATCTGCTGAACTAACGATATTAGCATCTACAATTTCAAGGACTTCATTAAGAGATGGTGTATGAGTACTCTTAAAGTCTAATACATTAATAGCATTGTCTACAACATTAATATCAGGGTCTGGCATATGTCCTCTACCAAAATCATGATTAGCCAAGATAACCTTTAACTTCCCGTCTGCCTTAGGAATCACTACTGCAAAGATTTTGGCATCTCCGTCTGCTTTAGTAAAATCAGTAGTGCTAGTAATTCCCTTTCGTGATAATGTGGCTAGGATTCCACTTGGGTCATCAATTAGATGCTCTACTGATTGCTTTTGAGAAGTGTCTATAAAGTACTTAGCATTTTCACCATTATCACCATAATCATATAGCTGGGTAATTACAGGTTTATTTAACCCCTGCTTAATTCGGTAGGCTTCCGTTGCGTACCCATATTTATTAGTATCAGTCATGTCACCAGAGAAAGTAATTGACTCTCCCTGATCTATTCCATTCCACCCATAATGGGTTCCATCAACATCAAACAAATGTAAATCCAGATCAGAGTGAGTTGTCCATGAGACACCTAAAACAATATCTGATTGGTAATCAAGACTTGACATATATGGGATGTTACCCACAAAAGTTTTAGCTGATGTAGGGAAAGCATAAGTCAAAAAGTCATGTTGTGGGAAAATGAAGTAGTCCCCAGAATATTTACTAAACCGTTTTCTTAACTCATTGCTAATTAGTGTATTAGCAATTTCTCCACTTGAACGGTTATAATCAATTCCTCGATACTCATTTCTCTTCATCCAAGACTTACCATTGCGAATGTTATAAATAGAATATTTTGGTAAATCACCATTAGATCGGTATTTAGTGATACCTTGTAATGCTGTCACTAACTTAAAGGTACTTGCATTTTTTAATGCCTTTTTAAAATTCTCATCTTTACCATGAATTACCCTATCATAATTTTCTCGCATATAAGTTACTACGTCATTCATAATAGGTGTTTTACGAGGAAGATAAACCTTCTTAGCTTGCTTCATAGCTCGATTGATAACCGACTTATTTTTCAGGAACTTACGGATTACTAAATATATCTTTTTGTAACGCATAATATTCATAGCCATAGAGTTAGTTCCATAGATAAAAGCATAACGGTCAATATAATCTTCGATTTTATTAGCTTTACCTTCATCAACTTCTATTTGATCTAGGGCATCACGAGTTTGTTTGTTATTAACTAGTAAGGTGCTACCAGTTGCTGTGTACACTAATAAGCGAGTAAATTCATCAAAGTTTTTTGGAACGATTCTGAACTTATCAGATAAGATCAGTTTCAATTCTTTATTCTTAATATCATCATAGATTTTATAAAGATCAATTGAACATCTGTCACTTAATACCTCAGCTACATCTACAAGAGCTTCAATATCTTCTTCTGATAGTGCAATATTAGCATGAAAACTATCAATCAACATAGCTGGTAACTCATCAGCAGTGATAGGATTGATATAGGTTAATGATTCTGCGAAGTCTAATGCAGTGTCTAAGTCTAGCGTTTGAGGTTCATAAATATCACCAGAATTACGTAATCCTTCAATGCCACCATAAGTTGAAGCATAGTGGGCACACTGAATTAAGAAACGTTCTAGTTCTGACATTTGTTCTGCTTCATCAAACGATTTAAACAGTGTTGAGTTAGCTTCAAATCCATTAATCCCATAATTAGATTTAATATAATCAATTACACTATCTAAAACTAAGGAATTTCCAGATAAGAATCTAATGGTACTAGGATCAATAAATACACCAATCCCTAATAGTCGCTTTGAAAAACTTTCTGCAATCTCAGATGATCTTTGTGGCTTGTCTGATACCAGTACACCTTTATATAAATGTAGCAAGTCTAATTGAAACTTAATTCCTTTTTGTGCTTCTGTGATCATAGTTGTATACCCCCAAGTATAATAAAATTAAGACCCCTCAACACATAATATGCCAAGGGGTCTCCGTATGTACAGAGTACGAGACGTAGTACATATCCATAGTAGTTTAAATGGGAACGCCTTTGTGTACTCTTTTAGGTTGACGAGATGTAATTAAATAAGTTGTTTGTAAGTTAAAATAGGAACACCCTTGTGCCAACTCTATGGTTCATAGTATATCATAGTATTATTCATTTGTCAAGTTATTTTTAAAAAGATATAGGTTTATTGTCAAAATACTTGTTGATAGGATGTCTACTTATTCCATACCCAATTTTGTGAACTTCCATTGTATTAATGTTAAGGACTTCATTGTAAGGTAGCTTATTGATAGGAACTAAATCGAAGAACTCTCGATTATTCATAACACCAGCTTGCACATAATGTGGATTTCCTTCATAATCAATAAATTCCCATTGAGAATATTCCCCACAGATGGGCATACGTGGACTACTTTTAAACTTAAAATCAGTGTTGTAGAATAACGCACAGCAATAAAAGTATCCACGCTCAATAGTTTTATCTGAAAAGGTAGCATAGTATCCTAGACTTTTATGCTTAGCAAATTCCTGAATAATAGTAGTAAAGGGGTTAATTTTGATTTTATGAAACAGCTTGTTAAGACGCTGTTCATACCTTAACTCACCTATAAGGAATGCCATGAGCATATCATTACCCTCATTGTCAAAGAAATCATTAATGTCTTCCTCATTAAGTTTAATGTCATGAAAACTACTTTCCATGTCTCTTACCCCACACTAGTAGACTATTCTTATACTCCCAATACAGTACTCTACGAAATCTAGTGTTTCCATTATGCTTGGATTTAGGTTCTGCACTTAATTTGTGCTTTAATTTTTTACTATAGTTTTTCCACAGGTGCATCTTTGGCAGATCTTTGTAGGAATAAACATCCGTCCATTCATCAAACCACTCATAATATTTATTCACTTGTCGTTTATTCATATTTTATGTCCTCCACATCGAATGATACACACATGTGACTATTACGGTTGATTTGTGCTTCCTCTAAGTCTAACAATCTTGATGGATATAATGCTAAGTCTTCAATTCTAGGATCACTAACCTTATAGGTGATGCTAGTTGTTTCAAAGTTAATGGTGATAGACTTAGCATCTTTTTGTAGCAATAGATCATTCTCACGACAACTTTTGTAAGTTAAATATAGTCTGTCAAACTCAAATTCAATGCTATTTACTCTAGATAAGGTAAACTCTTGGTCATCTGTTTTTACCACAATAGATGTAATACTATCATTCAAATCTTGGTCATAATCAAACATTGGTTGATTGCCCCCTTTTCCATATAAAAAGCATACCACTTAGGCATGCTAATGTAAAGATATTATTTAGCTTTTTTAACTGTTGTTTCTTTCTTACCAAAGCCTTTAACAACTTCTTGGTTGCGGAACCAACCACGAGGGCTAAAGATGAACCAAAGGTCATTCAACAGGAAGATTGAGTAGCTACCAAACAGTGCCCAGTTAGCATCTCCTGCCATAGCAGTTTGGAACCAAAGAATTAAGGTAATTACTGATGCAGTAATCCAGAACCATGTTTGTTCCTTTGCTAAGTTAAATTCTAGAATTGAACCTGTAATACTAATTGCAAGTGTCATAGAATCCATGAATAAACGTGGGTCATTAAGCATTCCATAGAATAAATATGCTACACCCCAAGCAACAAAGAAGAAAATAATGTACTTGATCCACCCAACAATTCCACCAATGGAGTGAACTTTAATAGTGCTGTTCCATGAAGGAGATAAGATACAAAATGCGTCTAGGAAGATAAAGTAAAAGATTTGAAGTGTCATATCTGCATAGTTATGCGCTAGAAAGGCATTCAAAGCAATAAATACTGCTGATGTGGCACCAAACCATCCTTGGATAGCTGATTTTTGAGCAATACCAACCACACAGAATACAGACAAGTTAGCAGCCATAAAACTAATAATAGTATGTAATGGAGGAACCGTATTCCAGCCTTGCCATGCTAAGATAATCTGGATAATAAAGTTAAATCCAATTAGAGTCCACCCAAAGGCACTCCAGTTTTTCATTTGACCAAACAGCCATTTGAAATAGTCCTTGCGAAAAATATTCTTTGAGTAGTCCCCAAAGTTAGTAATAACGTCCTTGTATTGTTCAAACATTGTTTTGTATCTTCTGCTACATAAATCTTATAAAAACCTACTAAGCATAGTTTTATTTACTTAATAGTTAGTATCTTTATAAGTATTTATTTACCTTCGTCATTACTAGTATTCTGACTATTATCACAGAGACAATAGCCACATTGACTAGCTCTTAAGGCTTGAGGGAGTAGCCTTCCCCTTTCATTGGATTCCCTCAATTAAATTAACTGTAATAAGTTTTGTACTGCGTTTTCATCTCTATCTATGATAGCCCCACAATTGTAACAAATATACTCATTATGTTTAGTATGGTGTTTCTTATTCCCTTGAAGGGTTATTCTATCATCACCTTGTTTAACATTACCACATTCTGAGCATCTTTGTGTGCTAGGGTAAAACTTATCTGCTAATACTAGTCTCTTTCCATACCAATTACACTTATAGGTTAAACACTGTCTAAAGTAGCCAAACTGGGATCTTTGTAGTCCTTTAGAGGCTACATGGCTCATTTGCATATGCTTAACATCTAAGTCTTCAATACCTATAGTGTCATAGTTAGATACTAGTTTTGTAGTAAACTTATGAATAATATCATGTTGTACATTAGTTACCTTAGTATAATCACGTTGAAGTTTGGTTCTCACTTCTTGATAATTTATACTTCCATGTTTCTTTCTTGACAACATTTTTTGATAATGCTTGATTCTATCATAGAGCTTAGCTAAACGTTTCGGTAGAACATTACAACTACCTTCTGTGTAATTCAAGTGTCCAACATTCACATCTACTGCTGTACTCTGATTGGTCTTAGGTTTGCTAGGAATATCCTCTACTTTATAGGGAATAGAGGCATAATATTTACTATTGACTCTATAGATAGAGATGGTACCATAATCATAATTTAGGAGGTTACCCCTTACTTTAATATCATACCAAATAGACTTATTATCTCTAGGCTTATCCAGCCTAAGTTTGCCTTTAATAAACTTAATTCTATCTGATTTAAACCCCTGTCTAGGAGCTTTCTTAGACTTAAATTTGGGCTTGCCCCAATCAGGTAATGACTTATCAAAGAAATGCTTCCAAGCATTACCTAAGTCAGAAATTCCCTGCTGTAGCACTCTAGCAGACAGAGCATACTGCCAATCTTGCTTGTTAGCTACTAAGTAGTCTCTAACTTTATATTCACTAGGGCTAGGATTATTATCTTTATCTAGTAAGTGCAAATTATACATCTCATTCCATGCTTCTAAGCCTAGATTCCAACAATACCTTCGATAGTCACAAAGCCTATCTAATTCCTTAGTCATATGGCTATTAGGGTATAACCTAACTGTTATTGTTTTTACATACACTATTCTCACCTTCTTTCCAGATAATAACAGTGTAGCATACTTAATAGATATTATCAAGTTTGTAGACTATTTTATAAATAATTAGTTACAGTTCACAGCTCCTCTGCTTTATTAGCTTTCTTTCACATAGATGTGAATTGCTTATCCACACTCACGGAGTGCTTCCTTATTAAAGTAATTAATAATAAATTTAATTAAATAATGCTTTCTGAAATATCTCTGCACTAGTATGGTTAGACCTAACTTCTTTGTACATACTCATATTAGTGGATATCCAGTTACTTGCTACTTTTTTAGTTAACTCTCCACCACGTGATAATACTTCATAGTTATCTTCAAAAGTAGATAACCACATTTCCATTGAGTTAATTAAGCTCATTTGCTTTTCTGTAGCACTGCTTTCCATTATATCACACCTTTAGTTAATTGTGTCTGCAACTAAATCTAGCATACGGTGAACTTGTTGCTGTGATGGATTAACACTGTCTTGCAGTTTTTCAACGTCATCAATTAATCCAATGCTATCCATTTTATCTAGGATAGCTGATAATACTAGTTTACGATCATTTTCATTCTCAGTGAAGTCATACTTATCTCCGTCAATAATGATAATATCGCTATTAGGATTATTAACTTTGAAAGCATCAAACCATTCATCATACCGTTCAATTAGAAGTTTGTAATAGTTAATTAATGAACCATCTTGGCTAATCTGTTCATAACTACGACCACGTTTTTGAATCCGACTTACAATTGTCTCATAACTTGCTCGAATCCCAATAACTAAGTCTGGTGTCTTCTTAGGAAGCGTATCAAGTTCTTCTAACATATTGTTAAGAAGATTATCATAAGTGTCTATAACTGTATCACTATCTTCCTTTGTTTCCCCAACACGCCCTAACTCAGCATTTGCATGAAATAGAATAGCATCTTCACGAATAGAACGATCCATAATGGCATTCTTAATAGTGGTTGCCTTTTTCATTGATTTAAAGCGAGTGTTAAGGAAGTATATCTGTAGTAAGAACGCGTACTTATTTGGATCTTTATAAAATAGTGGGAGAACTGGATTATCATCAACACTTTCATAAAAAACTGGTACATCTAGGACATTTCCTAGAATAGTAGAAAGTGTGGACTTACCAGACCCAATCATACCTGCACATGCAATAATGATTACTTATACCTCACTCTCGTTAGTTGTATTTAGCTCTTTTAGATGTAGATCATTAACCTTAATCATATCAGATAAGCGAGCATTACTTACCTTATTACGATCAACTCTTATAATTGTATCCTCTGGGAACAGTGATGTCAATATCTTATCTAATAAAATTCCTTTTACTAAGATAGGGTGTGTTGCATTGATTGATTTAGTTAAATCTGGTCTTAGTGCAACTACATTATTAGACTTATTAACCCCTGTTTCTGTTAGTGAGACCATAGTATCAATAATTTTTAGTGATAAACGCCCAAGCAAATCTTCATTTAGTGTTCTGCCAACCATACGGACACCATGATCTGGTAGATCACCAAAGTCTAGGGTAATGTCATTACCAACACTATATAACTTGGTTTCAGAATCAAGCGTTTCAATTTGCTTTTCTGTAATGCTTTGCTTATCAATGAACAGTAATCCACCCATAGTTGGTCGAACATCAAAAGTGATGGTATAAATTGTGTATAATTTAGACATCTTCATCATCTACTTCTTCAAAGTTATTTAAATTAGTATATTCATACACTAATTGTGCTTTAGCATCATCAAGTGCAAATGGTGAATTAATCACTGAATCATCAACACTGAGTTCTACATCTTTAGGATTAAGTAAAACTTCTCCTTGATCTTTGATTGAATTTAATGCCAATTCACTAAACTCTTCTGGTTCCATAAGGTGTAATTTAAGAATATTCTTAATAGCTTCTGTATTCTTATAAGCAAATGAGATTACAAAGTACAACTTTTTATTCCCATCTTCGTCTTCCTGAACTACATCACGCTTTGAAATACTACCATCTAGTACTGCATCTGAATAGCTAAGTGCAAGTGATTTATATAATTCATCTTCAATTTTTGCATCACTCATACCTGCTACAACAGATTGGTCTTTACCTAACATCAATTCTTTAATATTAGTGCTCGTTGTCATATACGCCATATTATTTCATCTCCTAATCTCTCTTTAGCATAATGCTGATCTTAGCATCTGGTTTAGTGTTACGTTCTAGAATATCTAGAAATAAATCCTTATTCCACTTAGTGTTAGGCTTATATTCATTATAGGCTTCACTAAGTGGTAGCATTACTTCTTTCAACCGTTCAATCGCAACACTTCTATTATGGCACATTGTATATACCTTGGCAACACATGAATTTTCATAAATGAATTTTACCGCATTAAATTCATCTAGTTCATTATGAAGATTTTCCATAGTTTCATTCTTTCCTTTAATTAGGATCGAATCTAAAAAGTTCATAATTTGATTATCAGTGAAACCTACATATTTATACAATAAGTGCATATTGATAGAGTAAACCTTAATACCTCGTTCAATCATATCTTTATCTATGTTCTTAGTACTCAAAATTATACCCTCCTAGTGTATTCTATGTAACCAGACTTAACTGGGGACATATTTAAACTTCTTTCCTGTTGCCATATCTTTTAACCACTCAGGCTTGGTATCACCCACATTATAGTGCTCAATAGGCATACCACCCTTTGGATATTTGTCAATTATGGGATAGTTTAAATCCTTCATTAACTGTTTCTTACAACGCTTGTCACAGGCAAAGTAAATGTATCTATACTTAGGTGATCTAAACACTCGGTACTTTTGAATTGCACCCTTGTCATAGTGTCTGCTATGCTTGCCATGACCGGAGTACCGATCTGTTCTAGATTTAGTTTCTCCAGTGTAGTAGAAGTTAGTTGCCATCTCATACCTAGTATACTATTAAAATGTCTAGGTCTCAATAGGTTATTACCCACTCAGTAAACTGAGTTTTGATTAACACCTATCATGTTTTTAGAGTATGCTGAGTAGTGTCTGTGGATTACTCATTACTAAAGTAACGAGCTTCTAGGAACACCACATGCTTGTACTCCTATAATATTTAGAAGTATAGAGGTTATGGCTATTTACTAAGGGCTGTCCCAGCCCATGTTAGTCTTTTGATTATTCACTAGCTAAAATATTCTTAGCAGCGTTGATGTCTCTATCATGATGAGCATGACATTGTGGACAAGTCCACTGTCTAATATCTAAGGTATGTTTACCATCATCATAGCCACAACTAGAACAAATTTGTGATGTTTTCCTTGGGTTAACAATGACTAGTTGTTTACCGTACCAATCACATTTATATTCTAACTGTCTTCTAAGTTCTCTCCAACTTTGGTTAGCAATTGCTCTAGCTAATTTATGATTCTTTAGAAGATTTTTGGTTTTCAAATCTTCAATCTTAATCACATCATACTGTTCTACTAGTTGCTTTGTTAATTTATGGAGATAATCTTTTCTTTGGTTAGCAATCTTTTCACTATACTTAGCAACCATTAAACGTGCCTTTTGATAGTTTTTAAAATCACTTAATTCACGTGGTTCTGGTACTTTGTTATGCTTATCCCAAGCTATTTTAGCTTGTGCTTGTAATCTTCTTCGAGCTAACCGTTTCTCCCAATAATGTTTCTTTTTAGCTAAGATTTTATCAAATCTAATGGTAGGATACTTAATACCGTCACTAGTAATCATTAGATCAGCCACACCCATGTCAATTCCTACTTGATTATTCATTTTGTCTAGCTCTGATATATCTGTATCAACTAATAGCACTGCATAGTAATTACCAGTAGTTGATAGTTTAATAGTTACCTTCTTGATAGTTCCTTTAACTTGCTTACTACCTCTAAATTTCATTATTCCTAATTTAGGTAATCTAATATGGTGGTTATCTACTAAATTAATATTATGGTTGATAGAGTTGCTTTGATAACTTTGCTTTGGAAACTTACGAGATTTAAACTTGGGAAATCCTTTATGTGATTTAAAAAATCTTTTATAGGATTCTACTAAATCATGATTAGTATATTGTAAACTAGTTGATTCAGCTTCTTTCAACCATGGGTACTCTTCCTTTAATGGCTTTAATAAATAATTAAGATTAAAAGCACTAGGAAATTTAGATTCATGATTATTCTTATATCTTGCAATCATCATGCCTAACATCTGATTCCAAACAAATCTATTATATCCAAAATTAAGTTTAATCTTTAACTGTTGTTCTTTACTAGGATAGATTCTTAGTTTAATTCCTTTGTATGTCATATTATATTCACCTCTTTTCAATGTTTATTGTGTTTATGTACACATTGTACCCTGTTAGGGGTAACAATGCAACAGTCTACAAAAGGGTAAGGTAAAGAAACTCGACTGTTCTAAGGAATTACGGGAGCGACCCCAACCTCGTTTGCTACATGTAGCGCCACTACATGTCTAATGCCTTACCACATATTCTATTATAGCATAGTCCGCGTCTTATTCAACCCTAAATCTACAATTTTTTTTAATTTATTTTCACAATGCAAGTATTAGTAACCAAGCCCAATGGTAGTTATGTGTGGTATAGATTAAGAATCCTACCAAAGATATCACAGCTACATCATAGATACATTCTGCTGTCCATTTATTCATATTAACTCCTCCAAGCAAAAAGGTGCATACCTAAAGTATACACCTGTTAATTGATTATTTAATTATTAGTACCAGTTGTGTTGTAACCAGAATGACTTTGCGTTATTCCATGATCCATATCGACTAGTCACATACTCACTCGCTGCACGTTCCTGTCCTGCTGGTGATGTACCATATTTAAGATTATAACTCTTTAATTGATACTTACCGTATGCACCTGATGGGTTGCTTGCAGTGTATGAACCACCTGATTCTTTCTGTGCAATAAAGTCTTTAGCACTTTGTTCTGAACTAGAACCTACATTGCTTGTTGAAGCGCTCTGAGATGGTGATGTGCTCGTTTTAGGAGCAGTCGCTGTAGTTTGCTTAGCTTGCGTGTTAGATGCCTGTGCTGTGGTCTGAGGAGCCTGTGTGGTTGTATTAGCTTGTGCAACATCACCATTGACTGATAACTTGTCACCAACGTAGATCAAGTTTGCATTATCTAAGTGGTTGTCCTTAATTAATTGGTCAACTGAAACTTGATGTGCATTAGCAATTTCAGAAACAGTGTCACCTGCATCAACACGAACTGTGTTTGAATCAATCTGTGTATCTGCATGAGCAATTCCTGCAACTCCTAAAGTAGTTAATGCAATAGCACTTGCTAATAATGTCTTACCTTTTTTGTTTAAAATGATTAAAATCCCACTTTCTTTTGTTTTGTTGTTAATTCATAATGTAGTTATCATATCATGTTAAGGTTACTAAACCATTACTACAATGTTACAGAACCATTACATTAGGTTACAACATGGTTACTAACCTCTTATTTAGCCTAAATATTACCTTATATGGTAAAACTAAAAACTTTTTCACAAAATATTAGGTATTTAAACCAAAGTGTGTTACAATATATACAGTAAGAAATTACAAAGCTACGGGGAAGCCTGAGATTGGTATAAACTGTAGTGACAATTGAATAGTACTATGGTAATGGGGAGAGACAAGTTCGCATTCATCATAGAGCGTTATCCCAGAGCGGTTAAAAACGTGAGGGTGGAAAGAAAATGTGGGAAACAAGCTGGTTTATAACTTGTTGCGGTATAGAGTAGTATACGTTGAGCCGATTCTATAAAATCAACGGGAGGGCTATCTAAGTAGGAGAGTAGGAGGATAGTCTGTGAGTGGCTGGCAGCTCATTAAATACTTGCCGTTGATGGCGTCTGGTGTCTTGAAAGAGATGGGCGCTATAATATTAGAATCAAGTCTTATCAGAATACGAGAGCGGGTTCTACGGGTGTGGCTAGACAACACCCAGTTTAGTTCAAAGCAACTATTGTATTATAGCGAGGGACGATCTAAGGTATTATCTATCTGAGGTTCTGGGTCAGATAATATTATGATCTAGCTGGCATCTACTCTCCTAAAAAAATGAAACGCGTATTGGGGCTTTTCTGGTTCTTATGTTTTATTTGAGTTGCTTTTCCCATAGTTGCTCTGTTAGTTTACCTTGTCTATTTGACATGTTTTCAGAGTATACTATGGGGACAACTCTATTTTCTCACAACGTTTAAAACTTTCTGGTTAAGTTCATAACATACATAATACTTCTAATTAACATTTCCAAATAAATACAATTTGATATAACTTCTAACAAAAATAAAAATTGATTACTACATCACCGGTTCTCAGGTGATAACGTCCAGAGGTTCGTCCTCTGGTTGGAAGGTATTTGCGGGCTTTGCAAATTCCTTTCAAAGTAAAGAACTTTAAAATATATAAATAAACTGAATAGATAACACAACTGAAAAAGAGAAAGTACATAAAGAGAAAAGATTAAAAGAGAAGAGACAAGTTCAAGAGAAGTATGTCAACGTCCCGTTGCCACCGTGGATTGCCCCACGGAGGGCATTAAGTGATAAATAACTTAATAGAGTTACTCTTTATTATTTTCTTTAAGTTGAAACAAAGTTAGGTTTAGTACAGGTAAAATACTTTTATTAGTAATTTAAGTAATTAATTTTAAATACAATAAATCATAACAATTTTTGTGGTCAATTTTAAAATAGTAGAGTTAGTAATACATAACAATAAATGTGGTCAATAATGAATTAAAGAATAAATATACATAAAATGAATAGATAATTAGTACAACTAGTTGTTGAAAAATACTGATAAATATGGTATAATATAGTAGTAAACTAGAACAGATTAGTCGTAGTATATGCAGACAGGAGGGTATAAATATTATGAGTAGTTCAGCTAAATACTATTGTGTTGTATCAGGATTTGAAACAGGTATCTACAGATCATGGGAAGATACCCAAAAACAAACCAATCACTACAAATACCCAATTTATAAGTCGTTCAAAAATAGATGGGATGCAGAAGATTGGTTTAAGTCAGGATATAAGAAAGATAAACAGTATCTGATGTATCAAAGTCAAGGAGTAGACTTACAAGCCTACAAAGACTTTGTAACTCAAAATCCTACTAAACCAGATAAGTTTAATAAAAATAAGAAAGAACAAACTAAACCATATGATTATAAGGATTATGATGTAGTTGTATTCTCAGATGGTGGTAATCGAATTACTGGTAACATTAAAGGACAACACATTAATTCAAATGATCCATCAGCTTGGGCATATGAGTTAATTTATCCAGATAAAACTAAAGAGTCAGATTCCTATGGTTATCTAGGTAAGACAAATAATGCTATGGAAATTTCAGGATTAATCAATGGATTACAAACTATTATTGATTCAGGTTATCAGCATAAGAAAGTATTATCTGTAATGGATTCTAAGTATGTAATTAACTCAGTTACTCAAAAGTGGATTGATGGATGGAAACGAGATAACTGGACACGTCATGGTCAACCATTAAAGAATGCTGGATTATGGAAACAATTGTATGTATTATTACAACAGATGGATCACCTAGACATCATGTGGGTTAAAGGTCACACAGATAAGACTGATTTCTATAGTCAAGGCAACCAAGATGTTGATACACTTTTGAATAGAACAATGGATAACCTATAAAACAGATATGCCAAAATCTTTCTATATTATAACTAGTAAGATAATTTATAATTCAGAAAGGTTCTCGATAAGGAATGAAAAAGTCCATTAAATGAACCCTTGGTATTACGACAGCTACTCTAGCATTTGTTGTGGCAACAGGAGCATTCACAGTGTCTTCATATGCTGCAAAAGGTGATAAAGGTATTGACGTAAGTCATTATCAGAGTGCTACAAAGATCAAGGGATATGCAAGCGATAAGTTTATGATTTCCCAACTTGGTGGATATTATAATGGTACTTTCCGCCCACAGGAAACATATGCTACCCAAGTTCAGTACGCCATTGCCCAAGCAGTTCGTGCTCATACTTATATTTATCTGCAAGCATCTAATAATGCTCAGGTAGACCAAGCACTTGACTACTATTTACCTAAAGTTCAAACACCTAAAGGTTCTATTGTAGCCTTAGACGTTGAATCAGGGTCAACTACTACTAGTGCTATCCGCCATGGTTTAGATAGAGTTAAGGCAGCAGGTTACACCCCAGTGCTATATGGATATAAGAATTTCTTTGTATCACATGGTATTGATTATAATGGAATTGCTAAAGACTACACCTTGTGGTTGGCAGCATATCCTAATTATAAGGTAACTACTGAGCCTAATTACCATATTTTCCCTAGTGCTAATAACGTTGGTATCTATCAATTTACCTCAACTTATGTAGCTGGTGGATTAGATGGTAATATTGACCTGAATGGTATTACTGATAAAGGTTATGATGGTACATCTACTAGTGCTCAAGGTGGTACCAAGGTCGATACTAATAGTACAACTCCTGCGATTAAAGCTGGTCAGGAAGCTAATAACACAGCTAAATCAGATATTAAAGCTGGAGATACTGTAAAGATTAACTTTAGTGCTACTCATTGGGCTAATGGTTCTAAATTGGCCAGCTTCGTTAAAGGTCACTCATATAAGGTATCTAGTGTAAGTGGTAATAAAGTATTGCTTAAATCTGGTAACACTTATATGGGATGGATGAACAAATCAGATGTTGAAATTCTTAGTGTTGGTACTCCTGTAACTACATCTACAGCTACTAAGAGCACAGCTAAGGTGTCTGGAACATTTAAAGATGGTGGATACACTATTACACGTCAACACGGTGTCTTCACTGCTGGACAGACCCTGAGAGTATTTGCTTATCCGGGTGCACAACCAACGGGAGCTAAATATTTTAAAGGACAGCAAATTATCTATGATGGCTATGTAAGACGTGGCAACTACATTTATGTAAGCTATCAAATTAAAGGTGGCTACCACCATTATATTGCTGTTAGAAACGCAAATACACGGGTACTACTAGGTAGTATTCGTTAACATATAACAAAGCACCCTACACACCTCTTAACAATGTGTCCCATGTAGGGACTACATATAATAAATGCAGGCACAACTGCTTATAATTAACCAGATAGGAATTTACGTGGGGAAACCCCGTAGTTGGCAAGCAACAGAAAAACTTGTAATTTTAAAGGCTGGACATATTCCAGATAGTTGAGCTGGCAACGATAAAAATTGTGTGTACATATAATTAGTTATATTAAGAGTAAGGTGGTGAATACTATGACAGAAGAAGAGTTAAAAGATAAACGTAAGATTATTTTATTGAGTGTTAAAAATCGCAAGGTCATTAAAACAGGCAATCATAATTTACATGGCCTAAGATTTTGTGCAGTCTGTGGACGACCATTAGTAGAGTACTTACCAGATAATCCAGATTATAAGTACCTAACCACAGTTAAACACTTTCACTATAATATCTTCGATAATCTTAATGGTTCTATGTGTTATAGTATTGGATCATGTAGATACTATTTGAAAACAGTAAGAAGACACGTTATTTCAATAACGTGATGAATTGCTGATTTGAAAGAAGGTAAGAATAGTGAGTAACCGTTTAATTGATGGAATTAAAAATGAGATTGATGATACTAAAGATGAAACTACCATTACTAATGTTAAAAAGACTATTGAGTTATTATCAGGTCGGTTACTGCAACAGGCATCAGAGGGTACCATTGATTTAGATATTAAAGATTTAAAAGACCTAACGTCAGTTCTAGCTATGTTGAAAGATTCTGGTGAAGATAATGGCCAAATGGGTACTCCACCTGTAAGTGGTAGGATGACTGTTTACTTTAACTCAGCTTTAAATGGTCAGAAAGATAACCCAGAACAATCTGATGATGAAACCGATATTAGTCAAGGCTTGGAAGATATGTCTGAGGAAGATGTCAACAAAATGCTGAATGCTCAGTTTGAAGAACAAAACAAAGAAAACTTTGACAAAAATAATGAAGCGTGATATACTATAATCAAGTTGATAGATAAACCTTTTACATTATAATATCGTGCTAATTAAGTCATAATCTTATCTATTAACCTAGTAGTAATACTTGTTGGAGCAGGTGTTACTATGAATTGTGGCAGGTATTCAATCGTTAAGATACTTGGCATTTTTGAAAACTCCTTTTTATTGATTGCAGAGAAGAGACTGTGTGAGGTCTCTTTTTTGTTTGCCTGAATAAATAGTTGACAAAACATTTAATTCATGCTATTATAGTACTTGTAGATGAGTAATATCATCTACACTTGCTGATTTTCATGATGTTTGTTTTCAACCTATTTATATTTTTCCTCTACTTTGCCTTCCCCTTGTGTGCAATGTAGAGGTTTTTTGTGCTATAATTGACATTTTAAACAGATCATGATATTATATGTACATGGTAGGATGTTAATACATCTCATAGGGGTAAACCGCATACTACCTATGAACTACCATTACAACTCATGGTTGTATACCTCCTTTTCCATAATATAGTTTACACTGCGGTTGGTATCCCACTTGGGGTACCTTTTTTAATACTGTGGTGTTGCTATATTATAAATTACAAACAAATAAGTAACAGAAAGGATTGATAAATTGAATGGTAAACAACTAGATTCTATGATTAGAGATACCTTTAATCTGGGGTCTAACGATCCAATTACACCAAAGCAATTGAACTATGTAATGGGACTAATGGTACCTTCTAACTACTTGTTGCAGAACCATACTATTGATGGTAAGCCAGTGACTTACAACATTCCTAACCGTAATGAGAATATGGCACGAGGACATCGACCTTGGCAGGTAGATATAATTAACGATATGAGTAAAAATTTGGTTGTTATCAAAGGTCGCCAAATGGGTTTAAGTGAAGTTGGTATAAGTCAAATGATATGGTTCGCAGATACACACTCCTATGACCACGTGAATTGTCTATATGCTTTTCCTAAGTAAGATGTGGGACTTTTAGGAGCAATCCTAATTGAAAAACTCTGTTAAACGGGCATAGCCAAGATAACTACTATATAAACAATAGGCTGGTAAGAAAGACTAAATCCCAATAGTAGGGGACAGAGTTAATCACCGTAGTAAATCAGTATTGTATTCGATACTGTAAATCTCTAGAGACTAAATTTCTAGGTAGCTACTAAAATGGTAGTAGTAAGAACTAGATAAGAAAAATTTTAACAGAGGTAATCAATATGCCTAAATTTAAGACACAAGATGAATTTATAAATGATGTTTATGCTAAATATGGTGATCAGTTTTCTGTTATTGGAAAATACGTTAGAAGTACTACTCGTGTAAGAATTAAGTGTAATGTATGTGGATATACATTTGATGCTATGCCAAATACTTTGCTCACTAGAGGACGAGGTTACAAATGTAAGAAGTGTCTGATGAGTAATCCTAATTATGCTAATGAAGTATATAAGGAGTATAATGGTAAATTTTCTGTTTTAAGTAGTTACAAGGGTTGTGATACACCTGTTTTATATAGATGTAATGTTCATAATAAGGAGTTTAAAATGAAACCAACTTCCTTTAGAAGATCAAATTTTAAATGTCCTGTATGTAAATATAACCACGCTACTGAAAAGCAGAGAAAAACAGACACCCAATTTAAGTCAGAGTTGAATAAAGCACATCATGGTAGAATAATTGCGCTTGATAAATATGTTAACACACATACTAAAATAAAATTCAAGTGTACTGTATGTGGAAGTGTATTTTGTACTGAGCCAAATGCTGTTTTGAGAATTAGCGGATGCCCAAAGTGTTCTTATAGTACTGGTGAAACTATTATAAAAGACTTGTTTGATGATGAAGGTATTGATTATGAGTCACCAAAGAAGTTTCCAGATTGTGTATATAAAAGGCAATTGCATTTTGACTTTTACCTAGAAAAGTATAACCTTCTTATTGAATTTGATGGGGAACAGCATAATAAAGCTGTTGACTTCTTTGGTGGGGAGGAATACTTAAAAGATTATAAAATACGAGATAGTATTAAAAATGAATATGCTATTAAAAATAATATTAATTTAATGCGTATACCATATATTAGAGATAAAAATGAAGTTTGCAAAATAATAATGAACTTTATTAAATATAAATCATCAGATTACCTTGTTAATAAATAAGTAAAGCAGAGACTCTTATACCAAAAGTTAAGAGTAAGAGATAGTCCACTCCCTAAATAAATATTGGGAAACCAAGGGTATAAAGAACATATAAGCAAATGAACACATTCTACAAGCAACGTCTAAAGCCTGAGTTTACATCAGGTGGGTATTATAGTAGTTTGGTAGATGAAAAGCATGGAATGTCTATGGATCAAATGAACATTAGAGATTCGTCAGTAACATTCCGTACATCAAGTAAGGGAGCAAGTCTTGAAGGACTCAAGGTTGACCTTGCTTCGTTGGATTTATAATAAGTCCAGTATTGTAGTAATATAATAATATAAACACTGTTAAACGGGCATAGCCAATATAACTACTATATAAACAATAGGCTGGTAAGAAAGACTAAATCCTAGTAGTAGAGGGCAGAGTTAATCACCGTACTAAATTAGTAGAAATACTATACAGGTCTAACGACTATCGAACAGGGAGTTAATTAAATGGAATTAACAAGACTTAGTAGAGTAAAACTCATAGTAATATGAGAGGAAAAGCAGTGAGTCCTACACCAAAAGGTAGGATTAAGAGATAGTCTAAACCCTAAATAAATATTGGGAAACCAAGGGTACTAATTGGAATATGACAGATTGAGTCCTTTAGCTGAGCAATCAGCTATTCAATCAATGGCATCATCTAAGTATCAATTACTAAGAAGATGGTCAACGCCTACAACAAGCCACTATGGTATCCACAAATTGTTTGAACAATCAGATCAACGATTCTGGACTCATAAATGCCCACATTGTGGATATTGTCAAGTAATGGATTATGATAAAAATATTAAACTTCTTAATAAAGATGGTATTGATGTCATTGGTAAAAAAGTATACCCTGGAACCTTTCAATATGTTTGTCAGAAATGTGGTAAGCCACTAGACAGATGGTATGACGGATTTTGGGATATTACATCACCCGGTGATGGTGGTCGTGCTCATGGGTACTCACTATCACAAATGGACTGTGTGTGGATCAGTGCTTCAAAACTTAAAGAATCTGAAATGAATGCACCAAGTAAATCATACTTCTACAACTATAGTTTAGGTCGCCCATATCAAGATGATAGTTTATCCTTTAAGAGTGCAGATGTTTATTCTCACATTGCAGACTATGATCGTCCATTTGATAGAAGCAACTACACCCTAGTATCCGCTGGAATTGATTGGGGTTAAATCTTAGCTCCACTATAGAGTAATCTATAGGAAAATAAAACACTGTTAAACGGGCATAGCCAATATAACTACTATATAAACAATAGGCTGGTAAGAAAGACTAAATCCTAGTAGTAGAGGACAGAGTTAATCACCGTAGTAAATCAGTAGTATAATAAATACTGTAAATCTCTAGAGACTATCGAACAGGGAGTTAATTAAATGGAATTAACAAGACTTAGTAGAGTAAAACTCATAGTAATATGAGAGGAAAAGCAGTGAGTCCTACACCAAAAGGTAGGATTAAGAGATAGTCCAAGCCCTAAACAAATATTGGGAAACCAAGGGTATAAACTGGAGCACAATCATACCCTTACCATAATGGGAATGACTGATTCTGGTAGAATTGATTTTATGCACCTCAAGGAAATTCCAAGAGCATTAGGTGCTGAGCATATTGAGGAAGACTTAGATATGGTTGTTAGAACCCTTAACCAGTTTGCACCAGATATCATAATTGCCGATAGAGGATTAAATTAAGTCCCGTACAGAAGTAATTCTGTATGTAAAACCATGTTAAACGGGCATAGAAAAATAGCTACTATAAAAAACAATATTCTGGTAAGAAAGACTAAATCCTAATAGTAGAGGAAAGAGTTAACCTACCGTGCTAAATCAGTATTATAATTAATATTGTAAAAGCCTAGAGACTAAATTTTTGGATAGCTATACAAACAGGTGTAGTGAAAACCAAATAAAAGCATACCTTTCTATATTATAAGTATATGGAAATTATATTTATAAACTTGGAAGGTGAATTGCATTACTAGAAGACGAACGAATGAAGAATTTATTGCTGAGGTTAAAGAACTTGTAAATGACGAGTACACCTTTCTAGACGAATATGATGGTGTTTTAACTAAAATTAGAATTAAACATAATAAGTGTGGTCATGTGTACCTTACAACACCTAATTCATTTATTAATGGTGGTTCAAGGTGTAATATATGTAAGTCAAAAGAAGCAGGTATAAAGAAAACAAAGGATACAGAATGGTTGAAGCAAGAAGTATATAAAATAGCAGGTGACGATTATTCTGTTATCGGTGAATACCATATGGCCAAATATAAAGTAAAGCTAAAACACAATGTCTGCGGAAATACTTTTGACATGACAATAGGACATTTTAGGAGTGGTGAACGATGTCCAAGGTGTAGCTATAAGAAGCGTGCTAAGCAAAGAATGAAGACCCAAGATGAATTTAAAAGAGATGTATTAGATACATTAGGCCCTAAATATACAGTTATAGGAGAGTATAAAGGGGATTCCATCCCTGTAGAAATAAAGCATTCATCCTGTGGAAAATCATATTTTGCCATTCCCTCCGCAGTTAAGCAGAGGTCAAACACATGTCCTTATTGTAGGCCATATCATGGGGAAGAATTTATAATGAATTGGTTAGACCACAATAGCATTGACTACGAAGTTCAAAAGAAGTTTTCTGATCTACGTGATTCTAAACCCCTAAGCTATGATTTCTTTATTCCAAAGGATAAGATACTGATCGAATATCAAGGGGTACAACATTTTAGACCAACTACGCATTTTGGCGGAGTACCCAGATTTAAAGTTCAGAAAAGACATGATGATATAAAGAGAGAATATGCAGTAACTAATGGGTACACCCTAATAGAAATTCCCTATACTTATAAGTCATATGAATCAATAGCAACGTTTTTAAGTAATGCAATAAATGTGTAAAGCATGGATACCATACCTAAAATTATGGTATAAGATATAGTCCAAACCCTTAATAAATACTAGGAAACTAGGGGTATAAATTGTTAATGGTAATTATGTGGACAAACTCATTAAGTACTATGGTGAAGGAAGAGTATATGGTTGCATTGTTAGATCGGCTAAGACTAATAATGATCCAATAGCTCACTTCACTAATACTGATGTCACCATAGATAAGTTGACACAAAACCTAATTATGTTGTCAAACCTCAAACGTGGAGAGATTCATTTCTGGAGAGGGTCAGAACGGGATAAAGATATTAGAACATTAATTGCTCATTGGAGTAATGTTGTATTTCGTACTGATGAAAAAGAAGATCCAGATACTCACGAGATTGGAACGCAACAGGTTATTCTAAGAAAAGGGCCAGATCATGCAGCTCAGAGCCAATGTTATGCAAATGTTGGTCTTAATAAGTTAATGCACGACTATGCAGAACGTAATAGTAATAAGACTGAGGTTTCATTATTGAGTACTGATCTAATTGCACCAGAAAAGACCTCTATTCAACGTGAATATGATCTATAAATTAAAGGTTCAGCTATTAAACATAGCTGGACTTTTTGTGTATCCAACATAAATTACTATATTAATATTGAGATGCAGTATAATTAAATTAATGGAAGGATTCAAAGAGAGAAGGTGGCGTACTAAACTATGGGGATCCTAGATAAGGTATTCGGACGTGATAATGATGAGTACCTAGATATGGATGAAATAACGAAGTCATTCAGATCAGGTAAATCCGATCAAAGAATAGATACAGACTATTATGATATTCCAATGGCTAATAATGGTAAGTCATCAGATAAGTCTGATGATAAACAATCTTCATTAAGTCAGGATTATTTTATAAGACATAAAAAAGACCTAAGAATGTATGCTAATGATTTATTAGTACAAGCAATCATTCGGACACGTACTAATCAAGTACTTAGATATGCAATGCCAGCAGATTGGACAGAAGATGGTGTTGGCTTCAAAATTGTTCCTAAAGACCCAAGTAAGTTTGATAAGGATAATCCTAAATATCAAGCTAAGATTAAACAGATTGAAAAGTTTATCTATTATACGGGTAAGGATCATTTAGACTGGCGTGATGATTTTCCAACATTTTTAACTAAGATTTTATATGACTTTTATGTATATGATCAAGTTAATTTTGAACGGGTGTATGAGTCAGCACGATCAAACCAACTAAATCACTTTAATGCGGTTGATGCTGGAACAATCTTAATTGATAAGTATCCAAAGTCAATAGACAAAAAGAAAACTTATGTCCAATATATTGAAGATAAACCAGCACATGAGTTTACAGAACGTGAAATGGTATTCCAAACTTATTGGGCTAGATCAAATATGGAATCAAAGGGATATGGTTTCTCACCTGTAGAAGCAGCAATCCCACAAATTGGTTATCATATTAATACAGAACAATTTAATGCCCGTATTTTTAGCCAAGGTGGATTAACTCGTGGTGTACTTTTAGTTGATAATGGTGAAAATGGAATGACTTCCAAAGCATCATTAGATTCTATCAGACGGGGGTTAACATCAGCTCAGGGTAACAATGGGGCATGGAAAATTCCAATAATTGCTGCTAAAGATGCCAAGTATGTTAATATGACACAGAGTAGTAAAGACATGGAATTTGTTAATTTTCTTAATTATTTAACTAATATCATTACGGCAAACTTTAACATTCAACCAGACGAGATTAACTTCCCTAACAAGGGTGGTGCAACCTCTAAGGGTGGTGGTACAACTCTTAATGAGGGTAATACTACCAAAACTAAGATGCATGAATCTAAAGCTACGGGGTTAACACCAGTACTACGATTCATTGAACGTCTGATGAATGACCGTGTACTTAATTTATATGATGATGACTTCCGGTTTGTATTTACCTCTGGTGATCCACTTTCACCAACGGATAAAGCCAAAAAGATTCAGGAGGAAGAAATTGCTGGTAAGACTTTGAATGAGGGTCGTAAAGAAATGGGACTTGATCCTATTGAAGGTGGAGATACACCGGGGACTGCTAAAGAATTTATCCAGATGCAGAATGTGCTTAATAAGGATGATTCAGAAGCTCAACAGAGTATGCAACACTCAAACGACTATAAAAAAGATGATAACAACAAAGGTGTATCAAATTAACACCAATCGTTCAAGTTGATTACTATATTATAAATAGAGACAAATCATGGTACAAAGCAGGTGATATTTATTGAATAAGAGCTTTGATGTCTTTTTACCTATTGACAAAGTAAGTAAGTCAAAGGACTCTGAGACATCTAACATAACCGTCTCTGGATGGGCTAGTACCCCAGATCAAGACCTACAAGGTGAAACAATTGATTCTCATGGTATTAACGCAGACTACTTGATCAGTGATGGTTGGGTTGATTACGAACATGATCGTGATATTGTAATTGGTTTTCCAACAGAAAATAGCTTTGTTGATAGTAATAAAGGATTATTCCTAGAAGCTGAGTTATTCGGTAATGATCCACATGTTCAGGAGATTATTAAGCTATATAACAACATTAAAGAAGCAGGTGCTAATCGTAACCTTGGTTTTTCCATTGAGGGGAAAGTTGAGGAACGTGATGGTGCAGATGAAAGTATTATCCGTAAAGTAAACATTACTGGTGTTGCTGTTACTAAGAATCCAGCTAATACAGAAGCCACTTGGGAAGTCTTACAAAAGTCAATTTTAAATGATAAGGCTTTAGAAGCTGGTTATAGTATTTCACCAAGTACCCAAACTGATGGCGCTGCATTCCGTACAGAATCATTATCCACTTCTTTAATCAGTATAGCTCGTAATCTAGATGGTTTAGATGATACAGGATTACAAAATATAGGTAGCACAGTAGCTCAGATCTTAGATGATCGTGGGATTACAGATGAAACTACACTTGCAACCTTCTTACAGATCTTCTCAGGGTTGTCTAAGCAGGAAGCACTAACAATAGTTAACACAAAAGATTTAACTGATTCAACGTTATCAAAATTACTTGGTAGCGGTGATGATGCAACAGATGATGATTAGAAAGTGAGGTTAACAGATTTTGAGTAAAAGTATCTCAGATATCTACAATAAACTTAATGATGTCCAAAAGAGTTTAGAAACTCAAGAGGAACCAGAAGTTAAGGAAGTAGAAAAATCTGTTGAAGTTGAAGATGAATCTGCAAATGGCAAAGCCCCTAAAAAGGCTGAAAAGTCAGTAGAAGCAGAAAAGTCAGATAAAGATGCAGGAATGTGTGATGACACTAAAAAGTGTGACGTTGAAGAATCAAAGGACAAAGCAAGTAAATCTGCTGAGGATGGTGATCCAGACGAAGGGGCTGAAAAGTCTCAATCTAATAAAGTAGAAAAAGATGATGAAGATGGTGACATTGAGGAATCAGCTAAATCTACTAAGGATGTGGAGGATGACAAGCAAGACCAAGCTGAAAAGTCAATTGATGAACCAGAAGATAAATCGTTGTATTTAGATGCTGTCAACAAGTCATTAGACATTATTAACTCATTAGTTGAAAAATCAGTTAATGTTAAACCAATGGCAGTTGCTAAATCAATTGCACCAGCAAAGGAAAGCGTTGTTAAGTCAGTTATTGATGATTATAACGACAATGTTGTTTGTGCTAAATTAGGTGCAGCATTATATGCCCTTGAAGACGCTTTCTGTGATGCTCGTTGGGACAACAATGGTGATGATAGCAAGTACTTAGATGATGTTCGTACTGCACTAGCAGAATTTACTAAGATTATGGATAATATTGAAGCTGATACTGATGACCAAGTTGCTAAGTCAGTTAAAGAAGACAAGGAAGATGAAGCTGAAAAATCAGTAGAAGCTCCTAAAGATGATGAAGCACAAAAGTCTGCTAAAGAATCAACTGAAAAAGATGATGATGAAGAAGACGAAGATGTAGAAGAATCAAAGAAGTCAGATGACAAAAAAGATGATGAAGCTAAGAAATCTGTAGAAGAAGCAGATGATAAAGCTGAAAAATCAATTGAAAAGTCCGAAGATGAAGTAGAAAAGTCATTACCAGAATCTAAAGCTGTTTCTTATGATGAAGGTGAAGAACCAGAAGAAGAATCAACTGGTGTTTCTAAGTCAGCATTGCAAGATGTTATTGCAGATTCAATTAACGACTTGGAAAAATCACAATTATCTATTAATCAAAACCGCGTTAACAAGCTCCGTGAACTTGCCAAATCAGTTGGTACTGGTGAAGATGATGTTGAAAAGAGCTTTATTGAACAATATAACGAAATTTAGCTAATAGACTAAACAGATTACTATATTATAAATAGAGACAAATTAGAAGGGAAGAATAGAAATTTGACTGAATTAAAGACTAAAGAAGCTCGCAAGAGTTACTTTGAACTAAATAAATCAATCACAGAAAATAAACAAGTTTCTGATACGATTGCTAAAGCGTTCACCGCTGGTACTGGTATTACACCAGAAACACAACCAGATGGTGCTGCATATCGTTTGGAATCATTAGACCATAACTTAAATATCGCAACATGGGGTGACATTGATTACACCATTTATAAGGATATCTTCCGTCAACCAGTTAAGCAAACTGTTCAAAAGTATACAGTTTACTACTCACATGGTCGTAGCGGACATCAAATGTTCCAAAATGAAATTGCTAAGCTCCAAAGTAATGAACCACATGCAAAACAACAGACCGTAAATATCAAGTTCCTTGTTGATACTAAGGGTGCAAGTTTTGCCATGAACATGGTTGATACTACGGTTGATACCACGACATTACTTGAAATTTCAGGTGTTAACAACTTAGCTAAGGCTATTGAATATGGTATCTTCTATGGTGATTCAGACTTAGCAGCCCAAAAGGGTGAAGGTCTTGAATTTGATGGTTTGAGTAAGTTAATCTACGAACACAACCACTTAGATGCTAAGGGTACTTCACTTACACCAGCATTGCTTAACAAAGCAGCAACGCAAATTGGTCATGTAGGATTCGGTGTTGCAACAGATGCTTACATGCCTATTGGTGTTAAAGCAGACTTCATTAACCAACACTTATCAGCACAACGTATCTTAATGCCAAACGCAGCAGGACACGGTATGCAAGTTGGCTTTGATGTAGCTCGCTTCATCTCAGCTCGTGGTGACATCAATCTGCATGGTTCAACGATCATGGACTTGGATAATGTCCTTGACACAGATACTGTACTGGATGTTAATGCTCCTAAAGCACCAGAATTGGTTGCTAAAGCAGAAACAGGCAAGGGTGGTAACTTCTTAGCAGAGGATCGTACATTCACTGATAAGGATGGTGTAGATCATGTATTGCTCAACAAAGAAGTTGGTACAGAACTTGAATATCGTGCAGTTGCAGTTGGATCATCTGATTCACTTCCTACAGACGTTGTTAAAGCTACGCCAGCAAATGCTACTGATGGTGTTAAGCTGACAATTACGCTTAACCGTTTGGCATCTGTGCTTCCGGACTACGTAGCAATCTACCGTAAGTCACAAGTTCCGGGTGATGATCAATTCTTCTTAATTGACCGTATCCCTTACAGTGAATTTGATGGTGCTACACAATCATATGATTATGAAGACCTTGGTGCTACTATTCCGGGTACTGCTGATGTGTTTGTTGGTGAATTGAAGCCAGAAACTATCCGCTTGCTTGAATTAGCTCCAATCATGAAGTTCCCACTGGCAATCCAAACGACTGCTACGAACTTCGCAATGCTCTGGTATGGTGCTATGCAACTTACCTTCCCTAAGCGTTGGGTACAAATTCATAACGTGTTGTACAACTCACAGTTTGATGATACACGCTTTGCCTAGTCATAAAGGCTAATTAAAGAGTTAAGACTTTTAATGGTCTTAGCTCTTTTTTAATAGAGAAAGGAGATAAAGAATGGGAAAATATGATGACTTAATTGACCACCTAGAATACGGGGGTAGTAATACACTATATGCTGGTAATCCAGACTTAACGTTTGGCAAGGACTTTAGAGAAGTTACCCTAGACTCACTGGGAGTTACTATTAGTGTTATTAAAGAAGAGCTACTCGGTATGAATGAAGACCTAGTTGACCCTACTACTAATGAACCATATTCAGATCAGTTCTTTCAGGATATGCTAGAACTAGCTGTTAGTGAGACAGAAAAGAAGTTTGACTTTGTAATCCGCCCACGCTTAGTTATGGATCGCTTAGATTACCACCGTAATGACTTCACTGCTAATATGTTCATCAATTCAAATGCACGCCCTATTCTACATGTGGAACAAGCTAAGCTCTATTACAATGAACAGAGTGTTATGGACATGCCAGACTCATGGATTAAAGTTACTAACCGTATGGGACAATTACAGGTGCAACCGTCTACCTTATTTCAAGGACTGAATCAAGTAATTAATCCACTAATTTATCCTATGGGTGGTATACCTTACATGGGTAATCCATCACCATTTAATGAAACAGAGTATGCTCCACAAATGATTGGTATTGCCTATATTGCAGGAATGATGCCACAACCAGATGATGAGGTTGGAATTAATCGTGATTGGTATATTCAACCAGATGTCATTCGGTATATTGGTAAACTAGGCGCTATTGAAGTGCTAGAACGTTTTGGTCGTACTATTCTTGGCCCCGGTATTGCATCATACTCAACTAGTTTTGATGGTATGTCCTCAAGCATTGACTCTACTCAAAGTGCTGAAAATAGTGCTACTGCTGGTGAAATTCGTAACCTTAAAGAGGATATGAAAGATATTGAAGCAGGTATCCGTAACTTCTATGGTGCATATAATATTGGTTTAATTGGATAAGGCGGTGAATAGACATGGCAAATAATGGTAATCCTAATTATACCAAACGTAATGTACAACCATTTCAAATTGTACAAAATCATGTACAACTTATTCAGCGTAATGCTATTTCATGCACGTGGGAACAAGCAATGAAGTGTCCATGTGTGGATATTCAAACAGGACAACCAAAGCCTAATTGTCCAGTATGCCATGGTCAAGGATTTATCTATTATAATTCAGTTGATGTAGATATCTCATTGTATTCCGATGAAAAGAAATTAGCAGTCACTGAGTCAGGAACTACTAGTTTAATGGGTACCGAAGCTACCCCACAGATTACAGTCAATGGTGTAGAACAGGGCATGAAAGTTGGAGACCGTATTACTGTTAATGGCTGGGATACAGTAGAAAATTATGTATTTAATGTTACTAAGAGTAGACTGAATAATAAGATGTTTCTACCTTATAAGGTAGATAAGATTATTGATGCTTATGTAATTAGTAATAATGTTCTTACTAAACTAGATGTTAACACTAGTTTTAGCTTAGAAGATAATCTACTTGAGATTAAAGATGATTCTTTACTGAATGCCACAGTTTCACTTAATTTATCTGTAATTAAACGTTTCTATATTGTGTATATGGAAAAAGAGCTACGGTACCTACAGGTATCTAAAAACTCTGATAAACTTTGGGCAACTGGACGTGGAAATAACTATTTAACTTATGACCAAGTTAAAGAAGGAAAATTTCCTAATGGTGTACAGGTATTTAGAATGTCACCTAAATTATTACTTAGACGTGAAACCCTTTATTTTTCTAATACTAATTTAATTAGTAGTGAGACTGATAATAATATGGTAATTAATGACCCTAATGTATCAGCAATGAATGACTTCTTAGGGAGTGATTAAGTATGGGTGATTCCTTTGGAGTATCAAAATTCTTAGAGGAACGGGTTGAAGAAGTTAAATCTGATTATACAAATAAGTTAAAGAAAACCTTAGCACAGGAAGTTGGAGCTAATAACATTAGAGCTTCTGATGATACTATCTCTATTACCTATAAAATATTAGATCAGCAACAACAGGAGCAAGGATCAGGTGGCTTTATTGATCTCAAACCATACTTTGCTAATTCTAGTAAGGCTAAGCCTAAAAAAGATGGTGGCTGGTATATTAAGGTGCCTGTAGGTGGTCAGCAGAATACCACTAAGATGCGTCAAGCCTACGGACGTAAGTTATGGGACGAAATAAGTCATATGGACTTTGGTTCCACTGGTGGTGGCAATGCTGATATAGATCGAGTTAGAAAGGCTCTCACAGGTAGCACAAATGGTGGTGGTGGCTTTCTAAACTATGATTGGAAGTCTACTAACATAACTAGAACTCAAGCTGGATCTGGACGATATGGACACTATACTACCTTTAGAACCGTTAGTGATAAATCTAGTCCTACTTCATGGATTGTAGGCAGGCAAGGTATGAATAATAAAGTCAGCTCATATGATAATGGTGAAGAGATAGCTAAAGTGCTTATGCAAATAATCAGCAAAACAGCGTCAAGTATTAAAATTTAGGAGGTGTAGTAGGTTTTGCCAATTTCTCTCGTAGATCAGCAGTTAAGTAATGAAATATCCTCATTATTAAAGGGTATTCTATCAAATTACTATATTATAAATAGGGACATATTAGCAGAGTTACCAGATGATGTATCACAACCCTTTATAGAAACTTATGGAATAGGGGAAGGCTACAAGGGCGTTAATATACCAATTTACTTTAATTTTCCAGACACTCCCCCAACAACTGCATTTGTGTTAATTCAGTATGAGGGTGGCGAGGAAGATACAGATTCTACATCTCTAGGAATGGTTCAAGGATCTATGGGTTCTACCTATTCTAAAGATGGTGTTTCTGAGAAGTTAAAGGTACATGTTGATACCTCTGGTGATTCTCCGAAGGCATTCATAACTCCAAGCAAAACACCATATAGTGTTGCTGGGGTACAGCAAGTTAGTAAGTACAACCTAGAAGATGATGGAAATATTTATGTTAAGTATTTTGACCTGTACAAGGATAATGATATTTACTTAGATGTTACTTACTATCCTAAAGCAGATAAGGGTAGTGATTATATTCCTCTAGGTACTGTGCTTAATGAGAAGGTGACTGTTGACTTTATAGCATCAAATACAAATACCATTAGATGTCTATCTGCATTAATGACATACATTAGTATTTATCTACGTACTACCTTAGAGAATAATGGAAATGTATTCCTACCTAAAGTTGTTTTAAATGGTATGGATTTGTTAGAAGATATTACATCTGCTACTGATTCTGCTGAGGGACAACAGTTAAGGTATCGTAGAATGGAGATTACTTATAAGGTAACGCAATCCATTAATATGAGTGCTGTAAAGAAAATAGAGGACATAGATATAAATAAGGAAGGTATCAGCTAATATGACATTAAACAAAAAGAAAACTGCACCGAGGAAGCTATACTCCTTAGATGCGTTTATCCAGTCCGCCATAGAATCACCTAAATATAAGGGTGTTTCTAAAGTCAAGTTGGCAGGCTTTAAATCTTTGATGGTACAACAGGACAAACAGTATGTATATGATGAATCCGAGTATGTACCAGAACTTGACAAGTATTTGAAATAGAAAGGAAGATTAATTAATGGATTTAACTACCCTAGAAGAATCAATGAAAAAGATTTTTCCTAAGACATATAATTCACGTCCACACGTAGAAGTTGGATACGATGATTCAGCATTATCTAACAGTTCATCTGATTCAGATAAGAATATTTTCTTACTTGGGTCAGCTACTGATGGTGATCCAAGTAAAATCTATGAAGTTAACTCAAGCCTGATGGCTCGTTCCATCTTTGGCTCTGGTGACTTGGTAGATGCAATGGAGGTTATCTGGGATCCTTCAAGTAGCGGTACACAAAATGGTGGTACAGTTTTTGCCATGCGTGTTGAAAATGCTACTCAAGGAACACTTAAAAATGGTGTTGTAACATTTAAATCTAAAGTATTTGGTTCAAACGCTAATAAGATTGCTTTAGCGCTTGATAAAGATGCTATTACAAATGCTTACCGTTTGACTGTTAACTATCCAGTTAAGAACTACAGTACAACATATACTAACATTGGGAACATCTTTTCATTGTCATACATTGGTACCGAAGCATCTGCAGCTTATAAGGTTGATGGTAGCTTAGGTAATGCTACAAGTTTTGAACTATCAGTTGGTAATGACACTGCCAGTTTGGCTCCAGTTGCTACCTTTGATATTTCAAGTGGTAACTATGATAGTGTTTATGACATTATTGAAGCTATTAATAAGATCCCGGGATTCCAAGCAGCACCACTTAAATCAGCTTACTCAATCTCAGCTTTCAAGTTGGATGCTACTGCTGATCGTGTACAAGTTAAGAACTCAGATGAACCAGCAATTGTTACATCACTCTATGGCGATCTAGAAAACGTTCTGGAAGATGACACTTATGTAGGTGTATCAGTATTATATGATGATCCTTCTAAGATTCAAGACCCAGAAAATGTTACTGCAACGCCAACTAATGATGGTGCTAAGGTTACTGCAACTGATAGTGAACGGACTGGTATTACTCCATTTGAACTTACTAATTTATCTGGTGGTACTGACGGTGTTGTTCCTACAAGCTGGGCTGATAAGTTTAATAACATTATTGGTCATAATGTCTATTACATTGTTCCATTAACTGCTCAAGAAAACGTTCATGCTGAATTGCGTGAGTTCCTAAATGAACAAGACTTATTGGGTTATCATTATATTGCCTTTGTTGGTGGTGGTTACAATGAAAACTATACTAAGGCTATTTCACGTCAAGCAGCATTACGTTCTAACCGAATTGCATTAGTTGCTAACTCAGGATACTACACAGCATTGAATGGTGCTACTGTTCATATTCCGGGTTATATCATGGCAGCCTTTGTAGCTGGTACTTCATCAAGTCTTCCAGTTGGATATGCCGTTACTAACAAGTACCTTGGTCTAACTAGTTTGGATCAAAACTTCTCTGGTGATGAACTTAACCAATTGGACGCATCAGGTATCATTGCTATTGAAGCAGTTATCAACCGGAATGCTAGTGGTGGATTTGCAATCGTTGAAGATGTTACTACGTATAACTCAACTAATGAACCTGTTAAGAACTTGATTTCACTACAAGAGTTAACAGACTTCCTATTTGATGACTTACGTGTTTCGATGCGTGAAGATTACATTGGTAAGCCACTATCAACCTTGTCTGGTCAACAAATTTCATCATACATTTCAACATTCTTATCAAAGCGTGTTGCATCTGGTATGTTGGCATCATATGATCCTAACGACATTGAAGTTGATATTGTTGGTAACACTGTAATGGTTGTTTTCTCTGCAGCGCCTGCACGGGAAGCTCGCTTGATTGTGGTTAAAGGTACTTACACTAACTTCACAAGCACAACAACCTCAGCGGGTTAAATCACCACTGATGATATAATAAAGGTAGCTTATTATATCGAGAGAAGGATGATTTAATTGGGAAGACGTTTAACTAACGAAGAGTTCACAGAACGGGTTTATAACTTAGTAGGTAATGAGTACACATTTGAAGAACCCTATAAGGGAAACAGAGAGAAGCTACTGGTGAGACATAGCAAGTGTGGTCATACCTATAAAGTTGCACCTTATGCTTTTAAATCTGGTAGAAGGTGTCCTTATTGTCTGAATAGAAATGTATTAAATCAAGAGCAGTTTATTGCTGAAATCAAGAAACACTTTGGTGATAGATATACTGTTGTGGGCAAATACATTAACAGGAGTACTAAAGTTAAAATGCACTGTAATAAGTGTGGTACAACTTGGAATGCTCTCCCGACTACCCTACTAAGTGGACATGAGTGTGAAATTTGTTCCTATAGGAAGCGTGGAGACAATAGACGGTATACAAAAGAACAGTTTGTAGAAAATCTGGAATCTAAATATCCTCATAAATACACTATCATAGGTGAGTATAAAGGAGTCCACAAGCCTATAGAAGTAATTTATAATCATTGTGGTCACACTGGATTTGTAGACCCATCTAATCTACTAATTGGATATGGGTGCCCTATTTGTAAGAACTCTCGTGGTGAACTACTTATTGCTAAAGTATTAGATAGTTTAAATATTAAATATCAAGCTCAAAAGTGTTTTGAAGGTTGTAAGGATAAAAGAATGCTTCCCTTTGATTTTTATATTCCAGAGTATAATACATGTATTGAATATGATGGTATCCAACATTATGAACCACGTAGCTTTGGTGGATCAGACGAGGAAACTATTGAGAACTATAATATTCAGAAATCACATGATGTTATGAAAGACAAATTTTGCAAAGCAGAGGGAATCCTTCTAGTCAGAATACCTTATAGTGTTAAAGAGTTTGAAGATTTAAAAAATATTATACTAGATAATATAGTTTTTAAAACTAGAAAGGATTGTGATTAAAATTAGTACAGAAGCCGGACAAACAGTTTCAACTGGGAATCGTATCTACATCATGGCTAAGAATACATTGATTGGTCGTGCTCAATCACTTACCGCTGATGTATCATTTGGTACAGAAGGGGTTTATGAATTAGGTTCAATTATGCCACAGGAACATGTATACTTAAAGTATACTGGGACTGTAACACTTGAACGTTTCCGTATGATTGATTTAAACTTTGCTAACTCATCATTGGGAATTGCAGCACTTGGTGAGGATATTCTCCAAAAAGATGTCATTGACATTAACGTTATGGATGATATTACAAAGGGTGTTATTGAAACATATCGTGGATGTACTGCTGATTCACACAACACGTCAATGCGTGCGAACCAGATTGTTACAGAAAACATGCGTTTCTTCTTCCTAACATGCTCTACACAAGGAGCATAAACTAATTAAATTAAGAGACAGCTATCTTAACGGGTGGTTGTCTCTTTTTCTATATTAAATGATAGATAATTCAGACTTAACAGATAAAAAGGCGATATATTGTATAATTAGATTAGAGTTTAAATTTAATTATATAGAGGGAGACATATAAATGGCTTTATCAGAAGAAGAAAAACGTAAGGCAATGCAGCAATTGCGTGACCAAGATAAACAACGTCAAGCAAAAGAAGCGGAAGCTAATAAAGATGCTAAACCAGTTGATGTAATTAAGCAGGAATCTAAGGACGATAAGGATGCCATTATTGAATCATTAAAATCTCAGATTGCTAAGAAAGATGAAACAATTGGTAGTTTAAAGAGTCAAGCTAATGATCAATTTAGTGAAAAGACATTCTTGCAGGAGAATGAAGCGCTTAATGCAGTTCTTAAAGGTAATGATGGTAAGAACTTTGTTAAGGAATATAACTTAGATGTTGAAAATAGTGATAACAAATTACATTTCATTGTTAAGATGCACTTACCTAATGTTATGGAAATTTCAGCTATTGAACAGGAATTTGTAGACTTAACTAAGGGGCGTGGAAATAGCTTTAGTCAAACTAACCAAATGTTATTCCGTGCCATCTCATACTTCCGTGTAGTGGGAGATGAAGTTCCAGAATGGTTTAAAGACCCAGAAAGTACCTACCGTTGGGATATTATCCTAAGTACATGGTTGGATTACGAGGAATGGGAAGACTCCTTTCGAGACCAGCAATTCAAGTAAAAACAACCCAAATAGTAACCCTAACCTACCAAGAGCAATTAATGAACTTGGGGGTATGGAAAAAGTAGCTCGGTCTACCGCTGGTCGTAACATGTGGCTTATTATGAAGATGTTTAATGCACTTCCTAATGACCCATTAATTAAAAGTTTAACTTATGCTCAACGTGAGTTTATTGTGGCAAGTATTACACAGGATAATCGTGAAGCAGAACTTGGTGACAACACTAAGGAAGTTTCGCATGTAGTTGATAACTCAGACTACAAAGATAAGTTCTACTCTAATGATAATATTGATCTGCTTGAAGATGGGGATAACTTAGATGATATCTACAATCAAGTTCAAAAACTTACTAATGATCCTAGATTTGAAATGGACATTGATAACAAGATTGAACATGCTTTGGAAGATAAGAAGTCTGAGAATAAGAATGCAGATCAAATCATTAAAGAATCATGGGATAAAATTGAACAGGATGCTAAGCAAGCTATTAGTGATGAGGAATGGGCTGAAATCTAAAGAGGGGAAGTGATCTAGTGTCCGACAGCAAAGATGTCGATCTGAATATAAAATTTAATGCTAATGAAGTATTATCACAAATTCGTCAAGTAGACCAAGCAATTGCAAACACACAGAATAGAGTTAACCAGCTTAATCGAAAAGCAAGTAACAACAATGGCACTATTTCTGCCCGTGACCAAGCTAATGTTGCTGGACAACTTGGTGACTCCCAAGAGATGCTCCGAGCAATTCAGGAGCTTTCTAAGGTAACAGCCCAGACACTGGACTATCAACGTGCTAATCATGCTGATACTAGTACTGTGTCTAATAACCAAAATGTTTATAAGATGTTACAAGATGCTTTGGATCGTGGACACTCCTCAATTGGATATAGTCAAACCACAGGCAATGTCAACCCTAATGAATCCTTTCAGCAGACTCAAGGTTATAAGACAAATGCTTCAAAAGCGTATAGTAATTATAATGATACTGATTTACAGCATGAGCGTGATGAGTTAAACCGTTCCATGAAAGACTTTGTAAGGTCTATCAGCTTACAAGTTGGTAATACCTCAAGGTCAATCACTCGTACATCAGGTACACTAGATACAACTATTCGATCTGGACACATGTCTGGTGAACGCTATGACAAGTATAATAATGGTTTTGCTACTGCTAATGAAAATATTAAATCTACCAGTGTTTCTATTGATGATAAAATTAGAGAATATACAGGTAGACGTGATCAAGTCCAAGGCAGAATTGATAGCATTAATAACAATAATGCTAAAGGACAGTATTCACGAGATGATGCTAGTGAGAAAGCCGCAGCCACTGAACAGGTTAAAGAGATTCAAAAGAACATTGATTCTCTACGAACTTTCCGTGAGCAACTTGATAAAGCTAGTGACACTAATAAGACTAATCAAAACAAGCTAAATACAGCGGTAGATTCAGATGCTGTTGGTGTTGATCCCTATAAGAACTCATTAAGAGGGATTATTAATAGTCGTCTTCCATCTATTGGACGTGGGGCGGTTGCTGCAGGGACTGCTACTGCTACTGGGTTAGTTTCCTCTGGTAGTCAAGCCCGTCTGCAAATGGAAGAGCAAGTTAATCCAATTATGTATGCACAGGCACAGCAAAATGGTGTCACTAAACATGCAGATAATACAATTGAGAACAACCTAGCAGACATTAGTAAAAAGAATGGTACTAACTACAAGCAAACAGAAATGGCTCAATTTGCTAGTGCATATACTGGTAGTACAGGTAACTCAAACTATCAATCAGGTGCTAATAATTGGTCACAGTTTGCTCGTTATAGTGGAGTATCAAATGATACTGCTCTAGCTCTAGAAAACACTGTTGGTCAGTCTGGTGGTGGTAGTGATTCCGCAGCGGTCACTCATGCTATTCAGAACTCTATTACTAATTCTGGTATGACTGCTAAAGCTAATGTGCAGGGACAAGCTCTTAACTCCCTTATTAGTAATGCTTCTAACCTAAACTTATCTAAGACCAATATCAAAGATATGGCTGGTTTCCAAGGAATAATGGCCAAACAAGGTTCTGATCTCCAAGGACAAAATGGTGCTAATGCTCTTACCGCTACTACTAAAGCAGTAACTAATTTTAATGATCCAGTTGCTCGTATGTGGTTTGGTGGTAACTCAGATAAGTACCAAGGTGTTGATGGACAAGTTAAGTTAATGGATGATATGCAACAAGCTGCTAAAGATCCATTAAAACTTAATAACCCTATTGCTCGTGGATTGGCAAGCAACCATGGTAATGTTGAACGTACTGCTGGACAGTTATCACAAATGGCTCAAGCTAATGGCCAAGACCTAACAGTTGCACAAGCTCGTAAGCTGATTAACTTGCAAAAGAATGGTCAGTGGACTAAAAAAGCTGTTAACGATATTGTTAAACCTAAAGGCAAGAGTGATAAGAATAAAGCCCAGTATGATAAATCTGGTGTAGCTACTATTAATGCCAAGGAAGCTATTATTCAAGCAGCTTCTATTAAATCTAGTCAAGCTATGGATACTCCTCGTGCTATTGGCAATACCCTTATGGGAATGAGTAGTGGTTTAACCGCTACTATGTTGACTGGTGGTAGTATTGGTGCATCAGCACTCCAAAGTATTGGGGGTACTGCTATTGGTAGTATGTTCCAAGGTAAAGGTGAACATACTGCTCCTCGTGGTGGTCGTCACATGGATAAATCAGGTAGATTTACTAGTAGGGTAGGGTCAAAAATTAGGAGCACTGCTTCTACTATTGGTGAATCAGGAATATTTAAGGGTGCCACTAAGTATGCTAAGCGTGCTGGCGGGTTCCTTAAAAATAGTAGAATTGGTGGATTTGCAGTAAGTGTAGGAACTGGTATTCTCACCCATGGTAAGAGTTTAAAATCTAGAACAATGCAACGATTTGCACGTAATGGTTCTCACTTTGCAACTAAGGGTGCAACCAAAGAAGCAGAATCAGTTGCTACTCGTGCTACTAGATTTGCTAAAACCAGTAGAGCATCTTCACTGCTAAGCAAGGGTGGCAGCGTTCTAAGAGGTGCTGGTAAAATTGGTGGTGGAGCATTAAGTGCTGCGTTAGCTGTTGGTAGTATCTACACTGATTTAAAAACCACTAAAAAAGGTTCTAAAGAACGTCATAAAGCAGTTGGATCATCAGTAGGTTCAGGTGTTGGTGGTACAGTTGGTTCTGTACTTGGATCAGCACTTGGCCCCCTTGGTACAATAGCTGGGGGTGCAGCAGGATCATGGATTGGTGGAAAAATTGGTGGATTTGCTGGTGGGCTACTGCCTGCTAATAATAAAAAGAGTGTTGTTGAACGTGCCAAAGAGAAACAAAAGAAGGATATGAAAAAGTTCTTTGGTGGGGATAAAGATGATAAGAATCTAACTAAGATGGGTAAGAGTAAGAACACCAGCAACAATAAGAAAAATGATGTTCTTAGTCGTGCTAAATCCCTGCTCAAAGGTTTCAATGATATGCTTGACAAAGCCCTTAAAGTTATTGCCGCAGCCAAAGAGATTAAAGGCGGAGACTCTAATAGTGACTCAGACTCTAATTCTGATGTAACTGGAACAAGTGGCAAAGGCTCAGAAGCACTTAAAAGCATTGCAAAAAAAGTTGGTAAGGATTTGGGGGTTGACCCAAGCTATATCTATGCACAACTAGCGTTAGAATCAGCAGATGGAACATCCAAATTGTCTTCCCACAATAACTTTGGTGGTATAAAGTACCAAAGTGGGGCAGCCGGTGAAACAAAAGGGTCAATAAGTCCAGAGCATGATGCCTACGCATACTTTGACTCAACAGATGCTTTTGCCAGTAAGTATGAAGCAACATTAAAGAGTAAAGGAATACAGAACTCATCAAGCCTAGAAGACTTTAATAATAAGCTCAAAGCTGGTGGGTATTATACAGATAACTCTGCGCATTACTTATCTATGTTAAAGTCAAAAGTAAAAGACTATAATGCTATGGGTGGTGTAAAACTTCATTCCACTGGTGGTATGAGTATTGCTAACCAAGCCACTTATGCTAATGGTGGCAACGTCTATGGTGAAGCTGGTACCGAAGCATATGTTCCATTAAATGCTGGACACTTCTATGATGGTATGTCTACTGTTAATGATCTAGCTGGTATGTTTGGCAAACGTCTGGTAGATCATAGCGCTACTGATAATTCAAGTAATGCACGTAATGTTTCTGTATCACCATCTTATAACATTAATATTGATGCTAGTGGTAGTAATGGTGTTGATGAGAATAAGATTAAACAAGTGGTTATGCAAGCATTACAGTCCTATACTAATGATATTAAAAATCAAACTACAAGTGCATTCTTTGGTAATGCCTTTGTACAATAAAATGATACCTCTCGGTTTATTCTGGGAGGTATTCCTACATAATCCTAAGTAAAAGGAGAAAATTATGAGAAATTTATATACACTTAAAGCAAATATGACCATTACTTTTTATACTGTAGATGGATCATATCCTGTTGTATCTCGTGCAGTTGATAATCAAGTTAGTCCGGGTTCACACCAAGCATTTTATAATGGATTAATATCATTTCAAACTAAAAATGATACTAGCGAAGATATTCCTACAGCAACCATTGTATTAACTGATGACTATGACTGGTCATCTATTCTAGTTCCTAATGACTATGTGGTAATTACTGCTGGTTATCGTGGAGACATGCCATACTCTGATAAAAACACAACTGTTAACAGTACTCTTTACTGTGGACTAGTTACTGATATCATGAAGACTGGTAGCTACGGGGATAATAATGCTAACAGAACCTTTACCATTACAGTACAAGGAATGGCCAAGGTTCTACAAAGTATGAACCTATCTACTTTCTCTGAAATTACATCTACATTAAATGGATACCAAATGTTACCTGATGATGAAAAGACAGGGATTGCTTTTTCCGGTAAGTCCTCTGCTGTTTTAATTGATGAAGTTTTAAAAAAGTTTATTCTTAACAACAATGAGTATACAAAGTATTTATTCCAAGATGAAAATGGTCAACAGTTCTCATTGGAATCATTACTACAAACACAATTGCAACCTAACACAGATGAAGCCTTTGCAAGTAATAGTAATAATCAGTTTATGAACTATAATGGTACTATTCTGCAAATGGTTAAAGATATGGCTGTACGCCCTTTTAATGAGTTATATTGGACACATGAGCAAGGTGTAGCTACTCTTCATTATCGACCAACACCATTTGAGCAGTCTGAATGGACAGCATTAGAAGAGATCGACCTTAGTTCAGATAACATTATTTCTGAGGAAGTACGTGCTAATGATGCTGAGCAGAGTTCTATTTTTAAACTATTAGCCACTGATGATGCAGGTTCACAATTAACAACTACTGGATTTTCTGGATCAATTTATCCATTAACTAATAGAGCGTTGATTCAACGATATGGGTATAAAACAATGGAAGTTCAAACCCCATATTTCAGTGGTGAATCTAACTCTGATGATTCCTCCTATGGTGGAACTAGTGAAGCTGGTAAAGGTAAGACTGAATCAGAAGCTCAACTTCATTATCCCTCATATGGTAATATTCAAGATTACTTTGCTTTAGCTCGTGGAGTAAATGGAACAGATGATTATGATGTGCCCCCAGAACATGGTGGCAACCACACTTATGATTCCTTGTTAAGTTCACTTAAAGGTGGGGCTAGTCAATCAGCATTTGTATCACAAGCTACTGATACTGGATTTATATCAGAGACACAAGCTAACAACTTATATGCTAAATATAAATCTTCTGGTAATGGAACTCTCAATAAACAAGCGTACCTTTCGATCGTTGCACCTAACTATAATCCGACATCTACTAATGTTAGTTACAGCTCTACTTATTTAAAGAGTGTTAGTAAAATGAAAGATGACCCGGAGAAAGCTGCCATGGAGCTTATGCAGGAATCTAAATATACCTTGGGTTCTAAGCAGGCTTATGATCTAGTACAGGCAGCTATTGCAAGCAAGGGTAATGTAAGTAAGGCAACCTACCAAAAGATACTTGGTGAAGGTTATAACGCTAAACAAGATGGTGTTGACATATTATCAGCAGATGGTAGTGGGAATCAAGACGCTGTTTCTCTACTTTTCCAAATGTATACACAAAAACTATTTAACTGGTATGCAGATAACAGTAAGTTTCACTCAGGAACAATTACAGTGCAAGGAACATTAGGCATCGAAAATGGTAAGCGTCTAGTGGTCTATGACAACAAAGAAAAAGTATACTGGGAGTACTATATTGAGTCAGTAGGGCATAACTTTAGTTACACTCAAGGCTGGACAACTCAAATTGGTGTTACCCGTGGGTTAGCCTTACCTAATCAAGGTGATACTACTAGGCGTTATGGATTCCCTTATAGTTTTTGGGGAACCTATGAACAATTTGTTGGTGGATACTTTGGTGAACAATCTATGGCTGATGCTGTGGCTGCTGCTGATTCTGCTAGTGGAGGTAGTGATGATACCTCTGGTGGTAGTGTTAGTGGTGGTGGAGATGATAAGTTTAGTTCTGGGGGTAAAACAGCTACAAAGGCTGTTGAACTAGCTAGTGGATTGAGTAAAAAAGCTGGAGCTGGTAGCTATAATCAAAGTTATCATACCCAAGACCCGTTTAATATGAGTAGTCCAAAAGGTGATTGTTCTAGTCTTGTGTACTTTGCATATAAACACGCAGGCGTTAATTTAAGCAATGGTGGATGGACTACATGGAAACTGGCTAAAAGTGATAAACTAAAAACTATTGGTAGCTCTGGTAGTAATAAAGATGATGTTTATAAAAAGATGCACGTTGGTGACTTAATATTTTTCAAGACAACTGCAAAAGATGATAGCCATGTTGGGTTAGTTATGAGTGATGGAATCATTGCTTGGAATACTAAAAAGGGGGTCTCTACCTTCTCATTAAAGAGTTCAAATTATTGGTGGAATGCGTGGAGGGGTCATTGCATGAGACTAAAAGAGTAAAAGTGTCTATTAAGTATATAGTAGAGCAGGGATTAAGTTCTCTGCTCTTTTCCTATATTAAACTCTAGTCAATTAAAATACAGAGAATAGTATTAAAACTATGCTAAAATAGATTTATAAGGAAATGAAAGGCAGGGTGTAATCTTTGGCAAATGTAATTATTCCTAAATCAGAGAACCCTCTTAGAATGCAAGCTAGTCTTGGAGGAAAAAATGTATTTAGATCAACCTCTGGTCTAGATGGAAACAGTTACCTATTATCAGGGACTGTATCAAAGGTTTACTACCAAAAAGGAACCCTTGATTTTAAATTAGACGGGTCTAATATCCCAGTACAGGTTGTTGAAGGTGATGATGGTACATTTAGTGCCCCTATCCCAGTAGACTTCTTTGGGGAGAACTCAGAAGGTCAAACATATGGGCATTACCGGCCAATACAAACAGGAAGTAAAATTGTAGTTGCTTATCTTAGTGGTAAGTTAAATAATCCTATTGTTATTGGTGTATACCCTAGTGACTCTGCTAGTTATGAATTAGTAGGGGGTATTAGTCGTAATACCCAAGACGATACACAGGAAGATGTGCAAGACGAAGTACTAAGTGAAAAGCATGTATATCCAAGTGGACAAATCCTATATCGTGCAGGTTCTGGGGATATAGCAGAGAGTTTACAAGGTAAATCATTTAGACTGATTCAACAAGATTCTATGGGGTATATGGACGACATTTGGTATACCTATGATGCTCTAGGGCTATTTAATGATGGTAATAATGATCCAATTACATCTAAACAAACATTGGCTGGATCATGGTTATTAGTTCATGAAGATAATAACCAAGCTAATGATGAAGCAGATGGACATATGACTCGCTTCTATGTTGATCCACACGGTAAATTCCAGATGGTCTTTGGTAACTATAATGATGCAAGTAACCTTGCAGTCTTAGAAGGTTCTAAAGATGCTGGATTCACCTTAACTAAGTTTTATGATAGTAATGAACCAACAGATAGCTCAAAAGACTATGTAATGATGACCCTTGGTGATGAAAACAAGTCAATTAAGTTTACTGCTAGTTCAGAAGCAGAATCTGCTGATCAATCATCTACTCTAGAAGTTAAGTCTGATGATGTCTATGTGAACGGTAAGAAACTTAGTGATTACATTAATGGAGTCACTAATATTGATGATGCTCTTAAAAACTCAGATGAATACAATAGTACTAAAGACAAAGTAAATCAAGCTACCAATGACATTAGTGAATTATCTAAGCAAACAAGTGAAGCAGGAATTGTTGCGAGCCAAGCAGCAGAACAGGCTTCTCAAGCTGGTGAAGCCGCAGCTCAAGCTGGTGTAGATGCTAAAGCAGCAGGTCAAGCAGCATTAGACGGTGCTAATGATATCAAGAATAAAATTATTTACTATACCTCTATCTCACCTGAATCTGATGGAGACAATTATATTCCGGGTAAGTTTATTCATCTAACTACAACTACACTGATTGATGAAGGTATTATTAAAAATGCCTATATTGAAAATGAAGCTGTTGATAACTCTAAGATTGCTAATCTAGCTGTTGATAGCGGTAAGATTACAGACTTAGCTGTTACTACTAGTAAAATTGCTAACTTAGCTGTTAACTCTGCACAGATTGCAGACTTGGCTGTTACAGATGCTAAGGTTGGTACCCTTAGTTTTGACCACATGATTGGACAGACATTAGATGCTAGTCAAATTAATGTGGTTAACTTAAAGGGTGAAAGCATTGAAGCTGGAACTATCAGAGCGGATAAACTTATTATTAATTCACTTGGTGAAATAACAAGTAATTTAGGTAGTGTTACTAACGGTGAAATTAATGCTGGTACTGATAGTAGTAGCTCAGTTGTCATTAAGAATCTACCAGCTGATAATCCTAATGAATATACACCACAAAAGAAATCAGATTTAAAACACCAGATTGCTGTGGTAGAATCACAAGCCAATGCTGCAATTTCATATGGCAATTCAACTGGTAATGATGTTACTGATGTTACTAAAGCTCGTGACGCTCTACTTAGTGGTACCTCAGAGTTGTTAGCAGATATGACAGCTACTACTTCTGCTAATGCAGATGATATTAGTAAGTTAATAAAAGCAGTTTCTGATGCTGTAACTGCATTTCAGAATACCGTTAATAGTTCACTATCAGCTAAAATTGGGTCAACTGCTGATGGTAAGAATGCCATTTATACAGGTACTAAAGCCCCTGCTTCCCCACATGAAAATGATATGTGGTTAAAAGATAATGGTGATGGCACAGTTAATATTCAGATTTATGGTAGTGGTGCTTGGTATACCCCAGCTCAACAAGCTATTCAACAAGTAGCAGACAAGGTAGATACATTGCCTAAATCATATTTTAGCATATCAATGCCAACAGGTACTGATTATAAAGATGGTGATTTATGGTATAAAACGACTACTGATAAAGATACTAACCGAATTGTATATACTGCATATAAATGGAATCATGATACTAATACTTGGGAACCTATGCTTGATCAAAATTCAAGTAAGAACTATGTAGGTTCTGAACCAGCTAGTCCGCTGGAAGGTGACTTTTGGATGGACAATGGTGTTCTCAAACAGTACCAATCTGGTACATGGACAACTATTCCTACTAAGGGTGATGATGGTGTAGCTGGTACTACTTACTACACTCATATTGCTTATGCAAATAGTGCAGATGGAAAAACTGATTTTAGCACTACTGCATTTACTGGATCAATCTACATTGGTCTGCTGAGTGATACAACTCAGGAGGATAGTACTGATCCTACTAAGTATACATGGTCAAAGATGCGTGGTGATGATGGTACTAATGGTAGAGATGGTATTGAAGGTAAGCCGGGTGCAGATGGTAAGTCAACCTATGTTCACTTTGCCTACGCTAATAGTGCAGATGGTAAAACCGACTTCAATGTTGAATACTTTTCTGGAGCACTCTATGTAGGTACCCTTACAGACACGACACAAGCAGATAGCAATACCTATACTGATTACACATGGGCACGTTTAAAAGGTGCTGATGGTGAAGCAGGGGCTAATGGGAATGGTATTGCATCTACTCTTATTGCTTATCAGGTAAGTACAGAGGGGACTGATGTTCCTAATGGTACTTGGGTTGATACAATTCCTACTATTCCATCAGGACAATATTTGTGGACAAGGACTACTATTACTTTAGATGATGGAACTGCTAAAGTTGCTTATAGTGTATCTAGAGATGGTAAGGACGGATCTGATGGTAAAGATGGTGTAGCAGGTAAAGACGGTGTTGGTTTATCAAGCACAACAGTAACTTACCAAGCAAGTGCTAATGGAAATACAGCACCAACGGGTACTTGGACTACTACAGTTCCTAATGTCCCTAAAGGACAGTACCTATGGACTAAAACAGTTTGGGCTTACTCAGATTCAACAAGTGAAACTGGATATAGTGTAGCTTATGTAGGTACAGATGGTAATGATGGTACAGATGGAGTTGCAGGTAAAGATGGTGTAGGTATTAAAACAACTACTATCACTTATGCGGTGTCAAGCTCTGGAACTACTGCACCAACAGAAAATTGGACTGCAACAATACCTGTAGCTAACCCCGGACAATATGTATGGACTAAAACTGTTTGGACGTATACAGACAATACATCTGAAACAGGGTATAGTGTTGCTAAGTATGGTACCAATGGTGCTAAAGGTGCAGATGGGTCTGATGGTAAAGACGGTGTTGGTGTATCTGGATCAACAGTTACTTATCAAGTTTCAGACAATGGGACAACTGTTCCAGCAGGTGATTGGGTAACTGCTATTCCAACAGTTCCAGCAGGTAAATTTCTCTGGACTAAGACAGTATTTAAATATACGGATAACACAAATAGCACTGCTTATAGTGTATCCAGTGCTGGTACTAATGGTACTAACGGTAAAGATGGATCTGATGGTAAAGATGGGCGTGGAATTAAATCCTCTAGTATAGCTTATCAATTAAGTAACTCTGGGGTAACGATCCCAACAGGAACTTGGTTGAGTGCTCCTGCTGAACAAACAAATGCACAACCATATCTGTGGACTCAAACCACTGTTTCATACACAGATAATACTAATTCAACTAGCTATTCTGTATCTCGTAAGGGTGATACTGGAGCAACTGGAGCTGCGGGTAAAACTTATTACACATGGATTAAGTATGCTACTGATTCTAGTGGTTCTAATATAAGTGATTCACCAACGGGTATGACTTACATGGGATTAGCTTATAATAAGGAAACTGCTACTGAATCAAGTACGGCTACTGATTATACATGGAGTTTAATTAAAGGTGCAGATGGTAAACCGGGTACCAATGGTACTAATGGTAAAGATGGGAAGACCTACTACTTCCACATTGCGTATGCTCAAAGTGCTGATGGCAAGACAGGATTTACTATTACACCAGATACTAAGGTTTCTTATAACTACATGGGTACTTATACAGATACTACTGCAACTGGGTCAACCGATACTACTAAATACACATGGGTAGCAATGTTTGACTCAACTAAGAAACGTAACTTTACCACTCAACCAACCACGCCTTATGCAGTAGGTGATACTTGGATGCAATCAGGTGCTACTTATTTCTGTACAACAGCACGTAATAGTGGTGCTTTTACAGCTAGTGATTGGACTATGCAACAATTAACAATTCAGTCGCTGGATAGTAGTATCAAAGAAGGACTAAGTGGAAATAATATACTATTAGATACCCAGTATTTTAATAATAATGGTATATGGTTACCATTTTCTGGTACAGCGTCTAATGGTGAGTATCATTTTGTGTCAGCGATTCCTACAACAGACTTAGATTTTCTACAGCAAGCCGTTTCATTGGAGAGTGGTACAACATACACTTTCTCATTTTATGCAAAAGGGACTACTAAGGTATCATGCTTTATTTACAACACGGGAACAACTAGTGATTATGCAGATAATTTTCATAAATTTAGTCTAACTTCTAGTTACCAGAGATTTACAATGACGTTCACTACTGGCAAGCCAATGGCTGAACAAATTCAACGTGTTTTATTCAGAAAAAGTAGTACCGATAACGAAGCAATTGACATAACTATTAAAGAGATGAAGTTGGAAAAGGGTAGTGTGGCAACACCTTGGTGTTTATCACAATCAGAAATTACCACTAAAACAGGTGTTTATAAAGGTGTTACCCTTAATGATTCTGGATTAACTGCTACCGCTGGAAGTACAACGGTTGCTATGAACTCTACAGATGGCTTCCTTATTAAGAAGAATAGTGGACAGGTATTTCACGTAGATACCGCTGGTAACTTGACTATGCAGGGTGACATTACTGCGGGTAACATTTCTGGGGTTAACTTTACTGGTAATACTCTTAATTTAAATACAACACTTGCTATTGGTGCCAATGGTGTTTTATCTGCTAATGGTGGAAAAACTGTTATTAATAATAGTGGACTAACTATTAAAGATGGTGGATTATCAGTAGAGGATAGCAAGGGTAATCAGACCACTTATGTTGGTAGTGATGGTACATTTGTTACTAACAAGGGTGTTTTCTCTGGTGATGTTACTACTAATAAGCTAATATTAAAGGGTAATGATTCTGATATTAATATGGGTGGTAAGTTTCATGTAGATAACGAGGGTAATTTAACTGCTAAATCTGCTACCTTAGCAGATGGGACTATTAATTCATCAACTATCAATGGATCCGAATTTTTAGTTGGTAATGAGTATTACTCACCATTAGAGGGAAGTACACATAATGCACTATCTGCAACTAATATAGGACTAAGAACTGGAACTTCATTTTCTCGAAAAACTAATTTAGCCACTGTGTCTAATAGTATAAATGATAACTATTTATTAAAAACAGGTAATCCTATTAGGTTTGTAGGAAAAGGGGAGGCTGATAATGGTTCTGATACTAGTGCCACAAGTAGCACTAAACTTTATCAAGTAGTTAATAGTAATGTTTACGGAAAATTGGTAACAATATCTGCAACTTATACCATAAGTAATGCGATACCTAGTAATGGTCGAATTCAGCTTCAACAATTTGGTGACCCTAATTGGTTCCAATACTGTATATTACCCGGAGGAACTTCCGCGGGAACACACACAATAACTCAGACTGTAACTCTTCCTACTGTTAGCAGTTCTAATACAGATAACTTACGTTTCCGTGGAGAAACTAATAATTATACAGGTGATGTTATAATATCACATGTTAAACTTGAATTAGGATCAGAAGCAACACCATGGAATGCTAGTGAGTCTGATAATGAGGCTAATGCTCAAATATCGGGAATTCCTAATATAATCTCTCCCTTAACTGATGCTGATGATCTTTTATGGAAATCTTATGGTAATGCTGAATTATATGGATTGAATAGTTATGATACTACACCCACTGCACAAACTATAGATGCTAGTTGGCCCTCTGATAAATATATTGTTCACGCATATAATGACTGGAGTGCTATGCGTTATACTAGTCCAAGTGGAGAGGTATTTAAAGCAGGTCAAACTTATACCGTTGCATTTAGAGCTAGAACTTATACAGGAACAAAAACTACTGGTCTTACTTTTAGTGTATATGCACTCAGTACATCTACTGAAATAGCTCATATAATTAATCCAATAATTACTCCACAGTTTACATGGTATCAGGTATCATTTACTTTAACCTCTGATATTCCTATTGATAATTTTAGAATTGAGCCTCACGGAGACTGGAGTGATACTGGTGGTTCTATATATTTATGTGATATGTCTATAATTAAAGGAAATATTGTTTATGGTGTTGATTTGAGGTTTCCCTTTCAGATAACTTCACAAAATCCAACAGATATATCGGTAACACCTGTTACAATAGATACACGTAATTTATCTAGTGGAAGAACCTTAATAATTACAACTGAGGTTTTATATAATAATAATTATAGTTCCATTGGGGGAACTATACAAGTACAAATTGGGGACACAATAAAAAGCATACTTGCACAAAAATATTCTATTATAAATGGGTATGAAACATTTACTTATAGTATAGACTGGAATGATACTTATCAAGTAGGAAGTAATGTTCCTGTAACTTTACTTTTTTCGTCTTTGGAATCAGGAAATATTTTTGTAAACTATGTGAATGCATATTCTGTATCAACCACACTAGATACTAATGCCCCTATTGCAGACTCGTATGGATATATTACTCCATATGGTGAGCTTAGACTAGGATATTCAACTACTAGCACTAATGCTGATAATAACAATATGTTGTCTGATACTAGTACACTAAACTATTATGGGGGAATACTGAAACTAAATAGTACTAATTATGATACTATATCTGCTAAAGGTATTGACTATAGGACTGATGTAATATATGGTGGGTATACAACTAACGAGTATAATGGTGATACCTTCTACTCATCCTCTATAGATGCTTCAGGTTTATCCTATGTTAAAACCTCAGATAATCCTAATATTACCTCTAAACAAGTTGCATGGGGCTGGGATGAAATTGCTAATAGTTCTCCTTCTGGTATTGGCATGGGCAAGGCTGAGGGAGCATATTCATGGTTTGACACTAGAGACGGATTTGATGTATATCCTAATTTAATATCAAACAGTTCTTTCCTTAATAAGATAACCAATTGGAATATAAACAATGGAAAATTCTATTGGACAGGTAGTTCATTAAGTGATGGATGCTTTTGTGTAGAGTTTAATAATGGAGGAGGAGGAGATGATATGTGGCAGCATATTTATACTTTTCCTTCTGCCGGACATTATCTAACCTTATCATTTTGGGCTTTTTGCTGGGACTCTGACACATCAAACTATGGTAGCCACGGAATGCAATTAATTTTTGAACAGTCTAATGGAAATAGTAATGCAGGTGCAACATTCAAAATGTATAAGCAGCCAGCAGCCCATAAGTGGACTAGATATAGTTTTTCCCCAATAGAGATAACGAGTACAATGACATCAAATTTAGATCATTTATCTCTTATGTTCCATACTGATAACGCTAATGGTCATTGGACATTTGCTAGACCTATGTTAAATATAGGTAAGGATCCTAAACCATATAAATTTACTTAGGAGGTGAGAAAATGGGTGTTTCAGATTTAATTTCTCAAGTTACTAAAGGAAATAATGATGTAGTTTCTAAAAATGGAGAATCTATAAATTCATTATGGGATTCTATATCTCAAACTGTGCTATCAGATTTAGCCGACGCAGCAGCCAAGGTTCAGGGGGATAATAGTATTGTTTCTACTCTTTATGTTAACTACGATAAATCCTCTTCAATATATACAGATTTAGACCAGATATGTTTGTTAAAGGCTGCTACCCCATCTGCATATGCACTGGATGTTGACATATATAGGGATATTCATGTAGGATCTTATAAAGCAGATACTGATGTAAATGATTCTCACGAGTATATTACAGTTAGTTTAGCAATATCCACAACAAATAAAGGAAGTTGAAAATAACTATGGAAAATAAAGATAATGAAAAATATGAAGTAAATACAGAAGCTCTTTTAAATTCATATCGTGGAAAATATTTAGAGGAGGTTGATAAAGTTGCCAAGCTCGATGGCGCACTTATATATGCAAAAGCCAAACAAAGTATGTTAGAAGATACTTTGTCTAAATATAAGGATAAATACGGGGACATTAACAAAGAAGAGGATGAATAGCTATGGCAATGGCAGATGGTAGATACTACCTAGATCGAATTGCACTAGAGATACAAGAAGCTGGTGCTACTGTTGCAGTTTATAAGTTTGCGGTTAACCCCCAACAGATTCAGGATACTACTCCATCTCGTACCTATGTGCAGGAAACTGCTACTGCTGGTACAGTTCAACGGTTCGGTGCAGGTGTAGAAGCCTTCACCATTACTGGGACTACTGGGTGGAGACATGGTAAGGGTTTTGATGAAATTAATCAGCTTAAAGAGTTTGTTGGCTCTTATATGAATGAGTTCTCAGATAATATTGCTAAAGACTATACTTTCTTATTTCATAATTACACACAAGGCTATGATTATGTAGTGGACTTTGCACAGGAAGGTATCTCATTCTCCCAAGATGTTGCTAAGCCTTTATTTACTAACTACACGCTCCAATTGATTGTAGTTCGTCAAGCAGATCAAGCATCTTCCGGTGAGATTAGTAATACTACACTAGGTAATGACGCATCTTCCTTGGGTGGTGGAACATCATCTAATGGGTACGTTAACCCTAATGTTTCTACTAAGGCAACATCATTAGCATATAATCAAATCTCATCTTCACTAGGATCCTAAAGGTGGTGAAACCTATTGAATTATGCCGTTGGCTTATATCTAACTTATCCCCAATATGATAGTGGACGAAACCTAATAATTTCAGAAACTGAATACAATGCTGATTTTACTAATGAGGATAAGCAACCAGAGTTAAAGATATCTAAGTTAGCCTATAACTATTGGAAAACTAATATTTATACTAATGAATTAACATTTACACAATTAGATAACCATTATATTATTAAGCAGTTCCTAGAATCAGATATAATGTCATCTCACCCCGGATATGACCGGGTGATAAAAATGTGTATGTTAGAGTTATCTGCACTCCAATATTGTATGGCAAATAACACTGCTGATATTGAGTATATGTCTACCTCAGATATGGATCGAATTAAATCTAATTTAGAGATCATGTGTGATTATCTAGCAAATTATGATAAGTATCAAAAGTTTGTACCACGATTAAGAGAGTTTGAAGTATCAATTGGATATCTTCGTAACCAGCTCTACTTTATCTCAACCGCCACAAATTATCGTTAGACCACAGAATGTGTCCAACTCCTATAAGAGGCTGGGCATTTTTCTATATTAAAGATAGAGTTGATAAATCAGAATTGTAGTATAATAAGTATATGGAGGTGTAACCACAAGTGTCAATTTATCGTAAGTATTTAATTAAACAAGGTGATACTATTCAAAATGTCGCCTTTATTATGCTTAATGATATAGACCGTTGGGAAGATATTGTAACCCTTAACGATCTAGAATATCCATATATTGTGCAGACTAATGCAGAACGTATGAAAAACCCCGAACACCTCCGGACATTAGGTGATGAGGTTTTAATCCCTAATGATGGGGTAACACTAGAAGAGATAGAAAAACGCAATTTAACCTTGTCTAATAAAGGACGAATTGCAAATAACTACTATGATATGACTATGGGAATGGATATGTATTTAGATGTATCCAAAGGTGATCGAAGAGAGTTTATTGGACAGCTAGTTGGTAACAACCGAGATGTAGCTACTGTAACTGGAATTAATAATTTAAGACAAAGTTTAGTATTACGTCTATTAACTCGTTATGGGACTCTTTATCGACACCCTAACTATGGGTCACGAATCCCTAATTATATAGGAAAACCAATTGAATCAAATACCTTACAGGATATAACCACGGAAGCTAAGCGTACCATTACAACAGATGAGCGTGTTAAAACAGTTAAGATTGCCCAAGCAATTGCAGATGGAGACACAATCTATATGGAGTTCTATATTACCCCGTTGAATGAAGACGAAGCCTTTACCTTATTCCTGTATCGAGCAGAGGACGGTGATATTCACATTGAGTAATGATCTTTTAAATGTATCTACAGATGATAATGAAATGACTTATAAGAAAGCATCTCAAGTCTTATCTAGTCTGATTGATGATACATTAATTAACACAGATAAAATTAATGATTTTACAGAAGGTAGTATCTCACGAACCCTATATGAAGCAGAAGCTACTGAATTAGAAATGCTTTATTATTTAACTCGTGAGAACATGAAGACTGCAATTGATAAGTCAGTCCTTACTAGTTTTGGTTTTGAACCAAAGAAAGCTACTTATGCTTATGGCAATGTCCGTGTGTCATTTAATAATCCTTTAGCTAATACGATATACTTACCTAAAGGAACTATTTTTACTAGTAGTCAAGACATTTATGACCAACGTTATGTCACCATGGACGAGTATAAGATTCCTAAGGGTACAGGAGCGTTTGAGGTTCCAGTGTACTGTACTGAAACAGGTACCTATGGAAATGTACCAGAGGGTGTTATAGACACCACCAGCAGTATGTCAGGTATCTCTGAGGTAACTAACCCACAATCGTTCTTGACTGGTACTGATAATGAGACCAGTGCAGATATGAAAGTAAGATTCCGTGACATGCTCCAAGCGTTAAATCGTGGGACTACTCAATCATTAAAGAATGCAGTTATGAATGTAGAAGGTATTGCTGGTTGTTACGTCTATGAATCTACCTATGGTGCAGTTGGGATTTATTGCCATGATAATAATGGTGACCTAAGTACAGATTTACAAAAAGCAGTTGCTAACGCTCTAGTAGATTGGCGACCGGCAGGTATTCGAGTTTATGTATTCCCAACTCATAAATCTATTGTTCAAGCCCAGATTGGAATTTCAGTATCTGATATCGGTCTAGAAGACCCCAACTTTCTTACTATGGTTAAGCAAAAGATTGAAGCTTATATTAATAGTTTGAGCGTGGGAGTATCAATTTATAAAAGTGACCTAATTCAGAAAGTAATGGATATTAGTGATTTAGGAATTGTAAACTGTACCATGGATTTATCAGTTACCCCAGATGAAGCTCTATTAGATAAACAATACATTGGTGATGAAACTGTTATTAATGTTAAGGGTGTAGAAGTTAATCAAAAGTATTTACGAGCACCTGATATTACTAATGATGCCACGTATGGTATGGTAGGGGTCACAAACACCAATATAGATGATTATGGCAAGGTTAGCTATAAAGATGCCAATGTAATTAAAAATGGCACCACGACTACTTTAGACCCTGTGGTGGTAACAGACCATTACAATACTAATCCCAATGAGATTTTACGTGCAGGAACTATTACAGTTAACTTGTTAACTACTAATGACACAACCCTAGATGATAATGAAACAGGAAAGTAGGTGATATCTAAATGTCAATTGAAGACTTTCTGCACCCATTGTGGAAACGTAGCTTAGAACTAGACAAAAATAATCTAAATACTACTGTATTACGTGAAATTCAAAAGCCACTTTCACAAGCAGAACAGGATATCATAGCTTCCCGTATTCAATTATCTGTGGACACTGCTACTTCCTACTGGTTAGATTATTGGGGTAGCTGGTTAGGATTACACCGAATTAATGGTTGGACAGATGATGAATATCGTGAGCACCTAAAACACCATGTGTTACACCCTAGGAACACTATTCCTGCTTTGCAACAAGCAGTAGCAGACTTCCTAAATACAGATAAAGCTAATATCCATATCTATGAACCATTTATGGATATGCTAATCTGGAATAAGTCCAACTATAATAGTTTTGCTTACTTCCCTAGCACTTACTACAGATATGCAGTGATTGATGTTCAAATTGATGCACCTTATGATAAAACAGTAGCAGAGATTATTAATCTGTTTCGACCTGCTGGGGTAATTTGGGTAATTACATCTAAGATTAATAGTTTTAGTGATGAAGCTCCCATTATTCCTATGGGAATTAGAAATGCTAGATACCCATTTTTATCATATGATACGAATTATGCTGGATTTGAATCACGAGATACCGGACGGATTGTTCCTAGCTTAGATAATACCTTAACAGTAGATGATCCGTTTATCTACAACGACAATAAATCATTACTTAATGAAGGTAAAAAGTATGCTGGTGGTAATAGTAACCATAATAATGTAGCCAGTGTAGGACAATTAGTTAGAAGCTACACTCCACTAGGAACAGATGAGTTTAGTGATACTAGAGCATATGTAGAACAACTTACCCACCAAGACCGAGTTGCTGTTTCTACTCGCGATAACAATGCTAAAACATTTACACTTTCACCAGCTAAACTTAACTTAGTGCAAGGCACTACTAGTGATGACATTAACTATAACCTATTCACAGGAACTTCTGGACCATTTGTAATGGGCTATGGTATTCCTAATACGTCATGGAACGATGGCTATGCTTACCTGAAATTACCAACCACCCTTATAAATGCTGATGAAATTCTTCCGCAAGACCCACACACCTTTTACCATACCCTGACTCAAGGAGTAACCTATACTCAAACAATATGGTTTGAGACCGATGCAACTGTCAAAGATTTGGGTGCGACTCAAATTACATGGTTTACGGGGGCAGGGCATGATGTCCAACCGGCAATGATTCAAAAGCTAGGTCAAAATAGCTATAAGCTCTACTCGACTTATATGTGGCCCGGCAAGAGTAATAATGATGTGCGATTGTTTGATATTGAAAATTTAAATTCCGCTTTTGATTTAAGCACAGGAACATATTTGAAGTTTGGAAAGCTCAAATTAGAAAAAGGTAGTGTAGCTACTCCGTGGTGCCTGTCACAATCTGAAATTACTGATCCACAGTATTTTCGTAAGCAAACATTAGCTGGTAAATCACCTAACACTATTCCAGATGTGGTAGGAACCAACCTATTAATGGGTACTGATCAAGATTTTGTGGTTGATGATACTGCTAACACCGGTACGCAAGGTTGGTGTTTCCATGTATTTAGCTTAACGCAACAGCTCAGAGTTGGTGATCAGATTACTGTGTCTGCCGAGGGGACGTTAAGTGGTCGAGGAGATCTAAGCACCTATGAGGCAATCTTGTATGATTCTAATATAAGTACTTCGCGGAGCAATTCTAAGCGTTTAACCGCTGGGAAAAGATCAAGCGCAACCCTTGAAGTTAATAATCTTAATGGTACGGGTGATACAGTCCTACTTATTTATGCGGGTAATATCACTGATACTGAGGGCAAAAAGAATGTCATTCATCATCTAAAAGTTGAAAAAGGCAGTGTAGCTACTGATTGGTGTCCTAATATTAAAGACTCCCTAGTTAACTCTTTGGCATATAAAGGATACCTTTTAGATGCTTCATTAAAAACAAATACTACTTATGATATTGGATTAACTGGATATAGCTCCTCTACCTTTACTCAATCAAATGTTAAGTTCTACATTAATGGCAATACTCCTATTAGTGCAGTACTGAAATCATCCTTAGATAATAAATCTACTTGGTATACTGCTAGTTTTACTACCCCAGAGGACTTTGTAAGTGATAGGATAATTGCTATATCTTTAGAGGGGATTGATAGTGCTCCTGATTTCACCTATTCTAACCTAGTAGTTAGGGAACATGATGCTACTAGACCACTGTATTATAGTATGAATAAGAATGATACCCAGAAGGATTATGGACTTACTGGTATCTATGATGTTAAAGGGTTTATTAACACTTATAAAACACCATTAGATAGTAATGCTACTAACCAAACAATCAACGATATGTTCTCAAGTAAAAATATGATGTTTACTGTTAAGAGCTTAGCTACTACTAATGATGTAACTATTAAAATTCAGATGTATAATTTTAAAATTAATATGTGGGTAACTCAAGACACTCAAATAGTCACTAAAGACTATAAAGATATCATGTTAACAATTAATGATATTACCCCATATTTAAACGATAATGGTGTTCTGTTCTACCAAGTAATCCCAGAGACTAAAAACTATCTAGTAGTTAATTATCTAGGATTATCAGTAACTAAACGAAGTGACACCCCAGATACTAGCTATCTAGTTAACCAAGATGGGTGTGGAGCAGAAATACCAGAAGCACCTAATACAATTGGTAGTGCAGTAATAGGTGAATCTGAACTAGCTTAAAACAAGAAAGGATGTGCAACAATAATTGGCATTAGATCAATGGGAAGATAAAGAACTGATTACAAAGGCTAAAATGAATGCAATGGTGGACGCCATTAATGAAAATACCACTAGAATTGCTCAGGTACCTGACGATACTATTAATTTCATATCGTCACCCAATCACAGTATGATGCACTAACTGACAAGTCCGGCGTCTATTTTATTGAGGGGTGAGCGAATGACAACAATAAATGGTAGAGTGTGTGTTGTTAATGGCGTGGCAGTAGACAAGGTGTTCAGCAATGGCAAGCAAGTTTATGGACGTAACTTACTATTAGACACGCAGAGCTTTGAAAGTAACTGGTCATGGAACAGTATCGAGCACATTTTTGCTAATGGATTTCTCACGCTATCTAGTACGAACAATGGCAGAATGTATCAAGCTATAGCCAGTGGAAATCCTAATGGTAAGACTGTCTCGGTATCTTTCAATGCAAAAATTAGTGCCGATTGTGACAGCCAGTCAGTACAAGTAAATGTTGGCCCTTATGACGCCAATAAATTGATCAATATAACTAGTAAAGATTCCCAACTCTATAAAGTAGAAAATTGGCAATGGGCAAGCCAAACTAGAACGTTCAGTTTATATGTTATTAATGGAAAAGTTGATATATCCAATCTGAAGTTGGAGTATGGTGTAGCTACACCTTGGACGCCTGCACCAGAAGACGTATTAAAATAGGAAGTAGACAATTGAACAAGCACAATTTAAAGGCACCCATCTTAACGGTGGGCGCCCTTTTTATAAAGAAAAGTTGAGAAAACACGTTACTTTAGTTGCGTGATAAATCAACTAGTAGTATACTAAGAACCATAAAGACATTGAGTGACCTTAGATGCGAAAACCAAGTATCTTAATAAGTTGCTTAAAAGTCTTTAAGTAAACTAATATGGGCTGGGACAGCCCTTAGTAAATAGCTGTAACCTCTACCTAGAGTTAGTAATAACCTAGGCAAGTATGCAGTGTTCCTAGAAGCATGGGAATTTATTCCCAGAGTAGTTCACGACACCCAAGTAATTGTAGATAATCCAACAGATGTAACTGTAGATAATACTAATGATTCTACTGGGGTAACAGCTAAATAAATGATTAATACCCACCTAATCAATGGTGGGTATTTTCTATATTAATAAGTAGCGAGAATGCCTTAGCGAAACTAATGGAATACATGAATGCTAATGGTAGGTCAATCAACAACACAAACTATTTAAAAATAATATCGTGTTATAATAGAATATGAGGAGTTACCTATAACATTGTTACCCTCTATAGGGTACAATGTGTACATAAACACAATAATTCTTGAAAAGAGGTGGCACAGCATGACTTTAAAAGGAGTTAAACTAAGAATATATCCTAATAAAGAGCAACAGTTAAAAATTAAACTTAATTTTGGGTATAACAGATTCGTTTGGAATCAAATGTTAAATATGATGATTACTAGATATAAGAATAATCCAGAATTAAGATTTCCAAGTGCTTTCACCCTTAACTATTTGTTACCAGCAATGAAGGAAGAGTATCCTTGGTTAAAAGATGCAGAGAGTCAGAGTTTGCAACAAACCTGTAAAGACTTAGTAGAATCCTATAAGAAGTTCTTTAAATTACATCAAGGCTTTCCTAAATTTAAATCTCGTAAGTATCCTAAGAAAAGCTACCGGTCTACTACGCGTATTAGGTTAATTGATAACCATCATATTAGATTACCTAAACTTGATATTGTATATTTTAAATCTGGAAGATACCCTAAAGGTAAAATCAAGAATGTAACTATCAGATTGTCTTCAACTGGTAAGTATTATGCAGTTTTACTAGTTGATACAGATATTAATAGTCTTCCTAAAACTACTGAATCTGTAGGAATTGATATGGGAGTAGCTGATCTAATGGTTACTAGTGATGGTACCAAATACCCCACGATTAGATTTGATAAAATCCTAAGTAAAAAGAAACACTATTGGGAGAAACGGTTAGCACGTAGGAGACTACAAGCACAAGCTCAAATAGCTTGGGATAAGCATAATAAAGTACTGGAACCACGTGAGTTATCAGACTTTAATAATTATCTAAAAGCTAAGTGCATGGTAGCTAAGTACAATGAAAAGATTGCTAATCAAAGAAAAGATTATCTCCATAAACTAACAAAGTCTCTAGTAGAACAATATGATGTGATTAAGATTGAAGATTTGAAAACCAAAAATCTTCTTAAAAATCATAAATTATCTAGAGCAATTGCTAATCAGTCATGGAGAGAATTACGTACTCAGTTAGAATATAAATGTGAATGGTATGGAAAACAATTAGTCATTGTTAACCCCCGTAAAACATCACAAATTTGTTCTAATTGTGGTTATGATGATGGTAAACATACATTAGACATTAGACAGTGGGCTTGTCCACAATGTCATACTCATCATGATAGAGACATCAACGCTGCTAAGAATATCTTAGCTAGTGAATAACTAATAAAGGACTAACATGGGCTGGGACAGCCCTTAGTAAATAGCCATAACCTCTACTTGATTATCTTAGATATTTAAGCAAGTATGTGGTGTTCCTAGAAACTCAATAAAATAATAAAGCAATGAGTAGTCCATAATAGAATATAGATAGTAAGGAGGCTACAAAGTTTGGCAATTGAAACAAACGTAGGGCACATTACACAAGCAATTAATTTTAGTGCCCATAAAGACCTGTTCCTAGAATTAGGAAAACCTACTGATTGGACAGACCCTAAAAATCCAGATAATGAAAATGCAACAACTACGGATTTAGCAGATTCACAAGCATTTATTAAGATAAATTCTGTGTATTTAGTAGCAGAAAGTGATGTTACTGATAGTACTGAGGTGGCTGGTGATTCCTATATTATATATAAAGGAAAGCATTGGTTAATTAGTACCACGGATAAGGCAATTGCAGATAACGCATGTTATGTATTGGTAGAAGGAACATTGGGTGTTAGTGCGCTTGAACCGTTTAAGTTTACACAGATTGGTGTTCGTCAAGGAACTGTATTTGCAGACTCTGTTAAAAATAACACGGTTGCTAAGTCTAGTGATGTTACTACTAAAGGTAGCTTATTGTTCTATGAAAATAGAATGTTAGAAACCTATACAGATGCTACTGCTAAAGATATTAAATATCTAATGAGATTTTAGAAAGTGAGGGACATGAATGCCAGTCTATGATGACTCAGCAATAAATAAATTTGATCCCAAAAAGCAATATGATAAGATTCTATTTAATGCAGGACGACCTGTATTTAACTTTGAAGTGAACGAACTTCAATCAATGGAACAATACCAACTTGAAATGCTGGGAGATACAATTTTTCAAGAAGGTGCTATTATCTCTGGAATGGATATTATTCCACAACCAGACAATGAAGGCACTGATACTGGTTTACCTAACTCATTTAGTGTAGCCAGCTTAGATACATCTTTTGGATCAGTTAAGACAGATACATATACTAATGATAGTAAATTAACCTTTACTTCTATTAGTAACTTGTCTACTGATTACCCCGCCCTATCATTTAATGGGACAGTTACCAAAGGTGTATATTCTACTATGAGTTTTACTGTTAAGAAAACCTCTGGTACTTTATCTAAGATGAGTCTTGGGTACCCAATGAATATGTTAACACCTATCACTTATACTATTGATGGTGCAAAAATTGCTACTGCTATTAATGATATGAGCGGTGATCCAATTGTAAATTCAGATGGTGCTCAGGTTAATTTAAATGATGGTAAAGACCATAAAATTGTTGTAACGTTTAAAACACTAGATTCTGGTTCCCCTAGTTTTACATTACATTTTAACCCCAATTATAATGCTCTAACTACATCAGTTGGTTTAGACATTACTGGACTTTATATCCAAGATGGTAAGGAAGCTACTGATTGGGTTATTAATGTTAATGATACTGGAACAACATCAAGTGTTGATCGTGTAAAGAATTATAGTGTTACATCAGGTACTATCTGGTTAAATGGTGCTATACGTAACTTTGCAACTCAAGATGTATCTATTAAGGGTACTGGTACTGAAAATATTGGTGTTACTCTAACTGAAAATAAGGTTACATCAGCAGATGATCCAGACCTAGTTGACGACACAGAAAACTCATTGACAAATGGTATGAGTGGTGCAGATCGTGTTAAGTATAATGTTGACCTTACTTATAATGATGATACTGCAACAACTATCTTTGTTTTTCAAGATAATAAGATTAACCCAGATGCAGTTAAGCCAGATTACTCTAACCTAGCTCCTATCTTAGCTAAGCGTACATTTGATCAGTCTGGTTCATTCCGTACCTCTGGATTTAATGCTACTCCAACAGATTACAAGTTGGACTCAAGTAAAATTAAACTTAATATTGATGCCGGTCAAGCCTATGTTCGTGGTTACTCAATCAGTACCTCAAGTACTACTGGCGTGTTGCTAGATAAAGCTAGTTCAACAGATACCTCTACTAACGAAGGTATTATTTACAATAATGGTAGTGGTGATATTACTTTAGCTAATCAACCAGTACAAAAGATTACTAATATTACTGCTAATGTGGAAGGTACTAATAACTCAGTTAGTCGTTCTACTTCTGGCAATACAGATACTTTTACTACTAATAATGCTTATCGAATTGTTAGTGTAAAACAAGGTTCTATAACCTATGCGGAAGGTACTGATTTTACCCGTGCTGGTAATACTATTATCTGGGGTGCTGATTCTGCTGGTAACATTTTACCTAATGCAACTATGCCAACGGCCGGTACATCATACTCAGTTGTTTATGACTACAACTATAATATGGTCGAAGGTACAGATTATGCAGTTAAGACAGCAGATGAAATTACTAGTATTGATATTGATACCCAAAAGGGTGTTAAGCCAATTAATGGTAGTGTCATTAGTGTAACCTATATCTACTTCTTAGCTCGGATTGATATGATTATGATTACCTCGGATCAAGCTAACCCATTTAAGGTTATTAAAGGTGATCCAATGCCACTTGCTACTGCTACTCCACCAGTTGTTAAGGATAATTATTCACTGGAATTGGGTTATGTATTGATCTACCCTAACTCAGATAAAGCAGTCTTCACCATGCAAACAATCACACGGATTCCATTCTCAGGATTGCAAGCATGGAACACTCGTATCTCTAACCTAGAGTACAATGTTTCTGTATCCGCATTAGCTGATAGTGTTGAGAAGTCAGAAGATCCAATTACTATTCGCGATGCCTTTGCTGATGCGTTTAACAACTTGAACTATGCTAACTCAACTCATGATGGATTTAATGTAGCTTATGATCCAGAATATGGTGAAATTACAATCCCACCTAAGTCATATGCTGATTTAGTTCCAACACTGAATGAGTCTAAATCTGATGTCAATGTTAGTGGTAACCTAGTCACTGCTCCCTATACAGAAGAGAAGTCCATTGGTCAAGATCTAATTACGGGAACTACTAATGTTAATGAATACCAAATTTTTAATGTTAATGGTACCCTATCAATTGACCCCGCTAGTGATAATTGGATTGACACAAAGTCAACTACTGTATACGCTAATGGTGGTAGCAAGTCAATCACTGCCAGTCGTTGGTGGATGCACTTGGGTGCTAATAATGAATCAAGTAGTATTCAGAATACTCTTAATGAGTTACAAGGTGTCCAAGGAATTGACTATAATAGCTGGTCAGGTTCACAAGCAGCACAAAATAACTGGTCATCAACGCAAACTGGATATATCATTTCTGATGGTGGTTCTAAGACAGTTGAGTCAGCTATTGAATATATGCGTCAACGAACAATTACTTTTGAAGCTAAAAACTTCTTACCATATGAAGATGGATTTGAAATTACTATTGAAGGCACTAGTGTTATTAATCCAACACCAGCATCATCTACTTATAAAGGTAGTTTAGCAAATAGTTTCAAAGCGGATTCTGCTGGTACTATTAAGGGGTCATTTGACATTCCTGCTGGTGTTATCCAATGTGGTAATCGTTCTATTAAGATTGAGAACTCTAATGGTAGTTTGGCCAGCGCTAGTTACCAAGCCTATGGTACTATGAAAGATGTTCAATCAATTATTAATAAAACCACAGTTAGTGTTACCCTTTATGACCCATTGGCACAATCATTTACCTTAACTCAGAATAAGTCATTGACATCAGTTGACTTATACTTTGCTACAAAGCCAACGTCAACTAGTGCTAGTCATACCTCCGATATGATTGTACAAATTCGTGAGTTATCAGATGATGGTTATCCTAACCGGAATGTTAAGGGTGAACAAACATTAACTCCAGATCAAATTAATGTATCTCAAGATGGGAATACTGCTACTAAGGTTACATTTGATCAGGCTATCCAATTAACTGGGAACCAAGGTTACTGTATTACATTGATCAGTGATTCAGATGCTTACAATGTGTACACTGCAACTAAGGGTCAGATGGTTATTGGAGATAACCCTTATAAGCTAACTGGTGCTCCTAACGCTAATGGTAACTTATTCAAGTCAAATAACGCCCAAACATGGATTGCAGATGGTACTAGTTCATTGAAGTTTGGTGTAAATACTGCTCACTACAATGATGGTGGTACAATTATGTTCGACCCTATTGTACTTAAAGACCAACAATTTGTTGATTCAGGTACTGGATCTGTTGTTGATATTGATCGTTTAGCAGCATTAACATCATACCTTACACCGGGAACTACAGGGTTAAGTTGGTTTATCCGCATTTTACCAAACTCATCAAGTGCAACAATTGACACTATGCAATGGTCAGCATTGACAGTTACAAATGATAATATGCCAAGTGTTACCCCTGCTGCCACTAATGATGCTATTACTAATGAAGTTCATTTGTTTGAACAGTCAAAGGCAATTCAATTAAAAGCAACTTTTGCATCTGAGAAGTTTGTCAGCCCGATCTTAACTACCGAAGATTTATCACTAGTTGGTGTGCTTACTGGTACAGAAGGTAAGTACTACTCAATTAACTTAGATGAATCCGGTGATGCGCAGTTTGATACTGTTAAGATTCAGTATGATGCTTATACTCCTAATGGAACATCGGTAACCCCTTACTACTCAGTTGATGGTGGGAACACATGGTATACTCTTGCTAATGATGGTAAATCTGTGGCTACTCCGATTAGTACACAAAAGATCAGTACCTACTTCACTCGTTACATTTACCAAGCTAAGGTTCCGGGTGCAGTTGATCAAAACCATTTAGCAAAGCAGATTATGTACTATCTGGATATGAAGGCAAGTACTAACTTCCTAACTCCACGTGTACGTAAGTTAACCTCATTGCTGCAGAACAACTCTGCTGAATCATAAATATTGAAGCATTTCTCTAAAGTGTTTAACTAGAGAGGTGCTTTTTTATTGCCTTTTTTGTATACAAATATGAATAAAATGTGAATTAAGTCTGATAAAACCCTGTCTATATTATAGAGTAGCAAAATATATATAGAAGAGGAGTGTGGTAACTGTGGCGGATAATAATCAGGAATTTACAGATGAAATGAAGATGCTAATGGATATTCAACAGCGTATCGCCCGTGTTGAAGCTAATACATCTGATTTGAAGAGTATTGAAAGTAAGGCTGATCAGGCGGTAACACAAGCTAACGCATCATATAGTCTTGCACAAGAAGCAATACATAGAACGGAGAGTCAGAAGACTACGTTGTATGCTGTAATTGGCTTTGTTGCTGTAAGTGTATTAGCCCCCCTACTGATCGAAATTGCAACTAAGATGTTCTAGTAAGAAAGGGTGAAACCTCATATGTATAAATCAAGTAATAAAACGGGTCGTGATAATAAAAAGGTATATAATATAAAGAAGAGAGAGATTGCTAAGTATAAGAAGGAATTAGTTGCTTACGTTAGATCAGTATCAGAGATAGCTTTTGCTACATTGGCTGGTTTAGGTGAAACAACTTATACTGGAAAACTTGGTGAGGGTAAGTTAGGAACACTTCTAGCTAATCCCCCAGAACTTGGTACATTATCATTACCTGCTTTCTTAGGACAAGGGTCAAAGATAGATAAGGACGATCAGGAATTAATTGATGCAAAGAAAGGTTATTTATATATTAGTCGTGATAAAGAAACCATGACTTATACTGTTACCTTCCACATGGAGAAACCAGATCAATTTAATCCTTACCTTGATGCTCATAAGACTTTTAAACAAGCATTACCAATGATTATTAGAGATAACGGGATTATTACAACCCAGTTATATTCTATTACTAAGATTCTGAATCTCTTTAAGTAATTGTTACCCTGGTTTGCATAAGGAGATACAGATATATGGACACATTTTTAAATGTACTACCCGATATTATTGGGATCATTGCTACACTTGTATTTAGTTACTTAGGGATCGCTTTGAAAAAGAACTCATCAAAAAATACAACACTGGCAGCGATTCAGAATGTAGCTAAGGAAGCTGTAACTATAGCAGAGAAGACTGGGATAGCTCAAGGTCTAACTGGTAGTGAACAGTTTAAACACGCTACAATGAAGGCTCAGGACTTACTAGACTCAATGGGAGTTAAGGGTGTTTCAGTAGAAAAGATTGAAGCTGCGATTGAAACAGCCTATGCACAATCTAAGACTACATTAAATGAAGCCTATCCTAAGGGTGTAGAGTCATCTGATGACAAGGTTGCTAAAGCACAGGAAGCCCAAGCTAAAGCAGAAGCTCAAGTGCAAGCATTAAAGCAATCAATGGACACCATTACCAAAGCACTTAATTTTGCACAGTCCACAGAAAATACAGTAGAAACTAGTAAAGCTCCTCAAAGTGAAACTGATCCTGCTAGTCAATCTACTGCTAATGTAGAAAGTGAGAGTGCTACACCAGTAGAATCAACTAGTGCAAGTGTTACTACACCAGATAGTGCTAGTGAATCAGCTACTACACAGGATTCTCAAGTAGCAACTAAATAGTATTACACCAAGGCATCTCTTAACTGAGGTGTCTTTTTGTGTGTTGACAAAACACCCTTAACCATGCTATACTATTAACATTAAGGGAATGGGGTGAAGTTTTGGAGTTAGAAATTGAATGCAGAATGTTTGAGTTAGCTTTTGATAATTTTCAATATATATTACAAGGACGACAAAACTTTGATTTATTTGAAACACCTCTTAAATCCCGTGAGACCAGAATACATAATATAATAGCTTATATGAAAGAGCAGAATATTAATCCTATTTATGGGTTATCAGCGTGTTTCTCCTACTACTCATATAAGAACAGAAAAAGAAAGAAACTTCCTATCCTAACTTTAGGGACACTAACACCAGATTATATCCATCATGCTTATATGAACCAACGTAGATATGATAATAAATATCACATGGGATATGACACTTTAATCTTTCTAGACTCTATTTATCTTAGAGGTAGTTACACTTACTTCAATATGAGTGATACTTACCTATTACAGTTAAATGAGATGAAAGAACACTTGATTAATGATTTCTACCTAAGACCATACTTAGAACAAACTAAGGAACAGTTAAGGCGATCCATGCTTAATAAAAACAATGATTATCTAGTATGGAAAGATATTATCTTAATTGAGGGTGCTATGAATATATCACCAGTACTACTTATGTTTGATCCAGACTTTAGCAAAATTATCTCTGGTTTAACCAATGAGGAGTACTTTTGGTTTCTTAATGGAATAGGTTCAGATACTAGCCTAGATGCTTCTATTGAAGATGAAAAGTATCTACTTAAATTTAATGAATCGTTAAAGATTGAGGGAGTCAGCTATGTCAGAGAATGCCACACGAGTTAAAGAAAAACAGATTCTTATTCGAGCTATCCATGATAGTTACTTTACTAAAACAGTACTCAGTAAAAATGTATCAGCATTAATTAATAACCCTAATTTACAGTTAATGGCCAATGTGCTAGTTCGATACTATGCAACTAATACAGAACCATTATCATTAGAAACATTTAATCTCAAGTTAGAAAACTATGTTAATTTAACTAATCGAAAACGAGAACAATCGCATCAACCCATTATTGATGGTGAGCTACTTAATCAATACTTTGTAGCAACTAAGGTATTATACAATGCCCAACCAGACACATCAGATGAGATGCTTGATTCTCTTACATCTTACATCAGAGAGAACCTAACTAATTATGCTATCTTAGAAGAAGCTACTAATAAGAGTAGTAACCTAAGTGAACGTGTTGAGAAACGTATGACCGACATCAATGCCATTAACTTACGTGGTGAAGAGACTAAGTATATTGATATTCTTAATGATGTTGACACTAAGACAGAGTTATATAAGAAGTTTAATACTGGACGTGTTCCTTCTGGATTAAAGCCATTTGATGTGTTAACTGGTGGAGGATTAGAAAAGGGACAAGTTGGTATGATAGCGGGGCCACAAGGCGGCGGTAAATCTGCCATGCTAACTAACCTATCTTACTACTATGCTATGGTATCGAAAAAGAATGTTTTACATATCTCACTTGAAGAATTAGATAATGATCAAAACTTACGATTTGACCGTATTATTACTGATTCTGGTATGAAAGATGTGTTTGACAAAGAAGGTAATGCTCGTCAGGATTACTTAAATAAGATGAAGACGACCTATCGTGAAATGGATAAATCACAGTACGGCAAGTTAATTTTTGAAAAACATATGACACATACTTTAACAGTAGATGACTTAGATAATCGGATTAAAGTAATTGAGCGAGAAGCTAACGTCAAATTTGATGTTCTTATCCTAGATTATGCAGACTTACTTAAATTCAAAAAGGGTAACTTTGACGCAGCTTCTGTATCCAATGCAGGGGAAGATTTATTTGAAGAGTTAACTCGTATAGCACAGGAACATGAAATTGTTATTATGACTGGGGCACAACTTAACCGTGGGGTAGCAGATAGTGATACTCTAACTATGGAATTAGTTCAAGGGTCATATAAGAAAAAGAACGTTATTGCTTTTGGTGCTACTATCAATGCCACTCGTGAGGAAAAGCAACAAGGGTATGTAAGACTATACCTAGATAAAGTTCGTAATGATTATGGGTTTGAAGATAGATTCCTATATATGCAATATGATCGTAAGACTATGAAGTTACATGCAGAGAGTGCAGATCAAGTTGAGGAACACAAAGCACTAGTCAGTCAAGGCATCTCACCTAATCGAAATGCTAATGTTAAGAAGGAAGATAAGACTGATACTATGATGGACGTTATCAACAAAGCTATGGAGGGTAAGTAAAATGATTACATTTAAAGAAGTATCTGCACATAACTTTAGATCATATAAAGATTTTAAATTAAATTTAGATAATCAAGGTCTTTCTATGATTATTGGTAATGACCTAGATCGTGGTGAAGGAAGTTCTAACTCTAGCGGCAAGGCACAACCAATAACTACGTTAGTTATGACACCTAATGGAAAGAAAAAAATGGGTGATCTAAATGTAGGCGACTACGTGATGAATGAAGAGGGGGAACCCGTAAAGGTACTTGGTGTTTATGATAAAGGTGACTTACCTTTATACAAACTCACTTTAGAAGATGGTAGAAAAATATTTGTTAATAATGAACATTTATTTGAGTATTATGATAAAGATAAAAAAGATTTTACGCAAAAGCCAATAGTAGGAACGTTACAAAGTTTAATTGATAAGGGTATCAGCAGACCCAATGTTAGTAAAAAGGGAACAACAAGATATATCTTTAGAATAAAAGCGCCAAAGGCGATTAGGTATAACAAAATTAATATTAAATATGATCCATATACATTAGGAGCACTTCTTGGAGATGGATATTTAGTTGGTGATCATATTCAGATATCAGCTAGTAATGAAAAGATTGAGATACTAGATAAAATTGTTAATAACAATGACGTTCCAATTGGGTACCGTAGACATAGTGAAAAAAATTATACTTGGAGTTTTTTCTCATCATACAATAAAAATGGGACACACCGGTTAACCCATGCCCATGATTTTAATCTACCAGAGTCTGCATTGCATACATCTCTTGATAAAAGTATTCCTAGTGAATTAATGACAGGAAGCATAGAGCAAAGGTTACAGTTGCTACAAGGATTATTCGATACAGATGGATACGCAAGTCTCGCAAGAAAAGATAGGGGCGGATGTATTAATGTAAGTTATAGTACAAATAGTAAACTAATGGGATACCAAGTTAGAGAACTACTATGGTCATTAGGTTATCGTTCAAGCATCTATGTGAATGATCGTAGAGGAAAAACACATAAAGGGCCACAAGGAAAACTCTATAAATATAAAAGTATTGAATATAAAGTTTCTGCCAATGGTTCTAAGGATATGTTGCTTAATTTATTTACTATAAAAGCAAAAAGAGAAATAATTGAATCAGGGAGAACCGCTAAATACAAAAGATATGATCTTCTTTCCATTGTTAATATTGAAAATATGAATAAAAAGGTTCCAATGAGATGTATCTATGTTGATAGCCCTAAGCATCTGTATGTATCAGATGACTATGTTGTTTCACACAATACTACCCTATACTTTGCTATTCTTTACTCGTTATATGGTGAGTTACCAGATGGTACTAAAGGTGATGATGTCATTAATAAAGATGTAGGTAAGGATTCCTACACTCAATTAAAGTTTAGTAAGTCTAATCATGATTATACAGTAACTAGATACCGTAAGAATAAGAAGTATAAAAATAAGGTTATCCTAGAAATTGATGGTAAAGATGCTACCCCACCTACTATTAAAGAAACAGATAGTAAGATTGTGGAGATTATGGGATTTGATTCATTTACCCTATTAAATTCCTTAGTATTTAGCCCAGAACGAGTTGGTGGATTTGTTGACGCTACTGATAAGCAACGTAAGGAATTATTAGAGCAACTTACTAATACTAAGATTTACAAAGATTGTTTACTATTAGTACGAGATGATTATAAAACTACTTATGGGCAACAACAGGAAACTCAGAAAGAGATTGATAAGTATAAACTTCTCATTGAAAACAGTGAAGGGGTTATGAACACTTATTATCAACAAGTGAAGGAACATAATGATGCAATCACAGCAACTAAGGCTAAAGTACAGCAGGGTAATAAAGAGTTAAAACATAGACACAGTGTTGCTGAAACCGAGACTAAGATTAAAGAACTAGAGTTAAAGGAAGAGCAGCAACGTAAAGTAGTTAATGCAATTACCTTCCAAGACACTAAGGATTTAAATGCTTCTTACAATAAATTAAGTAGTGCTTATACCCAGTTATCTAACAAGGTTAAAGATTTAGAGACTAGGTTAACTGAGGATAAAGATAACCTAAGTAAGATTGAGAATGGTGAAATTACAACATGTATTATGTGTGGTAGTCCTTTAAATGAGGAACACCGGAATAAAGAAATCACTAATCTAACTAATAGTATTAAGGAAAATCAGTTAGCACTAAATGCTAATAGCCAAGCCCTAGATAAAGTTGCTACTATGGGTAAACAAGTACGTGCTTCTCTAGATAAGATTGACAAGGCTAATGCAGTAGTTAATGAATCACTTAATTACCAACATAAAATTCTAGTTGAATACAGTGACCAGTTAACTAAACTTAATAACAACCTTGTTCAAACACAGATGTTAATTAAAAACTTAGACAATGATAAACAACACTTAGAGGATTTAAAACAACAAACAATTGCTAAGCCACAGCAGGCGGAGAGTGTTGCTCAATATGAGGATAAAATTAAGTCATTACAGGACACCTTGTTAAAGCAATCAGACCTATTAGATAAATATAAGCAGTTAGAAAAGGTTTATGGGGATCAAGGTGTTAAGTCACAAGCTCTAGGTTTATCAATTCCTTATCTTAATACTAAACTTAATGAGTATATGACAGTATTAACTGAGGGTACCTTTACTGCACAACTTACTAATACCTCAGAAACTAAGTCTGGTAGTAAGAATAATAAAATTGACATTGTAATTAACTCGGTTAACTCAGGTAGCTCATATCAAGACTTATCTTCTGGTGAGAAGAGACGAGTTGCTGTGGCGCTTCACTTAGCATTTATGTCGTATTTAAAGAGTAACATTGGTGGTATTAATCTATTAGTATTTGATGAAGTATTTGATGCTTTAGACACTACTGGGATAGATGCAGTTATTAAGCTATTAAAGCAATTATCTAAAGAGATTGGAACTATCCTAGTTATTTCACATAATTCAGAACTAAAATTAAATGATGCTTTTGATAACATCATCACAGTAGAAAAAGATAGCAATACAAGCTACATTAAGGACGTGTAATTATTTTAAATTTAAATTCAGTTAATGGACTACGCTTAACATGTATCAAACGAGATAATGCAGTGGTGATGCACGCTTTTGCACAGTCTGGTAGTAATAACAGTTTTACTATTGATCTTCCACCAGAATCAGGTATCTATTGGTACCCCCTAGCATTCTACTTCGATTATTACTATATGTTTAGTGCTAATGATTTAGTACTAAAAATTGATGATTCTGCACCACAATCTATTAAGGATAATTTTCCGGGTGTCACTCGTTTATCTGATTTATATGATTATGCAGATAACGAACAAGGAAATAATTTAGGAATGTACTTGCAAAACCTAGCAGTAACGACTAAACTAAAGTCAATGGGATTAGTAACGTGGGACACCTATTATAACAAACAAGATGTTGCAGAAAACTTTGCTAAGCTCCGTAATGCTATGGACAGCATTGAGCGTAATATCGTTGAGAAGCGCTCTGAGGACGTGGATATTAACTTGTTAGATAACATTGTAGAATATGCAGATGATCAAGATGCAGTAGGTCTGGTGGACATTGGTATGGGATATAAGATGAATCAGTACATGAAAAAGGTTGTGGACGTTAAGTACCACGTATAGAAGGTGAAGGGTATGTTAAGTAGAGGTCAATCTGATGTATTATCAATCATAGGTTCAAGTGATTACCTAGAGACACCAGATGGGGACATTCGGATTAACTGCCCTTTTTGCGGTAATGATAATCACAAACTGTATGTAAGCAAGGGTCTACTCTATCACTGTTGGGTCTGTGACACCAGTGGTGGCAGTTTAGCATCATTCGTGATGAAGTACCACGAGTGCTCCTATAAGGAAGCTATGACGTTTTTAAAGACCTCTGAGATGACTAATGAATCATCTATTAATCCAGTTAGAATCACAGAGGAAAATGATTTACTATCAACCTTGTTTGACGCTAATAATGATATAATAGTAGAAGAGAAGACAAAGATGCCTAAACTTCCTACTAATGCTAAGTCACTATTAAAGAATCTAGCTAATCCAGAGGTAATTCCATTTATTAATTATTTAGGTAGTCGTAAGCTAACTAAAGAACAGGTCATATACTTAGACCCTATGTATGTAATTTCAGGGGAGATTGAACGAGAGGATAAACCAAATATTCCGATTTCAAATAGTATTATATTTATTACTCGTGGGCACGGCGGAAAACCTATTTATTGGTCTACTCGTTCAATTGAAAAAGACCCCTTTGTTAAGTCACTTAATGCACCGGCTAAAGATGATGAGTATAGTAAAGCAGATATCTTCTTTAATATTAATTTAATTAATGAATCTACTAAGGTAGTAATTTGTGAAGGTATCTTTAATGCTATGATGGTAACACAAGGTGATTATGTAGGAATTGCAACCTTTGGGAAAGCTATTACGGATAGTCAACTACAAAAACTCATTAGTTATCACCCCAAAGAGTATATCTTATTTCTAGATAATGATGCTAAGGATTTAGAGATGAAACTAATTAAACGGTTAAACAATTATGGCATTCCCTATGATAATATTAAGTTTGTTAATAACCCCTATGAAGATAAAGATGCTAATGATTTAGGAACTAAGGTTAGTATGGAATTAGTTAAGCAAGCAAAGCCAAGTAGCCCTATGGTACTTATGAGCTATGCTATTAAAGAAAGGATGTGATTCTTTGCCAGAAGTACGTAACTTATCACAATTGTCTTTTGAAGATTACTTTAGAATTAAACAATTACTTAAAGAAAAAGATCAGTTACCAACAGTTGAAGTAACTCAGCATGATTCAGACATTGTTACTTATCAGGACGCTTATGATATTATTAATCGAACAATTGATTCATTATCTGATTATGTAACTCAACGGACAGATTTTGACTATGATGTAGTAGCATTACTAATGTCAGTATTAATGTCTAAGAAAGTATTGACTGAAAAAGAAGTTAATGCTATACTTAAAAATGCAGAACGAATATTAGAAAAGAAGGATGACACAGATGAAGCAGAATAATTTAGATCAACAACAATTACTTACAGCATTACGGGTACATAAGAACTTACCTAGTTACTATACAGAACAAGACCTAGCAGATGCTAAGATTATTCTTAAAAAGAAGATTAACTTAGGTGAAGCCTTTGATGTAGTTGATTTACTGGTTTACCCATATAGTAAGCAATTAGACAAACTTAACCACGACTTGAGTATTGCTAATATGGTACTTGATAAATTAGGAGCTACTCCAGAACAATGGGAGGAAGCTCAAGCTGAGTTTGAAAAGGCTGATCGAGAAAACAAGGAAAAGGCTCAGGCAGAGTTTAAAGAATTGTTAGAAAAAGAAAAAGCTGAAATGGAAGCAGAAGGTACTAAGGGGGGTAAGTAATGGATACCCTACAATTTGTTAAATCAGAATTTAAAGAAAAGGGAGATGTCCCTAACTTTGCTGATTTACTAAGTAAAGATAATACTAAGGTAATTAGTTATAAGAAGCTCATTAATACTTATAACTTAACCTTGTTATCAAGTATGTCAGAAGATGAACTGATGGAAGATGATGTATCAACCTATGATACTTTCTACCAGAGTTTCATTAAACCAGCTAACCACTTCACCATTAACTTTCAGACAGGTAGAACTGATACTAATTTAACTGGTATGCAAACCATCCTAGCTAGACTTATCTTTGAAAAGATGGGAGTTAAGGAAGGGTTTAAGTACTTTGATATTGATAAGTACCTAGTAGATCAACTTAATGCGGGGACTCTAGCAATTTATTTAATCCGAATGGATAGTGAACCTAATGAAAACTATGTTAAGTTTGCTTTGATCTTTACAGAACCTCTACCAGATGAAGCAGAGGTTGATAAGTTATATAATATCATGCAAAATGAACCAGAGAAAACATCTGATCCAGAGGTAATTGAATTATATAAGAAGTTAACTAAGCAGTTTAAGCAACGTGCTGGGTATCTCAGTAAGCTCAATGATATTCATCAATCACGAGCATTATATGATGAAGACTCACTACGATTTGTTAAATATTATAATAAGGTAGCCATGATTATTGGATACTAACACAAAGGACTCACCTTAATTGGTGGGTCTTTTACTTTCATATAGGTTTATACATATAGATGTTATAATAGAGTTAAGGAAAGATAACATTTTTCTATATTATAAATATGAAAGATACAATAAAGAGTAAAGAAGTGATAAAATGTCAGCATCACGTGGAAAAGGATCTTCAAAAAAAGGAAAAAATTTTGAATTAGGCATTGCACATAAGCTATCAGATGCTTATAAAATCAATGTTAACCGTGTTCCTATGTCAGGGGCATGGAGAGGTTCAAATAACAACTATGCACTACGAGATGATAGCAATTATATTGGGGATTTATTTTTCCCTAGTGGGCACCCCTTATCTATTTTTAACTATGAATTAAAGAACCACGCAGGGATTAAGTTACGAAACTTCTTTATGTGTAACAGTGAGATCCCACAGTTCATGCAACAGGTAACAACTGATTCATATCGGATTGGTGGAGTTGGAAGCTCTATTCCATGTTTAATTGTCCATGTGGAACGGGAAGATGATTATGTAGCAATCCCTTATGAACAACATATGTATGAAGCACTTGTTAAAGAAGATTATCCAGCTATAGAATTAACTTTAGGGTACATAGATGAACGAACCCAAGTTAAATATCAGTATCAAATGTTATTAACTAACTTGAAGTCCTTTACTGCTATTGATCCTATTAAAGTTAACACATGGTACCATGATCTAGACTGGGATATTCTTAATGATAATACAAGTCAGGAACAGAACAACTCAGAGGTAGACAAATTTTTAGATGGTATTGAGGACTAAATAATGAGATTAATTAAACAGTTAAATATTGGCAATACACACCGAGCACTTAACTTTAATCAGTTTAGGGCTGGTACAGATAAGTTCATTAAGGTGTGTAACCAAAACAAAGCTCAAGTAGAAGAGAGCTTAAAGAAAAATAAAGGTAAAGGTAATACCTATTTGATTATTCATGATTCAGTAGATGAAGATACACAACTTAATAAAAAGGTATATGAGTCTAAGGGAACTATCATTTACTATACTGCAACTACAATTCCTATTTATACTATGTTATCTATGGGAACTAATCAACGACTATACTTAGTGTATGAATACCGCAATACTTTTACTAAGGAACAATTACTTAATATTAAAACAGCATTTGAACTTAGCACAGTTATTATCTATATTCCACACGTAGATGTAAGTGCAAGTCCCTATAAGTATTTATTTAGTGTATATGACGTAAGGTATATTGCAGATGCAGTTTACTATGACTTTACCCCATGTGAATATGATGATATTGATAATTATAGCTACTACGATAAGCTACCATCAGCTAAACCAGAATTACAAAAAGAGTTCTTTGATGATAGCCATGAAGTATTAGCACGGTGGAGATTACAGATGCACTTGAGTTATGTTAATCAAACAGAAAAGAAATTAATTAGAAATAAGATAATCGGAGATAATATGTTGTAGTTTATTAATTATAAAGTCATATAGCATTCTTGCAATACCTTTTAGTTGTGATATAGTATATCATATGAAAGGGGGTGACAAGCACAAATGTATATAAAAGCAAGAACAGTTAGATTATACCCTAATGTTCATATGACTAAGGAATTAGATAGGTTGTGTGATTATAGAAGATACTGCTGGAATTTAGGGTTAGAAGTATGGAACAACATGTATGATCTACACTTGGTAGATAAAGATAATAATCCTAGTCCTAGTAAAAGAAGGGTTAGGGATATTATTGTTAGCCAAAAACAGGACTGGCAATATGCACTATCTTCTAGGGTGCTTCAACAAGGGATAGAAGATTTAGGAAACGCGTGGGAACACTTTTTCAAAAAGGATCAATCAGATTGGGGAAAGCCCCAATTTAAATCTAAAAGAGCATCCAGACAAGGTTTTAAGTCTGATAGAATTAAGTTCGTCAAAGGGAAACTTAGACTAGATAAACCTAGAGATAATAAATCTGCTTGGTATGATATTAGGTTAAAGGGCAATCTTTTAGACTATGACTATGGAACTGTTAGTATATACAGGGTAAATGGTAACTATTACGCTTCTATTCCTTATAAAATAGAGGATATAAAAGATAAACCTAAAACTAGCAAAAATACTGCTGTAGATGTTAATGTAGGACATTTTAACTATACAGATGGTTCTTTAAATGTATTACCAGACAAATTAGCTAATCTATATAGTAGGATCAAACATTATCAAAAAATGTTATCACGTAAGAAACCCGGAAGTATAAATTATCAAGAAGTGAGAACCAAACTTCAACGTGATTATACTAAGGTGACTAACTTACAATATGATATTATTCATAAATTTACTACAAAACTAGTATCTAACTATGACACTATAGTTATTGAAGACTTAGATGTTAAACATATGAAGATGAGCCATGTAGCTTCCAAAGGGTTACAACGTTCTCAATTTGGATATTTTAAACAAGTTCTACAGTACAAATGTGATTGGTATGGCAAAAACCTAGTAATTGCAGACAGATTATATCCTAGCACTCAAAGATGTAGTGAGTGTGGTAATGTTAAACAAGGTGATGATAGAATAACCCTTCAAGGAAATAGGAAGCATCATACTAAACATAATGAATATATTTGTTATAATTGTGGGGCTATTCTAGATAGAGATGAAAACGCAGTACAAAACTTATTACAGTTAATTTAATTGAGGGAATCCAATGAAAGGGGAAGGCTACTCCCTCAAGCCTTAGGAGCTAGTCAATGTGGATAAGCTACCTAGCTTACTCAGAATACTAGTGATGACGAAGGCAAATAAAGACTATAAGGATAGTAACTATTAAGTAAATAAAATAATGCTTAGTAGGTTCTTATAGGATTTATGTAGCAGATGAGTATTAGTATGGTTAAACGACAGGATACAATTAACAGACAGCAACAAATTTCCCTAATTCGACTGTATTGTCCAAACTACAGCAATAAAGAAATTGGGGACATTCTTAACGGATTAGATCAAGTAATTGAGTATGGACTAGAAACTAATCAAAAGATTAAGTTTGGTAAATTATTTACTATTAAAGGTATTGTAAGACCAGCACGAAAACATTATAACGGGATTAATGGAACTAAGTCAGACCCCTATGTGATGTTACCAAAACGATTACGATTTAAATTTACAGCACTACAAAAATTAAAGGATATTGAAGATAGTTATAAAGATGAGGATTAAACCTCGTCTTTTTATTTTGAGCAAAGTTTGACTTTACATAGATAAAATGGTAATATATAACCATAAACGGAAAGGTGGTTATACCCATGAACAGCAAAGAACTACAAGATATGATTAATGCAACTAAGACTGCTCAAGTGCAGTTAGATTCATTACTTAATCAGTTTGCTTTAATGGAAGATACATTAGAACAAATCAAGTCACATACTACAACTGCTAAAACTAATATTGATGTGGATAAGGTTAAACTAAATAGTATTAAATCAGATACTATTAAAGCTTCTCACATTGGTGGTAGTAAAGCAGTGATGGTAATTAAGGATGGGGAGCAGATGCACTTTAGCTCATTAAAACGAGCAACTACAGCTCTGGGAATCCCTAATACATCAATCTATGATATGCTGCGTAGAGGAGACCATAACTATAAAGATATGACATTCTACTATATCAATGACAAAGATAAAACAACTAGTATTGTATTGCCATAGGGGGAATCTATATGGAAGATCAATTTATTAAAGATGCCCTACAGCCCATTCAGTATATTGATGCTAATGGTCAAATTCAAGACATTAATCCTACTGAGATGTTAAAGTTTGACAACACTAATATTCCATTTGAAACTCAAGCCAATGCCTATTTTTTGGTATCACGTTTATCTGAACGTAAGCGTCTTGAGTTTAAAGATATGGAATCACAATTAGATGCTGTTAAAAGTAAACTGTATCTCAAGTATGTAGGAGATGATATTTTACGGGAAGCAGCGGGTGGTAAAAAACCTCCGGAAGCTATGATTAACAGTGCGGTAGTAGCAGATCCTAAGTATCAAGCAGTAGAGAAACGTTGTAATGCTTTAGAATATCAATCACGGTTACTGAACTGGTTAGGAAAAGCAATTGAGATGAAGTCAAACTTAATGATCTCAGCTAGTGCAGAACACCGTCAGTATATGAAGGCTAACCCAATGAACTCTACATATGCCAACCAATAATAGAAATGAGGAATTGAAATGGATTTTCAAGAACAATTAAAACAACAATTAGCTAAATTTGATAGCAATTCAGAAAGTACAAGTAACACAGACCAACCACGTCACCAACCTATTCGTATTTCTAAGAAGCGTAAATTTTTTGGGCGTATCTTACCAATTGCTCCTAGTGACATAAATGCACCGTTTGCAGTTCCTTTTGAACGTGTATGGCTTCCTTATAAGACCCAAGCTGGTGCAGTATCCCAAGTACCTGTTATCATTAACTCAGATGATCCAGAAGATGAAATTGCTAAAATCTGTAACTGGTTGGTTATGCAAAACAACAAATACCGTAAGGAACACCAAGGGTACACTGATGACATTATTAATATCTTTGATAAGAAGCCAGTCTATGGATTCCACATTGAACGCAGAGCAGAAATTTTGGGTGTTGAATTAGACCCACAAACTGGCAACATGTTAACAAATGCTAATGGACTTGCAGATGTTAAGAACTATTTATTGCCTATCTCTGCATACACTAATATTCTTCGCTTATTAGTAGAACCAGATATGCCATACCAAATTAGTGGTCATCCATTTGCTACTCCACAACAATTCATTACTCCTGCTGAAACATTCCCACTGGGTATTCAATTTGATGGTAGCACAGACTATCCAACAACACCACGCCCAGATATTGTGTTACCAGCTATTACCTATAACTATGTAGAAAAGAATGCAGATGGTTCATACAAGTACTTTGATGACCCTGTAAAGGCTAATGAGGTAACTCGTACTGCTAGTCCAGACTTCTATAAATTAGTATTAGCACAACTTAAAGATCGTGTTCGTCAAGCTACTACTAATGCTAAGTCACAACCACAACAACCAGCACAACCACAGAGTAGCCAACCATCATTAACAGCCCCTGCATGGAGTTCAGAAATGTCAGAACCACAAGCTACTCCTCAACCTACTAAGACAGAAACACCCAATGCTTCAACTCCATGGACACCAGCTCCAGAAGATGAAACTACTGCTGATCCATTTGAAAAGAAGGAACCACAAGGTAGTACAGAAATGCCTGCTACACCTTCTACTGAATCAGCACAGCCACAATGGAATCCAAGCCCAGACACAGAAGATACTGATGATGAATTTAATGCAAGTTCAGATGTAAGTGATATTCTACATGGTCTGGGATTAGAATAAATAGTAAGGTGATATATTAAGATGGCAAAAAAGAAAAGTAACTTAGATTTAACTGCTTTAATGGGTCAGCTTAATCAAGACCCAGATTTAACTACTTATAGTGAAACAGAATTAGGTGAAGTCCGTACATGGGTTCCTACATTGATTCCAGAGTTCGATTATAACCTTGTTGGGGGCATTCCCGCTACTGGTCAAGTGTCTGAGGTAGCTGGCCCACCTAGTTCAGGGAAGGCTTTAGATAATAATACAATTATCCCTACTCCTAAGGGTGATACAAAGTTATCTGATATCAAGGTTGGAGACTATGTATTTGATGAGAAGGGCAAACCAACTAAAGTATTAGGTGTATATCCTAAAGGTAAGCTTAATACCCTTGAAGTTGTATTTAAAGATGGTCGCAAAGCCTATGTTAACAATGAACATATTTGGGGTGTCTATAGTACGCATAAACGTTCTTATCTGGAGAGAACAACACAGGAAATTATAGATAGTGGTGTTTACACAGAGCATGAGACAAAGTGGGGCAAACCAGATAACCCTACAGTTGTTAAACGATACAACTATAATATTCCAGTAGCAGATTGGTCTATGTACCCAGAACAGGAACTACCATTACACCCATATGTAATGGGAGCACTATTAGGTGATGGATGCTTAACTGAACGTCAGTTGACTATGAGTTCAGATGACCCCTTTGTTGTTAATAAGGTATCTGATCTACTCCCATATAAGAACCATCCTGTTAAAAACTCAGATTACAACTTTAATTGGACATTTGCCTTAGATGAAAAAGTTGAGGGTATTCAAAATGGTATTACCAAGATTCAAACATCTATGGTTATGCCAGAAGATCTAGCAGGAGCTAATTCATATACTAAATATATTCCTAAAGAGTACCTTGAAAATTCTCGTGAGAATCGAGAAATGCTTATGCAAGGCTTGGTAGATACAGATGGTAATGTAAGCAAAAAGTGGTTGGCTGTTTCATACTCTACAGTATCCCCACAATTGAAACATGATATTAGTATGTTATCACGATCTCTAGGGTATCTTACTAACATTCATGTGGACGATCGTACCCATGATAAGAACTCTATTCATAAGCATGTGTGTTACAGTATTGTATTTAAGGGTAAGGCAGATAAGTTAGGAAGAATTGTAACACTCCCTCGTAAGAAGCAAATTGTACTGGATAGTTTTAGTGCAAAGCATAATTATGATCAAGTTCCTATTGTTGCTATCAATGATCTTCATGAGGAACGTGAAATGACCTGCTTGTATGTAGATAGTGACAGTCATTTATTCCTAGCTAATGACTATATTGTTACCCATAACACTACTTTTGCAGGTAGCGTTATCAAAAATGCTATTAAGATGGGATTCCTAATCGTCTACTTTGACGTTGAATCCACACAACACTCATCACGGTTGCAACAACTGGGTGTTGACCCATCTAAGGTGTTAACTATGACACCATCACGTTTAAAAGATGGCACTGTACGACCATTGAGCATTGAATCAATTGGTCAAAAGATCATTGATATCCTTGCTGAGGTACATTCGCAGTCCCCTGATACACCAGTACTATTCACTTGGGATAGTGTTGCTATTACTCAATCAGATATGCAGGCAGATGCTGATATTGATCAACAATTAGTGGGACAACAAGCTAAGGCATTAGCAAGCATTGGGCGTAAGATTCAAAGCAACTTGGTTATGAATAATGGTACACTACTTGCCTTTAACCAAGCTCGTGATGACTTCCAAGCAGCTAACCCTAAGTATGCACAACAAAAGACCACTGGTGGTAAAGGTTGGGAACACCTATTATCTACACGGATTACCTTCCAACAAGCAGGTAAGATTAAGGTAAGTGCTTCTGATAATGAAGCTATTGGGACACATACACGTATTAAGGTTCCTAAGTCTAAAGTTGGTGATAACTTTGATTCTAACTTTACAGTTGAATTAATTGGTGCTCAAGGCTACGACTTTGAATATAATTTAGTTGTAGAAGCACAGGAACAAGGGTTCATCAATAAGGGTAATTGGCCACACTATGTGACTGATGATGGTGAAGACATCAAGGAACAGAATGTCTATAAACTAGCTAACCGATTTAAAGACCCTGATTTAATTGAAGTTAAAACAGAGCTTTGGCAAAAAGTTCTCAAGCACTACTTCCCAGAATGTTATCCACCGTTGTTTAACACAACTGGATTCATGCACGTCAAGGATTTTCCTATTATCAAGGGGTTACGTAAGTATTATGCAGACATTCAAGAGAAGTTACCACTGGAACAACGTGCATACAACTATAATGATTTTATGTCTGCCTTAGCTAATGATGATATTCCAGAGGATATTGTAGCTGAAATGAATGAATCAGCTCCTGATCCTACTCCTACTGATGAGGGGGCTGAATAATGCCAAAGCGTTTAGCTACTACTACAGAGGATATCTTAGATATTCTTAGTCATAATGATTCAGTGTATAATGTGATTATTAATCAGAAGCTAGAAGTGCTGAAACAGTTTCATAAACACATGGATAATCATGAAAGAGTATTAGTTGTTAGCCATGATATCTATGCACCACAATCAGCAGCAGTAGTAACCATTGATAAGCTGTATAACAGTTTTGCTCTAGGTCATATCGATAATCGTGTAACCGGGGTAAGAATCCCCTACACAATCACCTATGCGTCAGTAATTGCCCATGACTATGCTATTAAGTCAGTCTGGGAAGGTGAAACTGAAAAACAAGATAAAGATTAAAGACAATAGGATCTCTTTATTAGAAAAGTTAAGATAAAAATGTTACTTTAGTAATGAGTAGTCTACGTTGACTAGTGGTATAACAAGAGTTATAATAAACTTAGATTAAAAGAAAGAGGTATTAACAATGACAAATAGAACTATTACACTAGACGCAGCAACACACTTATTCAATACAAATATCTATAAAGACTTAACTCATGTGGCAAATACTGCACGGGCGTCTTACACAAAGCTATCCCAAGATCAGTTTTATAAAGTTATAACTACTAATGTATACTTAAAGAATAATCATGATGATTACTTTTATTTCACTGTTGTAGAAACTCCAGATAACACTTTCATCCTTAATAAGGATTACCCAACTGTGACATGGTATGCTAGAAATCGCAAGGCTCTAGTAGAGTTATTCCCATGCTCTAAAGAAGATATTGGAGTGTATCCAGAGGAAACGGATACACAACAGGTAGAAGATCCAGAGGTTACTGCGTTCCTTAACTACTTAATGGGGAATATTACTGAAAATTTCAACTTATCTAAGGAAGAGTCTAAAGAATTAAAGGATTCTCTAAGTGAAAAGTTAACCGCGACAAATTACAAAAATATCTAGTTTAACTAATAAGTATTCTTTCATTATAGAAAGGGTGCTTATTTTAGTCTACTGATTTTTAGAGTATACGAGTAAGGGACTCTATTAACCTAGTAGTCAAAAGACAATTTGTATAGAAAATACCTGTAATCTTAAAGCTCGTTCCTCTATTGATGATTAGTTTATAAGGGCTTCTATTTTTTAATGGTTAAACTCCATTATGATGTATACTTAATATATAATGGATGGAAGTAGGTGACACATAATAGCTAAGAAAAAAGACCCAAAAGATAGTGTAATTGGATGGAATACTGATAATAAGAATACATTTAGTACCCTTGGAAATTACTATGTAGGTGATAATGGTAAGAATCTCACCTTTGTACGTAGCCCTGAAAAGTTGTTAAAGCAGTACTCGAATTTACTACATAAACTAGGTAAGCAATATGGAGATAACCTTAATACAGCACAGGAACGTCAAGACCTATATGCTTACATCACTAATACTTTTATTGAGTTGGTACTAGAGTATGATATGGAAAATGATGTGGACTTTCCCGGCTATATTGCTAGAATGCTAAAAGCTCGAATTAGTGGTTCATACCTGAATAAATCCAATGAGTATAATCGTCATATCTCCCCTATTGGTTCTCCTGATACTTCTATTGAGAGCTTAGGTGAGGAACTGCAAGGTGCTAGTGGATTAACCTATTCCAAGTCTATTTCATCTAATTACCAAGCAGAGATGCAAAAAGATGGGGTTGTACGTGGCTTAGATGTAAAGATGGTGTCTAAAGGTAAAGATGGTGATGATGATTACTCACTATTCTATGTCCATGACCAACTTAATCGAACTGAATATGCTAGTGAAGCAAAACATGCTTTGATTGATGCAATTGGTAAAGGTAACTTATCACCATCAGAAGCTAAAAAGCTAGTAGCTCAACAACTAAATTTAGATGATGATACTATTAATTATGAATATGCAGAGTTAAGGAATTTTCTCATTAAATTCTCATAAATGGCTAAATTACTCTCGATGTTACTATATTATAAGAAGAGGGTTGAGAGAGCATATTACTTTGATTACGTGGTGAATCAGCTAGTGATACACTAAGAACCCTAAAGAAATAAAGTAACATTAGATATGAAAACCAAGTATCCTAATAAGTTACTCTAATATCTTTAAACCAATATGGGCTGGGACAGCCCTTAGTAAATAGCCATAACCTCTATACTTCTAAATATTATAGAAGTACAAGTATGTGGTGTTCCTAAAAGCCCATTACTTTAGTAATGAGTAGTCCACAAGAAGAGACAAAAATAGATAAGGACGTGAAAATTAATGGAATTAAAAGATGTAACCTTAGCTAAGCTAGAAGGTAACTTTGTTCTAACTTCATATCCTACAGATGCAGGTAATGTATATGTAGAAGGTGGACATTTACAATTAGGGTTTGGTGTTAAAAATGGAGATGTTTATCAAATTGACTTCTCTGATGAAGAGATTGCAGACCCAACGAAAGGTAAATTAGTTGTTACGCTAGATGCAAGTAACAAAAAGATTTATTGGTTACAAGCTCACTTAGAGCAACAACCATATGATACTTATAATAGTCTTCGCGAATCAACATTTGCTGGTGACGCAGGTTATCCATTATTAGAAGCATTGGATCAATATATTAAAGGTACTTATAACTCAACTGGTTATGATACACGTTTGGTTACTATGGGCGAACTTGCTAGTGGAGTTATGAGTGCAAATGGTGGATCTAATGCTAATCCAAAAATTGAAGACCCAACGGGTGTAGCCGCAGTGGCAACTGATGATGGTGCTAAAGTAACCGCTAAGTAAGATAAATAAAGGAGATAACTAATTATGGCAGAAACAGCAGTAGATCGTTCAAACCAATATTTGAAGATTGTTAAGAAAGATGGTACATTTGTATCAGTTGGAGCTAAGGGTGCTGCAGAAGCAGACATCACTGGTTTATCCGCTGGGCAAGCAGTTGCAGCAGGTGACTACCAAGCAGTCTTTGATGCAGATGCTACAGCAGCAATTACGGACGCAGCTTCGGGTAAAGTAGATGTACCAGGATTTAAAGTTAACTCAGCAGCTCCATCGAGTGCTCCAGCTTCAAGTAGTGCAGGAAAATAAACGAATAGCTAAAAGGGTCTAGGACTTCGGTTCTAGGCTTTTTATTTTGAGATAAAATTGACGTAAACCCTTGTAAATGCTATAATAGTTGTATGAAAGGAAGGTATTGCTATGAAATATATCTATGCTAAAGATAACTCAATGACTCACCTAGCTAGTTTAATTTTAAAGTATAAAATGCCAGATGTTAAAGTTGTCTACCAGAATTATCTTAACCAATTCTCTCGTGAGTTAAACACAGAAGACTACGTAATTATTATGGGGTTCCCGTTTAGTTCTAAGAATATTGATGCAACAATGGATATTCCAGCTAAGTTAACATGGATTGATCCTTACACTACCACTAACTCAGTAAAACAAGGGTTAAAGGTAAATGGACGTAGTATAATAGTAGTAGGGACAGAGAAAACCAATAAGTTTAAACATCTGATTCAGAGTGTGGAAAACTTTACTGGGATTAAGATTATTTCATCTTATGAGGGACGAAACCCATTACCATTTACTCAAGCCTATCGTTCGTTAGAGATAGGGGGTAAATCGCAGGATCAGAACGCTGTATTACCCGCAGACTTTGATAACTTTATTAAGTTCTTACAGTCGGAAACATATAAGGTAGTGTCTGAGTCACAGACTAATACAGATAAGAAAACCCTATTAATCCGTGGAGATGGTAATCAACTAATTCCAGATGGTGTCTTTGACCATAGCTTGCATATAGAAACTATTGAAGGATACAAAATTAAATTTAGTAGTGAGTTGCCACACTACTTATATAGTCGTAAAAATGTAGATAATTCAGATGCAGTGGTATCACTATATATGCCAGTATCTGGTAAAGCAACCGCTAAGTATCTGATCCTTAATGAGCAAGCACGAGATTCAGTCACCAGTTATCTTAATTCAGTTGGGTTTGAGATCATCGGAGTTAAGGACAATAGTGACTATGGTTATATGGTAGCGCATATCTCATGGGAATCATTATTAAGTATCATGTTAAGTAAAAATTAATTGCAAAGTAGGCGTTCAAAATTAAAGAAGAAAAGTTAATTAAGTATAGTGCAGTATTAGGTGATCTAGCTAATAAGTATGGTTCTAAAGTAGATACCTTTATTGCCAACTCCCATTTTGAAGACTGGGGGCTAAAACGAATTAGTGAACGAGAGATTAGTAAGATTCTCTCTATGGTAGCTGATAAAACGAATGATAAAGTTGCAGATGTATATAGCGAAGTCAAGGCTGGTGAAATTACAGTAGATCAAGTCCTTGGCGCTACATATGTAAATTGTGATACCTATAAGTATTTTGATGGTGTGGATATTCAAAACATCAGTCAACAAGACTTAGATAAGCTGGTAGCTATTAAACAACAATATCAAAAAGCTAGTCCTAGTGGCAACTATAGCTTTAAGAAGCTATATAAGAAAGCTGATGAAATTGGTATTGAAGTTCACCATAGCTTAGGGTTACTTGATTTATTAGAAATACGAGAAAAAGAATTAAGTGAAACCCCTATGCTAGACTCATATAATCCTGAATTACATAACACAACAACACAGGCTATGCAACAGGAGATTGGTGACTTAGGTTTAAAGAAACGTAATGTGCAAAACCAATACCGCGAGTTAAATAAGCTCAAGCGTAAGATTCAAGACCGGTTATTATTCCGTAGTGAACTTCTTAATACCATTAGTAATGGAGTTGAGTTAAGTGAATCGTTCCCACTACCTAATCCACACCCAGAAACAACAGATACAGAATTGTTTGTAGTGATGTCAGATTGGCATATTGGTGCTAAAGTAGATTGGAGTAAGAATCAATATAACTATGAAATTGCACAAAAATTAGTGCAAAACTACTTTAACCGAGTAATTAGCTATATTAATTTATATAACCCCAAAACAGTGTACTTAGTTAACCTAGGTGATATGATTGAAGGCAGTTATATGCGTGCTAACCAAACCTATACTATTGAGTTTACTATGGGTGAACAACAACGTAAAGCAATTCAACTGGTAACACAGTTTGTTACTTCAATCCGAGAAGCGAATGTAAAGATTGTGTACACTGGTATTGGTGGTAATCATGATCGTTATGGTGGTAATAAGAAAGAAAATGTCTATGGTGATAGCTTTGCCACAGTATTAAATGGGGTTATGGAATCCTTAGCTAATAATAAGTTATCCACAGGTGAAGAAGATACTAACTTTATTTACCTAGAACCAGATACTATTTACCGAACAGCTATTGAATCAAATGGTAACAAATTACTCTTTGTCCATGGTGATAATGATGACCTAGCTAACAACAATATCTTAGGGGTATCATCACAATTTAATAATACTATCTATAAAGCAATCATTGGTGGACATAAGCACTCTGCTATGATTAAGGAAACTGGTAATGGTTGGGTAGTTCAAGCAGGATCATTAATTGGTGGCACTGAATATAGTGACCAACTTAAATTGGGTGCCAGTCGGAGTCAACAGATTATTGTTTCTACCCCAGATGGTATGATTATTCCTAATATTGTTCGAGTAGACTAGGAGGAAACTGTATGAAGTTAGATGATAATAGATTAAACACATGGATTAAGAGTAATGCAGAATCAGGAATTGCTACAATTAATAAGTCCGACAAATGGTATCATTATGTACAAAGTAATAAATCCAGACTCGCTCGTGTCCTAGATGTTGACATTATCTATCATCAGCACTTAGGAGGGTATTATGAAATTATATTACATTAAACACAGTGTAGTTCATATTAAAGAGGGTGTGGGTCACGTATAATAAAAGCAAATATGGTGCCTATACCTATGAGGAAGTTAGAAATCTGCGTAATAGTTATACTGCTTTACTAACTATCATATTGATAGCTCTAGCATTTGTTCCATATTTTTATACTCAATTATGGATGTGGGTAATTCATGTGTTGCTATTGTTCCTTTTAGCAGATAGAGCACTGTTTTGGACAGACCAATTTGTTCGAGTGAGTTATGCTTCGTCTAATAAGACCTATAAATGGAACTTAGGAGATGGAACTTCTACTTACTTATTTAATACAACTAATGTAGATGCAGTTGCTAATGATTTAATTGAGAATGAGGGGTACTATCTTATTAAGAAAGAAGAAGCGTGCTACCTAATTAACAAAACTGGTGAAATGCTAATGAGTGATACTGAGGTACCGGTTTTACTAGTATTTGATAATAAAGATGTAGCAACAGATTATTTAAAGAAAAATCATGATAAATTTGATGATGGGGAATACTATGTAGTTCCCTTTAAGATGAAAGAGGTGAACAATGGTGACACTACTAACTAGTATTGTTCTATTCTATGGTGGAGCAATGGTTGCAGAATACTATGCCACAGTTTACCAACTACGATCTATTAAAGAAAAGACTAATTTAGATGTGTACAAAGTGTTTCACATTGAAGCATTCTTAACCTTTCTAAGTAATCTAGTAGTTGGTGGATCTTTACTATATCTATTCTTTATCCACACCATGCCATTATGGCTAATGGTAGTTTCAGTTATTGCTACCTTTGTAGCTCGTAACATTGTTTCAGCACTGGTATCTAACGTATATTTGAAACATGCTTATAGAAAGATTGAACTGCAACACCGTAAAGATGCTTTAGGTGGTGGTACAAATGCTTAAAATCTCTAGTGCAGATTCAGGAATTGTCTTTGTAGAAGATGAGCCTTACTACTATATTGATATGATAGATGGTGAGGAAGGTAAGCTAGTTATTGCTTATGAAATCTCTAAGTCATCTATTGATGCTTACAATAAGGGTGGTAAACAAGACATTCAACTCTTAGGTAAAGCTAAGAAAGTACAAGAGATTAATATCTCTAAGTATAGTAGTACTACTGCTCTTAGTAAGAAAGCTAAGCTCAAAGATGAAGATAGTGAGCGTAAGGTAACTAAGGTGTTATATAAACCAGCACTCTTTGTCTCACCAGTAGTTCAGCATGAAGATACCTTTAGCGACAGTATTCAAACATGTTTTGCAGAAATGGGTAAGGAACAGATAGTTGGCCCAGTTACAGGCTACTATCCAGCAATGAAACCAACAGGAGTGTTTATTGGTCTTAATCATGTTAAATGGATTAAGGACGCGTATCAAGTAGGGACATGGGAAGGTTACACTTCTATGGTCTATGAGAACTATGCAGAAGCTCCAATTGGTGGAAATGGACTAATTCACCTTGGCTGAAATCAGAGAAGATGAGGTAAAAGATGCTATCCTAAGAAACCCCCAGTTATTTAATGGAATAAAAGATAGCATGGTTATCTTTGAGAAGAGCATCTATTATCACAAGTTGATAGCAGATGCTTTAGTCTTTACTAAGGATAATGGGATTCTAGGAGTTGAGATTAAAACTGAGGGAGACAACCTTACCCGCCTTCCTCACCAATTAGATTATTATGTAAGAACATGTAGTTATACCTATGTATTTTGTCATGATAAGCATCTTAATAATGTGATTAAATTACTTGAGTCAAAGAAGTATGATTGTGTTGGTCTAATTAGCTATGATGACTTTAATGGAACAGTGATTGCTGGTAAAGTTAAGGAAGCTAAGTGGTCTCCATATCTAAGTGCTAAAGCCAGTGCAACCTTATTATGGAAAAAGGAGTTATACCGTGTGCTTCGTGTATTCTATACCCAACCATCTAAGGTGTTAAAAGAACGTTATGGTGTAGAGAATGACACTGATAACACAGGCAAGCAATACCGGATTCACAATATGGTAGGTTCAGTTAACCCAAAGACTAGGTATCGTGAGTTGCTTAATATCTATGGAAAAACCTTTAATGAGCATGAAGCTCTAGATATTCTAAGTAACCTATACTTATCTAATAATATTAGTGAAGATAAGCCTTTACAACGTTACTACTTCGGAGACCACTATGTTAAAGGTAGCAAAACCTTCCCTAATGGGTATAAGCGGAGGTAGTCAATGGAAAACAAACACCTTTATACAGATAAGAGTTACTACGCCCAAGGGTTTACCACTACTATTAAACGAGCTACTAAGAAAGAGCAAGAGTTAAAAGAAGACTTTGGATTTGAGTTAATATCTAAGTATAATAAGATAGATCGTAGGCTATTAGTTCTAAGAGAAATTGATAATTCATATGGACTTTCTACATCTACTCATGTATACTTAGTAAAGATGGGATTGGCCACACTTGGTAAACTATATATAACTGAACAGTACCTAACTGATGATTGGATTAACCTAATGTATTCATATCGTTATCGTGTGAGTTCATATAAATATCGTCAGTTAAACAACCAAAAGTTATTAAGATTTAACAATAAGACAGCCCACCAAGAGGTACGTGCTAGGAAACGTATTAGTAACAATAAAATTAAAAGATATAAGGAGAGGTAACATGTTAAGTAAAGAACAGTTAACTAAGATTATTTATAAACAAACGGAGATGCCATTTTTCCAACACTATTTAAAGGAAGTCCAAAAGAATAAGAACTTACGGACTGAATTAACCCCTAGCTCTATGATTATTGATAATGGTCGTCGAGTTCCAATTAGTTTGGAATTAACAGAAGATATGAAACGGGTACACGTACGAGAAGCTAGTATGTATTCAAGCCATGAATACGGATTTTTCCCTTATGCTATCTTAGTTAAGCATGAAGACCCAGACTTTGACCCAGAAGATGATTTAGAGGAACTGAGTCAAGAGGAATTAGATGCTATTAAGAAGTCCAGTGATGATCTAGTTGGCCCAGAAGAAGCTAAGAAGGGTGAAGCTCGTGTAGCTAAACTAACAGATACTCCTAAACCTAAGAAAACCATACGGACACGTAAGCCACGTGCTAAGACCAAGACTACTACCAAGACTACCACCAAGACTACTACTAAGAAGGCAGGAACAAATGACTAAGGAATTTATTAAGAATAAAAATATGAAGTACCCAGATACTGATATGTATAACTACATTATTGCTCAGTTTGCAACATGTGTAGAAGCTAAGGTGGCTCATGCTAGAGCGTAGTCCCTTAGAGGTAATGAACCAACGAGAAAGACAAATACTGGTTCATGCCTATCTATATTACCAACATAATAAAAACCTAATTAGTGACGACAAATATGATAAATGGAGTTTTGAATTAGATAGGTTAATTAAAGGATACCCAGATGAATTTAATAAATCTGCTTATAAAGAAGCATTTATAGGATTTATCCCTGATTCTGGTTATTACCTAACTCCAGAAAAGTATCCTGCAATTGTCAAACGTGCTAATTGGTTATATGAGGAAGTTAACAAATGAAAATAATTTTAATTGCACGAGAAGAAATTAAATATTAGTCTTTAACCTATAATATTTAAAATATACTATTGACAGAGTACCTCAAAAGGGGTACTCTTTTAGTATATTAAAAAGTTAAAAACATATTGAAGGGGAGACAACTATGATTAAAAATATGAGGGATTATAGAAAACAAATGAATAAAGTAGTAAGTAGATCAGATAAAGAACTATATGAAGACGGAATGACAAAGATTGAGAAGGCACTGAGTGATAATTTAGATGCCAAGTATCCTAATTGGTATGTAATGGTACAATTAGATAAAGACACACTCTTTGGATCAGCTTTGAATGATATACGATTACACTTAGAAAGTCTTGGGTATATTGTTATTACTCGCAGACACATACAATTCTTTCCCGGTGACTATAGTGCGCAAACACACGTTGAACTATATGTTGTGTTTCCCTCAGAAAGTGAATCAGAACGTGAAAGAAAAGCAACTATTGACTTCTTTCTTCCCTACAAGAAACATGATAAGAAAGAAATGCTTGCCCTTTGTGCTTCGGGAAACTCACAATCTGTATTAGATAGGATTCGTGAGAGCTTGAAAGAGGAGGACTAAAAATTGATTGAAAGCGTAGAGAACTATCAGAATAAAATAGAATCAAGAATTAATTCGTCAAATAACCTATTATATACTAGAGGAATGAAAAACATTGAAGAGTCCTTACAAGATAATTTAAAGAGGGAATATCCAAACTATCATTTACAGGTGTCTCTTTCTGAAAACACTAAGGAAGGGCAAACCCTTTTAGACATAAAAAATGAGTTAGAAAAATTAGGATATATTGTTTTTTCTCATTTTAATCCTGTGTATAATTACACTTTTGGAATGTCTAATCCTGTTTTGATAGATATAATTGTCCCAATGAAGGACGAGTCAGAAGAGCATTGTAAGAAACGGATTAAAGCAGTGGTAATGCTCCATCATTACTCAGAAGATGAGTTACATAATGATATATACCCAAAGGGTACTTCTAAGATGGTGCTAGATGTAATTCGTGGGATATATAAAGGAGAATAAAAATTGATTAATAAAAAGCAAGTAGATAAATATATTAATGACCATCTCAGTGCATACTCAGACACCCATGAGTACCGTTTAGCACTAGTAAGTCAAACTCATGGGGTTTACTCTGGGATTGTCTCTATGGTTAAACCAACCACCAATAAGAAGCGTTATCTAGACTTCATCCTAGACTTTACTGATCGTAGCCTAACTATCTCTGGGATTAGTGGTAAGCGTCTTAAAGAGAGTGCTGGGTTACTCAATGAAGTCTTTAACAATGGTGAGTATAAGGTAGTAGATAATCTTAGTGAAACATCAGTGCAAACCCTAGATACTATTAAGTACTTGGGTATGTTATATGGGTCACTGGGACGAGAACCTATTGCTTACATGAATATTGGTCGTGGAGTGATTCGAGCACTACATAGCTATCCAGTTGCAGAAACCTATGTAAAAGAGTTCTCAGACCAAATGAGTAAGTTATTTGATAGACTACAGGGGCATCATTATGGGTGGGGTAATGATAAAGAATACTTCTCCAATGAGGTGTTCCCACACTGGAACCTTATCTGCTGGTATCAGGAACAATGGAATAATGGGATTCATAAACCATTACAAAAGTTACTCGCTATCTCTAAAGATACCTATAAACGATTAAAGACAGATAAGCTACTGGAACAGGTTGATGAACAATATAGTCACGATAGTGTCAACTTTAATAACTACTTATATGGGTACTGTACAGGAGATAGGCAGAGTAAAAACTTCTATATCCTTCCTATTCAAATGATTCAAGAAATAGATAAAGTTAATTGGAATAAGCTAGAGCAAACTGTAAAACAGGTTGATGATGAGCGTGGGTATCATGAATATAAAACCTATTATGATTCCTTATCTAATAGTATGATTAATTATCTTAAATGGGTACTTAATGGTAAGGGGTACTCATGGGGTCGAACACTGGGTGAAGTAGCAGAAGCTGGGAATACTGATATTTTCCACTTAGCTCATTATCTATATGCTAGTTGCTACCATCAACAAGCACTTGATCTAGGAGTAGCCTTACAAATCCTAGATGACTATTACAACTTAGTAAGCAAAACTAAGAACTTTGTTAAGTTTCCACGCTACTTAAAGACAGCCCATGATATTGCATCTCGTAATGCTAAGGAACTAGGTAATTCACTTAATCAAATTGATGTGTACAATGTATATAATAAGTACCAGTATTTAGAGACTAGCTTTAAAGAGTATAGTATGATCTTAGGAGCTTCTCCTAAAGAAATTGTTGATGAAGGTCAGTTACAACATAACTGTGTTGGTGGATATGTTAAGGATGTTGCAGAGGGTAAGAGTATTATTATGTTCCTACGTAAGAAAGCAGACATCTACCACTCATGGGTAACAGTAGAACTTCGTGGGGACAAAGATGGTTTAGAGGTTGTGCAAACTTATGGGACATTTAATACACATTTAAATCCAGAACAAAAGGTGGCATTGGCTACATGGATGAAACTTATGGGAGTTACTATGAGTGAACATGCTTATGGATTAAAAACCACCAATAAGGACTTCATGAAGTTAGCTAAGAGCACAACTAGTATGCACCAGATCGACATGCACTTTCATGAAGATGCTTTTAAAGCTATTAAGGAATCTAAAGCTAAAACTACATCAATTGATACCATGAAGATTAAGGAAGCATCCTAGGAGGGACAATATGTTTGATTTTGGGCAACCACAGGCACCACTACCAAGTGAGGGAATGACTTTTGGTGAAAAGATGCGTAAAGAAGTAGCAAATTATAAGAAGCAAAAGCATGAGGAAAATTTAGCTAAGATAATTATGAGTAACCCTGAATGTATGGGTGAGTTTACAGAGACACTAGGTGCATTACATGATCTTAATCCTAGTGAGACTAAGTTTAGATTAATGCCAGACACTATTTCTGGGACTATAACTACCATAGGTATAGTTAAAGAGCAGAGAAATACTGTTATCCTTGAGGATTTTGTCTATGAATATGGTAGATACAATTATTGTATTATCTCTAATGAGTTATATCTGTTCCTAAAGTATAATGCAAAGGAAATTCAAGAATATTTTGACTTAGGTGTTGTCGCGGATAGAAGTACAATTGATATTGAGAAAGGCTCACATAAAAATTGGCAAGCGATTACTCCAAACATTGAAATTGTTATTTAAGGAGGGACAATATGAATAAACCAAGGTGGCGTAGACTACTTAGATTAACACATCAACGTGTAAACACTTTTAAAATGACTTATGATATTGAAGAAGCTCGTGATCTATGGGATATGGTTAAGCGTTTCCCATTAGAAGCACGAAGACAAATCTTCATGACCGAGGAGTTTAAAGGGGCATTTGCTCATAAGTATGGTCGAGATACTAAGGACAACACAGCATGGTTATTTCTCCTACCTATTAGATGTCGTTACATGGATAAAAATGAGTATATAGAAGACCTGATTGATGGTGATCCATTATTAGAAGTAAATAGAAATACTCGTATAGAAGCGTTGTACCCAGAGTATCCAATTGTGAAAGGGAAGTTTAGATTATGAGTTGGTTTCATGTGGGTTAATGTTAGTGTAATAATTATCTGTTTGGGTCAAGTTAAAGTGGGTACTATGTATTATAATGGATATGATGGTTCTAAAATGGTTTGGTGTGAGCCTACTTATTTGAAGTATCTTAGTACTAGTTTTGAAACAGTAGAGGTCTTAGATCAGTATAAAAAATACATTGAAGATAATATCAATGAAATTGGTAAGTTTGTCTATGATAACAGCAGTCAGTTCACTAAAATGATAGAATACTAAAGGTTAAAAACAAGAAAAGGATGGTACTACAGATGACAGAAAAATATACTATGGGACAATTACATAAGGGACATTATATGGGACGCTTAGGAGATCATATGAATAAAGATGTTATTCATCAATTCGATCAACAGGCATTTGATGCAGTAGCTTCTAACAAGTTTATGGACACCTTAGGCAAGATTGATGCTAAGTTAAATCAAGGTGTTAACTACCCTGTGTATAATGACACTACTAAGGTACAGCAACAAAAGTCAATTTATTTAGCAGGTGGATTCTTTTCAGCAGTGCAAGACCACGACTTACTAATGGCATCATCAATCTTATCTGAAAATAATAGTGTTGGTCATGTCCACATTCCAATTATGCACCAATATAAAGATGCTACAGTTGATGACCCTAAAGGTGTATATGGAGGATTCATGTGGTCTCAAGCTACTTTCCAAGCAGACCAAACAGCAATGAATTTAGCTGATCTAGGAGTAGTGTTGTGGAACTCCGTTGAAGAAGATTCTGGTACCGCATGGGAACAAGGATACCTAACAGGAACTCATAAACCAGTTGTATTTGTATGTGTGAATGCAGATCAAAAACCCGTTAATCTGATGAATGCTATGGGGTTAACAGTATATGTAGATAGTTGGGAAGCCCTTGCTAAACTCAACTTTAATGAACTTATGCCAGAGTTCTACACTGGGGACGTGATCTAGTTGGGTCACAAAAGTAAAAATTTTATCCAGAGCACTCTCATTTTTATTCTAATTGCGGGTTTAACATTTGCTGTACTTACTGGGATTGAATACCTAGTTAATAGTTATTTCAATGATCAATACAAAATTACTAGTATCTCGTACTCAGCATCTGTAATGGATAAACAAGCTACTGTAACTAAGATTGAGACTGTTAGCAGTGATGAACACATTGGTCGAGTTACTAATACCCATTATACTAGTCGATATTATCTCAGCAATAACCAGAATATCATTGAAACTGATGATGAAGATGGGGACAGTTTTAGCAAAGGAACTGTTCTTAATTATGGTGGCAGTGATGCTCATTATACTCTATCTATTAAAGATGGGTATGGTACTACACAGAAGGTGTATTTAAAGCCGGGTAATTATACCTTTAAAACTGGGGACAAGCATAAGCTAGACTGGTACCTACACCATAAAGGTCATGAGCAAAAGAGCGACTTTCAACATGCTACTCTAGATGACTTAGCAGGTAGTGGTGAAGTAGAGTCCAATAAAGATATGAGAAATTTAGACTTAGCCACAGATTTTAATTAAAAGCTATTGACAGAGTACTCTGAAAGGGGTACTCTTTTATTATAAGGAAAAGGGGTATGTAACTATGATTGAACCTAAAATTTTTGAAGTAAGAAATACAATTGATTTTAAACCAGTTTGGTATCTAAAAGATATTATTAGGGAAACTGCATGTGGATATATTGCTGGTGGTTGTTTTAAAGATATTTTTAGTGGTAAGACACCCAAGGATTATGATATTTTCTTCTATAATGAACATGACTACAATACTACATTGTACTGTGTAGATAATGATGCTAAGTGGCGTAAAAAGTATAGTAATGATAAAGTGCAAGCCTTTTATAATGATGATGGGATTACCATTGAGCTTAATCATTCTATCTTTGGAAAACCACAAAAGGTAATGAAAGAATTTGATTTTGTCTTAGACCAAGTGTCATACACAGAGAGTGAAACAGAGGGTCAATATGAGTTGATCTATCATAAGAACTTCTTTGAAGATTTGCAAATGAAACGTCTTACAATTACCAAGGTAAGTTATCCACTATCTACATTTAACCGAGCACTACGTTATACTGGATATGGATATAACCTATGTCTAGATTCTAAGATTGAACTTGCTAAGCACATTATGGCATTTGACATGCCTAAGACAGATGATGATATTGAAAAAGCCATTGGTGGCGGATTATATAATGGGAGGGATTAACTATGGAAACACCATATGAAAATGATAGTAATAGGTTTAAAGAGGTTGAATTTCCAATCTATGATTTAACTAAACGAGATGAAAAGGGTAACTTAAAACCAGTTTACCAAACAGGTATTGTGCAAGAAGTAAAATTTGTAGCTCAGTGGGGATATATGGCAACACTGTTTATCCCAGATACTGGTGAAACTCATACAGTCAATTGGTCAGATTGCAGATCAAAGGAGAGATAAGTTGAAAACATTTAAACAATTAGCGCAGGAGCAACATGATCGAGTGGTATTACAACCACTGAATGAACTAATCAAAGCCTTAGAGGATAAACCCTTTGATGCTAAACAGCAAACAATCGACAGTCTTAATCAGCAACTAGAACAATCTAAGAACCAAAATACAAGTACTAACAATGATCTTAACCAAGCAATCCAAGATGCCCAGAGTGTTAAGAACTATTCAGACCAAGCAGTTGCTAACGCTAATGCTAACAAGTAGGGAGTGATTTAAATGACTAAATATATCAAAACAGGAACTACCGAGTTTGAACAGTTCGATGGTTCAGATGAAATGTGCGAAAAATACGGGATTCATCCAGATATGGGCACCGCAAATGTTGTGACGGGAAAAACTTTGTATTTCTTAATGCCCACACTCGAAGG